GTGCCGCACCGTTAGGTGCCTAGCAATAGACGTGGGCCAGCCACTCCGGTACGCGGAGCGGCGGAGGCGGGAGGTCAGCCTGCGGGCGGTCTGCTCGCTGGCCTGCACCAGTGCCTGCTCGTACTTCGTGGTATCGATCACTTGCCCTTAGCCTTGGATACGAGGGAACCCAAGGCGTAACCAGCCATCGAGGCGATGATCGGAACGAGGACATTACCCTTGTTGTCAGGTCGGTAGGAGTTGAAAATCTCTCCATAGAACAACCGACTGTCAGCAGAGGACTCAGTCTTCTCGTTGCGCTCGTACCACGAACTACTCATAGCAAGGCTCCTTGCGGAGTGCAGGTCGGCCTTTCGGCCTAGGCAGGTTCCCCTTGGGAGGGGCGTCGATTCCAGAGTAGGAGCGGTATTGCGCTGCGTCCGTGTAAAAATCAGTACTTGATGATGTAGTTGACGACTACGTACGGCGGCAGGTTAGAGAAGGCAGAGCCTGATCCAGTCGAGTCCGAAGTACTGGTTCCCGTGTAACTAATGGCGGGGATGGTGTGGGTGTGGCTGGACACCCCACCCGTGTTCATCTGGGCGTCGAACCTTCCGGTGCTCGTGCTTCCCGCTTTCAGGTTGGCGATAGTCCCGGAAGTGGTCGCGTCCGCCAGAGAGAACGTCGGAGAGTGGTTGTGCGCTCCGTCTGAGCCGGTGACAGACCCAGACCCGTGAGTGTGGGTAAGAGAGACGCCGTGAGTGTGCGCTGGCAACTCGGTGGTTGTTAGGGTTGACGTGGCCGTACCGCCGCCGCTGTTTCGGAGCGACGTAGCGCCAAAGTTGGTGTCTCCTGACTTGTACCCGAAAGGAACTCTGGTCCTCAGGTCAGGAACGTTGAACGTCGTGGATGCGTCACCGCTGCCGTACTTCGTGCCCACAATGGCGTATAGCGCCGAGTAGGTCGTCCGGTTGATAGCAGACCCGTCGCACAGGAGCCATCCGTTAGGTGCTGTGTCCCCTCCGTAGGGGGAGATCATACCTACTGGCGTGGTGGCGTAGGTGACTGTGCCAGCATCAACGCGGGTGCTCAAAGTGGTTGTGCTGCTGGAGGTGACCGTGAGGTTACCGGTGACGCTCACGTCTGTTCCTACGTACAGCGACCCGGAAAGGCCTACGCCTCCGGTGACAACGAGAGAGCCCGACGTAGACGATGTAGACGCGGTGCCTGAAGTAAGGCTGGTGACCCCGGCAACGCTTAGCGCACCACCAAGGGCAACCGCCCCAGTGGACCGGGTGATTCGGACGACCGCACCCAAAGTGCTGCCCGAGATGATCCCCGTGCCGGTACGGGGCGAACCTGCGTCGTAGGCCCGGATCTCAAAGTCAGACCCGACCGCGCCGGACTCGGCTGTGGCGTTAGCCGTGAGCGTCCACCGGGCTGAGCCTGAGGTCGCAAGCGTGAAGTTGCGGTCGGTGCTGGCCCCTCCGTTGGCGGTGGCGGCAGATGCGGTGACGTTGGCCTCGATGGCGCTCAGCCGCGCACCCACGTTGGAGTAGGTGCTTCGGGGGTTCGTGCCTAGTTCCGTCTCGATCTTGTTGATCGCGTCGTTGACGTTGGCATGCTGAGTGGCGTGCTTCAACCCAGTGGTGGCAGAGCCAAGAATGTCCGACCCAGTTGGGTTGCTGAACGAGTCAATGCCGGACGGGTAACTTGAGGCCATGTGGGCTTCTCCTAGAAATCAACGGCTAACAACGAGGTTACGGATCAGCGGCCCCGGTGTCTGGACAAGCCGAAGGCCCCGGCAGGGGGCGTTCCGCCGGGGCCTTCGTGGTGCCACTGAAACTGAAGGAAGCAGACTCAGCATACTTGATATGACACCTGTCAAGCAATTGGGTATGTCATTCAGCAAAGGCGTTGTACTGGTCATCGTTGACGAGTTCATCCGGCATGACCTGATTGAGATCAATCGTTAGAACGGTGTACGAGGTCAGGACCTGACCTCGGAGGTACAGGCGGGTTGGGCTGAACACTGAGCCCCGATACAGAACCCGGTCCCGGATGTGAGCATCAGGATGCTTAACAAGCGTTGGCAACGCCCGGTTGACGTCGTCCATGCTCACCGTAAGACGAAGCACATCGGTGTTGTAGAAGCCTCGCTCGTTCTGCACCGTCTGGCCTTGGAAGACCTGAGCCACGATCACCGGAAGTTGGAACGGTTTCTTCCAGCGCCTTCCGATGTTGGCGGAGCCGACGCTGTAGATGTCGTCCACCTCGGTGGTCTCGGCATCCCACAATGACCACTGGACCTGCATGCCGACACGGCGCTGAAGGTCGTCGCGCATTCCACGGAAGATTCCGTCCAACTCGAACTCGGTGGTGAACCGTCCCTGAGGCTGACCGACATGACCGTTGACGAATACCCGTGACGGGGTCACAACATTCGTTGCTAAGAATGGCTGAGCAGCAGTAACTGCCACGATGGAGTTACTCACCGTGACGGACGATGCGAAGGCCCGAGACGCGGTGCTCGTCTTGCGAGCGGTCAACCCCGCTGTCACTGCATCGGTGATGCTTCTAGTCACTGCCGTCATAGATTCAGTATCCCGGTATCACTAGAAGTTTCAGGCCCGAACCCACGCTGAGCCGTTCCAGATCTTCACCGTGTTCTTAGCGAAGGACGAGCCGTTGTACACCTTTCCGTATTGCGGCTGAGATCCTCCGGTATCGTTGGCTACATTTACGCTGCGCCAGTTAGTCCCGTCGTACATAACCCCGGCGTTCTGCATATCAATCAGCGCCGCCCTCTGGGCGATCTCAGTGGATGTCAACAAACGGTTGTATAGGGCCACATGCGAAACGTAGTCCCGGTAGGAAAGACCCCCGTACGATCCGTCATCGCCTACGGAAAAGGTGCTGGCGTCCATGTCTCCGCGACGGTAGACACCGCCAACGGCAACGAGCACACCGTCAACGTAGAGAGATGACGTTCCACCACTCGCCCTACTCGTCACGGCTACGTGGTGGTTTAGACCGTCAGTGACAATGAACGAGTCGATGGATTGGTAGGTGTTGTTGATGTCCCACGTTTGAAACCTGACTAGGCCGTTGACGTCACTTGCGGAGTGGGTGTTGGGCTCTATGCAGATGTTCCACGCCCAGAGGTACCCGCTTCCGCCAACGATTCCGTGAGCGTAAGGGCTTCCGAAGAAGTTGTACGCAGACTCATCGGTATTGATGACCATCTCCACCGACATCGCTGAGGTGTAGGGGATGGAGGAGTTGTACAGCGTTCCTCGCATTGAGGTCTGCCAGTGACCGCCAGCAACGTTGTGCCGGGGCAGCGTGATGCCTGCTCCCGGCGACAGCCCGGAAGTGAAGTAGTCGAAGTTGGCAGCGCTGTTACACAGCGCGTATTTGTGTGGGCTGGCAGAGGAGATAGCGTTTCCGAGGTGGTTGGCGCTCATCAGGCTGCCTCGTAGGTGACCACGAAGTTGAAATGGTCGCCGTTGGCCCAAGTTCCGGGGGCGGTCGCGGTGATGCTGTTGAAGCCGATGTACCCCGGAGCCGCCGACAAATAATCGCCGCTCATCGCCCACGTCGTCGTGGACGGAAGCCACCCGGTTGCGAGGCGAGCCCCTCCTCCGGACAGCAGGAAAACGACGTGCGGGAAATAGTAGGAGCCTCCCGCCTTGGCGGTTACCGGGAGAGTCAGGGTTGGAGAACCAGACTGCGCTCCAGCGACGTTGAACTTGCACCGCCAGACGACTGTCTTCCCAATTTGGACGTAGTACGAGTCGAAGGTTCCGGCCCCCTGTGACCATCCGGTCATCGTTGGAGTGAAAGACGTCCACGCATCCGAGGTGTCCAGCCAGATGTCGCCCGTGGTCGGGGACGAAGGTGCGGTGGAGGACACGGTCACGCTGGGAACGTTGACGCCTCCTCGCGTCAGTGTCCCAGAGACGGCGAGATTCACGGCGGTAGCCGAACCAGTCAACGCGGGGCTTGCTAGAGGGGCTTTCAGCGCCAAGTCTGCAACCAGACTGGTGACGTCGCTCTCAGCGTGTGAGTGCGTGGATGCTGCACGGGTGGTGTCCGTCGGATGGACGTGGTCCTGACGGCTGGGGATTGCCGAGACTCCTGTCGCGGCGGTTCCGTTGATAAGCGGAGTGGACGTGGAAAGTAGCGACCCAGCCAGACCCGATGCCGAGACGGTGGATGTAGCAGTCAACGTTCCGGTGACGGATACGTTGCCGGTGAATGCAGCGCCAGACAGGCTCGCCTTGTTAGTTGACAAGGAGTTGACGCTGGAGGTTAGTGACGTGACGTTCGATTGCAACGCGGCGATATCGCTTACCAACGAAGTGACATCAGATTCCGGGTGCGTGTGCGCTGAAGATGCCACGCTGGGCATGTAGACCGGGAACGAGATGTCGCCGCCCTCGAAAGTTGCCCATACTGGGCTTCCTACATTGGGCACTGTTCCTATTCCAACGGGGTACGCCCAACCGGTGGTTCCGTCCCCGAGAATCTGCGGGATCTTCAATCGCACTCGGGACAGGCCCTTGGGGTCGGCGTTGTCAACGACGACGGCTCGGTAGTTCGCTGAATAGTTCATCTCATGCTCCTAGACCGGGATTCCCCAGCCGACGAAAGGTCGTCGGTAGACCCCCGCCACAACATCAGCGAGTTGCGTGACATCGGCACCTGTCCTCAAGTACCTAGCAGATACAACAAGTGCCTCCGATACGGTCAGGCTATCCGCAGGGTTTCGTGGACGACTACCCAAACGTCCACCAATGTCGGACAGTGTGAGCGCATCAGTGAGCCCGCGAGTTTTGGCAGACTTCGCTGAGGCTGAATCTGAAGACGTGGCGCTGTCGTTGACGAGCCTTATCATCGAGCGCGTACATGTGGCCGAATCTGACGCTGTAACGGCGTCAATTGCTGCTCTCAAGAAACCACGGCTTCTAGCAACGGTGTCGCTAGAAGTAAGCGAGTCGCTGGCGGTACGTGCCCTCGTCATCGTGACTGTGATGACATCGCTCGTTGTGAAGATGTCAGCGGCGAAACTAGTGACGCCTCTGCTGCGCGAGATCGAGTCGGACGCGGTCTGAAGGTCCGTGGCGGTTCTTGAGAAGGAAGACTTTCGTGCAACTGACTCACTAGACGTTAGTGACTCGGCAACTGCGCGGCTTTGCGAGCGCGGTGACGTAAGTACATCTGAAGATGCAAGCACATCAGTAGCACTACGAACTCTAGTGTTCTGCTGAGTTAGAGCGTCAGATGCAGTTAGAGAGTCAGTCGCTGAGCGAGGCCGACCGATGTTCGGGGTTCCGAGTGCATCGGATGCAGTGATCGAGTCTGAAACTGCGCGGCTGAGTGCTGATACAGCCGTGATCGGCAACGCCACAGTTGACTGACGTGTACCCGCTGCTGACTTGTTGATCGTAACTGTTTGGCCGGTAGCAGCCGTAAAAGTAGTCGCAGCCGTGGACGTGACCACCGAACAGTCTATGTCAAGAACAGTAGATCCGTCACCGATCACAACCGCACGGTAGACACGACCGCCGAGCGCATTGGCGCTACCGTCGGTCGCTCCAAAGTACGCGGTCCTCGTATTCGTGATAAGTGGGAATGCGGCGAGGGTGTGCGTGGAGATGGTGGTCCACGTCGCACCATCTGGGCTCTTGTAGAAGGTGATGACACCAGACGCAGCAATGCGCGTCACACGGAACCAGTACGGGGTTCCGCTGGGTACGTTGTGGGACGAACTCTGCTGTTCCACATAGGTCGTAGCGCCTGAGCCGAATACTGCATAGAGGGCGTTGTTAGTATTTCCCGTTGACAGAATCCAACCGCGTGCGCTTGCGTTCTGCTTGGCCGCGAGGCCAATGTATGTTCGTGTGCTCGTCTCAATAGACGCATAGACGCGAATATCAATATCGCCTGTGATATCGAGTGCTGACGAGTTCGGAACAGACAGTGAGTTGCCGTTTACCGGCGGGATATATACCGAAGCACGATTCTCGGAATCCAGACTTGCGGTAGCGTCCGTCGCAGGTCTACTCAGTGTTTGTGATCTAGAGAGACTGTCAGATGTAGTGAGCGAATCAGAAACATCACGGTTCTGGACGCGAGGACTGGTCAGGACATCAGATGATGCAAGTGTGTCCGATGCAGCCCTAGCCTTGGTGGTAACAGCGCTGCCAGAATCACTAGCACTAAAAACGTCGGTGATGTTGCGGCTAAGAGCGAGGTTGCTCTTTCCAACGCTCCCAGTGACAGCATCTGAAATAGTAAGAGAATCTGATGGGCTACGAACTCGCCCAGCAACAACAGCACCTACTGTAGGAGCAATGAGTAAGGCAACGCTAAGCGCGTTTTGTCCACCGCTGGTTGTGAATGCGGTAGTTCCTGTCGAGCCAGTATTTACTATCTTGTAGCCAGTGCGTAGCCGAGTTCCATCGGAATATTGGTAGTTGATTGATGCGTCAGCGGGGCCAGCGGTAAGAGATCCGTACGAGGTAAAGGAACCGCTGGTCATCGCCGCAATTCCGATGAGCAGACATCCATCTTTTGGTACAGAGACGGAATTGATTGGCACAGAGGTGGCCGTGCCTCGTATCCAACTGACCGAGTTCAGGTCGTTGTCGTAGCCAGCATGTGAGATGGGGTTGATGCTACTAGCAGATCCTACAGGGACGATAGAACCGTAGTCGCCTCCTGAAATGACTACAGCCTGTAAGGCAAATTGGACATCGTCACTGGCTACGAAGTTATATGATGCACCAGAAGTCCATTGGACCGGATAGATACTTAGGGCAATGTCTCCGATGTAGGAAACGCCAGTGACGTAACTTGTTCCGGCGGAGGAAAAAAGATTGCTTGTTGACTGAATGTAATGATCAATAATTGCATAGTAAGGATTCGGACCAACATTTGAGGTGCTGCTATCCCCTGTGATGTCGTGTGACTGAGCGCCGATAAACAGCACCGTGTCACCCGCAGCAGGAGCCGAACCGACCCACGATGACGACGATGAAATCGTAACACCAGCAGAACCGTAACCAGTCCAAGAGAAAGTACCCTTGACTACTGGAAGTGTTGTAGTGCCAGTTCCGGGTGATGCTGCGGTTGTCGTCTCACTAAATGTGATGCTGTCCGAGATAGATTTTGGTCGTCCAACACTTCTAGAAATACTGTCTGCTGTTGTCAGTGCATCAGCGATGCTTCGTGCAGATGTCCTATTACGAGATATTGCGTCAGAAGTAGTAGTTGAATCTGCAAGTGCTCGTGACTTAGAAGATGATTGAATTAACGCATCAGAGAGTGAGACTGAGTCGGTTACTGATCTGGAAAAACCGGGAACAGTTGCCGAATTGATCGTCGGCCAGTACTGCTGCTGGTTGGGCCTGTTCTGCGGACTCTCGAATCGCGTAGTAACGGTGCTATCAGTAAGTCCGCGTGTTTCAAACTCCGCAAACGACATATAGCAATAGATCGTTGCTCTTGCGTTGAGCGCTGCCACCATCGCCGCAGTTGCGTTGGCCGTGGTCTGGCTGTATGCCGTGATACCTGTGAAGGTGGCGGCGAGTGGGAGAGCGGCCATCTGCTCTGGGGTCTGCCAATCCGAAGTCTCAAGAGTTGGACCCCAAGAGCCGATTCTCAGATAGGTAGTTGGTAGATTGCTGTCCTGCGTAAACAAGGAGATTGTCGCAGAGGTGACGATCAGCCCATCCGGCAGCGTACTTGCATCAAACGCAAGTACCCCGATATTGACGTATCGGGCGGGGTCGTAATCAGCGGAAGGGGTATATGCTTTACCAACCTGAAACGGAACAGCGGTGTAAACCGAACTGGCAGGCGAGTATGTCCAATCGGTTGTTTCATTTGCCCCAGCAGTCATGCCTCCGACCAAAGTCGGGTAGAGAGCCAGCGGCGCGCGTACAACACTTCGAGTAATAGAATCACTAGAAGCAACGCTGTCCGAGATAAGTCTCGGTTGTCCAACACTTCGAGTAATAGAATCACTAGAAGCGGCGCTGTCAGAGATATTGCGGGATAAAGCAGACGTGAGGTAAGCCGCATGGGCAGCAATTCTTGTACTAGAAAGAGCAGTACTGTACCAAGCAACTTCATCAATTACGCCGTTAAAAAACTGATAAATACTTGCGTTAGAACCAACGCTAAAACCTTGAGTACCACCAAGTTGCATAGTGCCGGTGCGTGTCGCGCTTTGATCTAACACTCCGTTTATGTAAAGTCGCGTTGTTGTGCCGTCATGCGTTGCTGCCAGATGATATTTCTGTCCTACAACAAGGGTACTAACGCTTGTCGTTGTCCACAAAGCACCCGTGCTGTCCCAGAGGATGACTTCAAACTTGCCCGCGTTGATGCGGAACTGGAACACACGGTTTGGGTTGGACGTGGAATTGTCGCGGTCAAGGATCGAATAGACTCCGCTAACCGCGTTGGGTTTAACAATTGCCTCAAGCGTGATGAGGCTTGTTGCCATCCATGATGCATAAGCAAGATCAACCCGCTGCGACGACGCAGTAGCAAACGTCATTGCCGTGTCGCTATCGTTAGACAACAATCCGGTGGTGCCGAGCGTTGGGCTGTTAACGGTTGTTCCGTTGCGACTGTTGCCAGAATAGTCGGTAACCGTCGTACCTGATGTTGTGTTCATTCGCCAATAAAGAATTGGCGAGGATGCAAGAACAGAATCAGCGTAATTAGTGGCAGGAGCGGGGTTTACATAAATCGTTTGGATTGCGTAGTAGCCTAGCGCCCCGCCGGTTGGACAACTAACTGTGACTGATCGCGTCGAGGTGGCTGAAATGCCCGAGATGTGTTCAACCGATACCACGCCGCCAATGCACCCGTTACCACTGGCACTAGCACCACTTGCACGGTTGTAAACCGTCAGGCCGCTTGTCGCGTTAGTGAACGTGGCGTTGTTACCACCGCCGTTGTCTGTTGACGCCATAAACATGTTGATGGCGAGTCCTTCAACAACCGAGGGACTGAATGTGACGGTCGTGTATGTCGCCGGATAACTGCCGGTGAATCCAGTAGTTTGTGAAACGTAGACGTTTCCCGTGGCTAGTTGAAACGGGTTAGTCGTGTCGGCACCAGAAATGATCATTGCGCCGATTGTTTGACCCAAATTGTACCCAGACTGAGCACCGGACACTGTGGTGTTAGTTTCTGCGCCCGTTGCGGCTTTCCAGAATAAAACCGCATTGGCTCCATTAGTTGAGCCAAAAGCATCCATCATTGGCACAAGTCCGGCGCTGGTAAAACCAGAGGGCGCAGTCAGGAATGTGCCATCACAAATCTGAAAAACCCAGATTAGAAGCAGATCACCGGCGGAGGGGGTCACACCATTCGTGAACCCAGACGACCACGGGATCGTATAAGAGGCTTGCAGCGAAGAAGTTTGCTGCCACGAGCCTTTAAGGTTCGCGCCTTTTCTAGCAAGAGTCGCGACACTTCGTACAATCGCCGGATTTGGATAACCGCGCCCTAGCCTGCTCACCAGCGACTCGCTTGAGTAACGCCACTAGCAGGAAGTGGCTGAGCGATAGGAGCGTACGGAGTACGGGCTGGACGGACATCTGCGGGCAAGGTTGCTATGACCCCGAAAGTCAACGCCAGCCCATTGCCGGGATTTGTCGCAGAGTATGCAACTGAGTAGTTCATAGAAACAACAGGAATCTGTGTCGTAGTACCAAGCGTTGCTGATGTGGCGTACGCGACCATGTAACCCGCGTAATTGTACGAAAAATTATTGGCGTAGGACTGAGCAATAGTGAACGGAGATGAAGCCGATATAGTTTCTGCGCGAGTGTTACCCGCTTGGTAGAAACACACTGCTACGGCCAGATCGTTCGTACTAGCCAGATAGCCCGAGGTTGGAACCGTAATGGATGCCTTATCTGCGTTCAGAGTGATGTTGTCTTTGCCAGCGAACCCATAGATCGGGTTGGTGGTTGCGGCTCCAGTAAACGCTAGCGTGGTCAGAATGACCCGCTCACCGCCGGAGTCGCTGGACCCCGGAGTGAAAGTAAAAACGGGAAGGTCTGTGGCTGTATTGTCGGATACTCGGTAAAACACCTGTGTGGGGGCTGTCGCTGAGCCAAAGTCTGGGTCGGTGTAGTTAGCCCCATTCATAATGGGGCCAGCAGTCCATCCGGTAGGAGTGTTAAAGGTTCCGCTGTATACAGTTGCTGAGGACGGAGACATGGCTGTGACAACGGCTACAAGTAGATCACCTGACACAGACCCAGCGGGCCGTGTGACTGTAGCCCCTATGTTCGCAGGAGTGACAAGCGTCGATGATCGATACGCGACAGCCACTTCCCCACCTCCTTACTAGGTAGGGACTACGTCCGTCCGAAGATCATCGTGGCGCGACAGTTCACGGCAGACGTAGGTGCCGTGCAGCGGATTACGAAGCCCTGAGACACAGCGGTGTCGTAGGTATCACCTAGGGGGATGTCGTAGATCGCGGTGCCGTTGTACGGGGACAGCAGGAACTGATCGATGATCGTCAGCACCGTGGGCTCAACCGTGTAGTTGTACGCGGTGGACATACCCGTAGTCGCGATAGTGCGCCCCGCGATCTGGTTGACGGTTCCGGCAGTCGTGGTTCCAGCCGTGGCGAACGTCGAGTAGCAGACATCAACTAGGACGGCCTTATCAGTGGACGTGACGCCGTCGAAACCGATGCGGATCTTCTTCAGATCAACACCAAACTGCGCTCCGGACGTGACGCTGAGGACACTCTTCGCCGTGGCGGCTGTGAGAGCCACGGCTGCACCAGTGACCGCGCTATACAGGGTCTGAGCCATGACAGCCTACGAAAGGGTGACGGTCTGAGTGATCGTCAGGGTGTCGCCGACAGCCGAAAGGGTTGCAGTTGTTCCTAGCAACGTCTCGAAGACGAGCGAGCCCGAGGTCACGGCGTTGAAGATGCCGACCTTAGCAATAGTCACTGGCAGCGAATCGTTGGCGTTCGTGGTGAACGTGTTGCTAATGGTGTAGGTGCTCGTGCCGTTGGTGTGTGCGTACGTGCCTGCCACGCGGATGAGACCGCCAGAGGCAGTGACAATCTCACCCGTCAGCGTTGTGCTACTCGCAGAAGCGGCTGTTGAGTTTGCGGTAAGGCCGACCCACTTAGCAACTGCGGTGGCCGAGGCAGAGCCCGCTACCTGAGCAGCAACGTGATCTTTGCCAGCGTTGGTAATCATTTCTCTCCTAGGCGTTCACGCCGGGTACGCTCTGTACCGGGCAGTCGTAGTGGGCGCACAGTTGCGCTTCGAGGTCGGGGTCCGAGCATGCGATCCACGACGGCGCGGCTGCGGACTGAGCGGTCCACACCCCCGAAGGATCAGTGACGGTGATGAACGCTTCGTCTACCGCGATCCCCTCAGGGAACTCGATGTCGGTGGTGTGCTCATCGGTAGAGTTGGGGTCAACGTCGTGTAGAGGCGCGACGTTGCCGAATCGTGCAGTGATCATGTTGTTCTCCTAGTAGAGGCGCTTGAGTCTTATTGTCGCGGTGAGGTCAGCGCCAGTCAGGCTCAAACCCGGCTGCACTACGTCAAGAGTTAGGTAGTCGCCTTTGATGAAGGTCGCGACGGAGATGTAGTTGTTGGCAAGGGCCGTGAACTCCCCCGCCGGGATTCGTGGCTGAATCGAGTAGATCGACGTCCCGTTCTTCTTCAGGTTCACAATCACGTCTCGGTCTGCCACGGTACCTACCGTGAGACGGACATTGGAGATGCTGTAGGGACCTTCCAGATAGAGGCGACCAGTGCCTGTCAAAGTACGCAGATTTCCGTTCATGGTGAAGACGTATGCTTCAATTTGATCGACGGGGTAGCCGTCCACCACTGCGCTGGCGCTTGCAAGTGAGCCGACACTAATTGTGTCATTTCCGGTGACCGTAACTGTGAAATCACTCATCAGATACCTCGACCCGTACCGTCATACGTTGTAAGCGCCGTGAAGCCTTCTTGCGCGTCTCCTCCAAGCAACGGCGGGTAGATGCCCGGAGTAGTTTGCGCGACGTAGTTGCCGTCACGAGTGACGTCACGCTGGGTGAAGACTTTGCCTTGCAGGAAGGTGCGAACGTCCTGCGCGTCGAGAGTGTTCTTGACTTGAAGGTCCCAGACCGCTAGCAGTGGGAGGAACCGGGTCTGGTCGGAAGTGAGAGACAGGGCGACTGTACCTAGAGTTGCGTTAACTACGTTTACGGCGATGACGGCAGCAATGACCGGGGATTCTGCAAACTGCCTAATTTGAGCGCTGATTGTGTAGTTTGTGACGTCAAAGTCAAAGTCCACGGTGCTGGAGAACGAGTCTCCCTGACGAAGGACGAGGTCGTAGATAGCAGCCTTGGTAGGCAGGGCGTCTGCGCCGTAGGTGTTGGCAGGCAGGTAGACCCGCTGTGGCTTGCTGTAGTCATCGATCTCCTGCGCGATGTAGATCGGCACCAACTTGTTGGTAGTGCGGGAGACCCGGCGGAGGTTAAAGACCTCAATGCGGTTGAGACCAATGTTGAGCGCGGCGCACAGTTCCTTGTACTGCTGCTGGCGAGCGCCCATCATCTCCATCAACTGGCGGTAGCGCTCAGAGCGAGGGATGTTGACGCCGTCTGGGGCGGCGATGTCAATGTCGAACGAGGCATCCGTTGCTAAGGCCATCAAAGCCATGTAAGTGGCAAGGATGCTTACCGGGTACTCTTCGATGATTGCAAGGTTAGAAATCGTCATCGACCGCCCGAAGGCGTCGGTTCGATGGTAAAGGTGCTCCGCCACAGCGGCATCCACGAAGGACTTGAGGTCCGTGTACCCGAAGAAGCGGTAGCGGGTCCCAGCCACTCGTACGAGGGCATTTAGGGCTGGAGCAGAGGCAAAGGTGACTACGCCAGTACGTTCCGCGACAGTGACCTGTGCGGAGGTCTGAGCAGTCCCGTTGACGGAGACGACGAGGGTGCTGGTGTCCAGTGGGTACTGGTTCGTCTCAAACTTCGTGGTCACACCATCACCAATCACGGTGACGTCAAAGGCGGTCGCCTGATCACCCAATTCGAGACGGACTCGGTTCATCAGGTCAGTTGTAGTCGCCACGCTAACAATGTTCCCGTCTCGTTGGTAAAGCGTCACAGCAAAAGAGAGCCCGCGTCAGCGGGAGGGCGGGCGCTGACGCGGGCGGCTGGTGTAGACCGGCACTTGTTAGTGCCAGATCAAGCCCTTCTCCTCTAGGTGATCGGCCACAGCCTTCGGGACCTTGTACTTCTGGCCCATCTTGAAGGTGTAGAGCGTGCCGACCCCAAGGGTCATGTCGTCAATGTCCTCATTCACGCGGACGATGACGCTGTTCTCGGAGAGAGAGGCATCGACCTCTTCCACGGAGTCAACGACAACGGGTGCGTTCTGAGTGAGATCAGTGACCGAGGTAGCGTCAATCTCGGCCTGCACCGCTGCGGCGGTGCTGATTTCGTCGGCACGGCGAGCGAGTTCCTCGGCGTGCTCCTTCTGCAACTTCTCGCGGTTGCGACCGGTGAGGTCTGCGGCGCGAGTCTTCGGTGCTGCTGCCACGGCATTTTCTCCTTGTTGTTAGTGGCTCGTTGTTTGTCCCTTGTGAGCCCTCCGGGGGCCGATCCTTTTGAGACCGACCCCCAGAGGAATCAGTTGCTTGAAACGTTAGATGTAATCAGTTCGTTTCAGCAATTACGACAGATTGGTCGGTAATGAGGCCGAGACCCCAAATTGAATACCAAGCGAGAGCATGTTCGCGACCAAAATCGAGAATTCCGCCGTCACGCAACTCGACAGGAAGTGAGATAGCGTGTCCGAAAGCGTTGTCTCCGATGAAGATTGCCGAGTAACGGTCGTTAGAACCGTTTGGCGTGCTTCCCGTTCCGGCGGTGTCTCCGGTGTAGTTTGCACCGGCACCGTTAGTGACCTTCTTAACCTGCGTTGTCTCGATAAAGACCGTATCGTACAATCTTCCGATTTCGCCGAGCATGAAATTACCGGGCGCAGCGTACTTTGTAACTTCGATGAATTCCGCGGTGTCACGAAGGCGACGCGACTGGTGAGGGTGAACGAAGCAGACGTAAGTCTCACCGAGACGGGGAACGTTCTTGGTTGCCAAAGTTTCGACGGCATCCTTAACGACAGCGGGCGAGAGATTGAACGCGCCGGTCATGTTGGCGCGCGAGGTGCCGACCGTACCGGTGTTGTAGAAACCGTTAGCGTTGGTGTAAACGCCGCCGCCGCTGTAACCGTAGATGGTCGAGGTTGCGGTGAGCAGGGTGTCGCGGGCCATACCGTCGAGGTACAGGGCCATGTTGCGGCCCAGCAGGCGCGAGGCCGAGGCCATCACGTCATCGAACGAGGCGTTCAGCAGCAACTCCGACACCGCGATGGCGTAGCCGTGCTCGGCCACCGTGATGGAGAACTGCGAGGCGGTCAGCGCGTTGGTGCTCAGGCGCACACCCTCAGTCAACTGCGAGGCAGCGCCAAGGTTGTTATACCGCATGAAATTGATCGTGAGACCGGGGGCGACACCCAACTCTGTCTTCTTAACAGCAAACTGCTCGAAACGAAGAATGGGCATTGACTGAAACAGGATCTCCTTTGACCAGATGGTCTGGATGGCCTGCGTGAGGTTGCTGTTAGCACCGCTGTAAGCAGTGGCGGAAGCGGAGAGTGCTCCGGTTCCGGTAATGGCGTTAGCCATGTCTTATCTCCTTGGGAGGACGTTGGGTTATGGGGTTGGTAAAGCCTCAGCCGAACAGACCCGTGTTTCGAGAGGCTGAGGCCTGCCCCAGCAACTTCGAGCGGTGCTTGGCGTAATCGCTGAACGACATCCCGGCAATCTGCTCCGGGGTAAACTGCTGGTTGTCCGAATTGGTGTCCAGAGGTCCGGCGGCGGGGGCGGTAACCCGCGAACCCGCCATATCGCGTCGTGCAGTTTGCATTGCAGACTGCGCTGACTCAAGGATGCGCGATGAGCGCTCCTTCAGTCCCGCGATACTCGACTCAATTTCATCTGGGCTGTTGCCCGAAATGAGATCGAGAAGTTCAGGGATGATGTTGTCCTGCTCTTCGGCAACTCGCTGCTGCCGGTAGGACATCACCTCTTGGAACTGGCGCTCGTGCTCAAGAAGGGCAAAGGCCTTCTCGCGCTCTGCGCGCTCCTGTTCCAACTGTTCGTGCCACTCTCGCTCCTTGTTCTCAAGGAGGGTGCGGACATCCATCTCCGCCTCAGCCTTGGCGCGGGCCTCTGCCTCTGCGTCGGCGCGGAGGCGCTCTTCCTCAAGTAGGCGCTCATCACGCTCGCGCTTCAAGAGGTTCAACTCCTCCTTCAGGCGCTCTACCTGCGGGTACAACTTGTCCTTCTCCTGAGCGCGGATGCGTGCGAGATCATCCTCGGTGTAGAACTTCTCGCTCACGCTCTCGTCCGGAACCTCGGGAGTAGGGATCTGGTCGGTGGTCGTCGTCGCTGCGGCAACCTCGGAGGCGAAAGCCTCAGTGTCAAAAGTGCTCATTGCGTTCCTCTTGGGGTGTCAGTGGTCTTGTCCGAATGGCCGAAGCCGTGTCCCGTATGACCTGCCGTTTAGGTGGTAGTACAAGCAAATCCGTTGTTAGAGGCATTGTCTGGCTAAACAACTGCTAGTTGCGTGAGTCGGAAGAATCCGGGTTCTCCGGGTTCCGCCGCTGTGGCAACTTCGTTCCGTAGGCATCGGTAAGCAAGGTGCTCTGGAGGCCGAGAACTTCCTGCATGTTCATCTGCTGCGCCGGGGTCGGCTGCGTAGCAACGGGGTTGCCTTCAGCGTCCAACTCGGGGTTAGGAACAGCGGTGCCATCGGGTGAGACGAGCATGCCTGTGGCGTCGTTGATCGCCTGAGTGATCTGCGCCTTCACCAAGTTCAGCGCACCGTCGGCCTTGGCGTCATCCATCAACTCGGAGCGGATCTCCGCGAGTTTCTCGTCGGGGAACTCCTCGCCGAGAGTGCGTAGCGCACCTTCCTTGGACTCCAGACCGAGCGCCATCTTTGCCTGAATTTCGTTCAGGGCGATCAACTTGTCGAGCGGAAGCGGAGGTGGGAAGTGGCAGATGCTTCGGTAGGACACCGGGTCGGCAGGGTCCAACTGCGGAACCTGCTCGGGCTTGAGAGGAACGTTGTTGCTTGGGTCCCAACGAAGGGCGTCTGGCTCCTTGAAAGCCATCGTTAGCAACACGAGTTCGTTGATGCGCTCAAGACCCTCGGCGTACTGCACGATTTTCTGCTGGTAGCGGTTCATCAGCGGCTGGAACTGGATGCTCAAAGCAACGCCAGATGTATTGCTAATGGGCTGCAACTGCCCCAGCGCCGTCTCCGGCACACCGACCATCTCGTGCATCGAGCGCTTGATGACCTCTAGGTACTGGAGAGCACCCTGCAATCCGGAGCCGCCACCCTCAAGGTTGAAGACGGTGGCGTCTTTAGGCAGGCCACCCCACACCTTCTTGGGGCCCTTCTCCAACTGCGATGCCTTGGCACCAGTGATGACGGTGACGGGAGCGGCGTGGTAATTGATGATGTCCGCGACGTCGGTGGCAACCTCGTTGTAGTTGCGGTTCAGAACGATGATGTCGTGACAATCCGCCAGACCCCATGGGGAACCCGACACACGCACGTTTGGGATGTGGATGATGGGGACGACACCCAGCGGATTGGGGCGAGAATCAATCAACTCGTCGTTGATGTACTCCTCAATAGTGTCGTCAGTGAGAATCTCAGTGTAGGTGTAAACCTGACGTGTTCCCTCAAGTGAGGTGCCCCAAAAGCGGTACTTAAGTTTGAAACGAATGAGACGTTCTCTGTCATGTGGATGAAACTCAGGAAAACAGAATGAACTGTTAAGCGGCAAGATACGAACGCGGCCCGGGTGTACCCGACCAACGCTGTCCTCGTAGGCCTCCTCGTAAGCAACCTTGACAAAGCAGTCGCCAGAGACACCGCCTTGCTGGCCCATCTCCCACAAGACCTGAGCCTTGTCGTTGTCTACTTCCCACACTCGCTTGAGCACGTCGGGGACGATGGCTTCGGTCTGTTTTGGAGATTTAAACTGCACCCCACGACTGAAAGTGAAGTTAATGATGTAGTCGGTAAAGGCGCGGTAGTAGTTGTACACCATTTGAGACTCACCGGCTTCTCGCCGATAACTCCAATGATGACCAAGGTACATGGCCCAGTTCAATGAATATCTATTGAGACGCGGGCCGTGTACTTCAAATTCTTCATCGGCAAGTTCAACTAGACCGAGAGGGCTGATTGAAATCGTGAGGTCAGATGACGCTGCACGATAAGAGGGAGGTGCGAAGTCGATGGACATCTACGCTCCCTACTTCCCCTTCTTCTTCTTGTCCTTCTCCTTGGACTTAGGGTCGTTATTGTCCTTGAAGCGGGGGTCAACCTTCTTCTGTGAATCCACGAAACGGCCACCGGCTTGCACGTAATGGTCGTGGACCCACTTGGCTGCCGTGGGTGAAGGCCAAGTGTGGTAGCGCGCCTTGGCCTGCGCGACGTACATGTTCCAGAGCCTTTGGTTGGCCGGAATCTGCTGGCCTCTGTGCTCCTGCTGTGCCATGGGTGCTCTCCTAGGTGTTCTTCCCCGGCCCAGCGCTGCTAGAGCGCTGGGGCCGGGGACGCACAGACGAAGGTCAGTCAGTGACCAATGCGGGGTTCATGCGCTGCTGGCGACCGCCGCTACGGATGACCTCTTCGTAGGTCACCTCCGCGTAGTCAGCGAACGAACCGTGGGCGAACTCGCCGAGGTACGCCGGGGCTTCAACCCACGCAGCAGAGCCGACGTGTGCCCGCTCCTGCATGGTCTCCTCGGGGTACTTCTCGAACACGTTCATGTTGTGGTTCGGACGACCGGGCGGGGTCATCAGACCCTGCATGATGCCCTTCTGGAAGTCGTTGGGCACGTCCGTGTCAGTGGCGACGCCCTCCTCGAAACGAAGCGGGCCACGCTGACCGGGAACGGCAGCGGACATCTTGCGCTCGTAGTTGTTAGGGCTGCGCTCAGGGAACTGCGGAGCGGGGGCAACCGTGGGAACGGCCATTTACTCTTCTCCTTCGGGATGAGGAATCCTCGTGATTAAGTCTGTTCCGAAGTTGGTAGCGCGTCAGCGTGAACTAACGTCTTTGTCTAGCGGCCAAAAAATGGGTTGCTAGAGACCTCTACCGTTGGCATGACGAGGTCTTGTGTGAGGGCGCATGCGATAGCAAGACTGTCCACGTAGTCGTCGTGAGCGTGAGCCTCGTCCGGGGCTGCGACCAGCATGTTCGGTCCCTTGAACACCTTCTCCGCATCGACCATCTGCTGGAAGAAGCGTTTCCATGTACGCAGCCGCCGGGTCTTGGCATGGGCTGGCCAGCCAATCATCTTTCGCTGAATCAGGGCCTGAAGGTGCTTCCAACGCTTGGACTGGTCACTGGCGTTGCTAGAGATCGAGATCACCTCTGTCCTTGGCAAGAGGAGTTCGAGGCGCTGCGCGACCGCGTCTCCAACACCTTGCGCGTCAACGCCGACCGCTAGCACGTCGTAGTTGGAGAGGAAGTTGGTGATCTGGAAGTACTGCTCCTCCCAGTCATCCCCTTGGATTTCCATCCAGTTGAGGATTCGGTGGTCGTAGTAGCCGAACTCATCCGGCCTGTCCCAGTCCACCCACACCACGGTGACAACGGTGGAGTCCATCTTTCGGGCCGGGTCGATGCCGACGACAACCGGAGTGCGGTGCCAGACCTTGACTATCTCCTGAGAGGTGTCACCTAGTTCCTCCATGATCGTCTGGGTGACGAACATGCCTCGCTCTAGCAACCACTTGCAGTTGTAAGACATCTGGAATTCGTCTGAGTCCTCCCCGATGCGGAGCATCTCCTTGCGGATGAACTTGTCATAGTTGCTGTTGGTCCTAGCAACATCTCGCCAATCCCACTGGTAGTGGTTCTGCCTCATGTTCCGGTTCGTCTGCCGACGCCGGTTCAGTTGGATGGATCGGTAGAAGTTGTTCTTCGAGGTAGTTGGGGTGCCGGTCTTAACAATGGTGGCGTTGTAGTACGCACCCATGGGGCTGATGCTCTTAGCAACGACGAAGTCGTCCGCCTCCTGACACTCATCGATGACGATCAGGTGAAAGGACTTGGACTCGATCTTGGCTCGTGGGTTCGCGGTCATCATCAGGATCTGCGATCCTGACTTCTTCAACCTGATGCCCTTGGTGATTCCGGGTGTCCGGCCTGTTATGTCATCGATTTCCGGATCTCCGAGAACCTCAAGGGCGCGCTCGGATGTGAGCCGGGAGACGGTACGGCCAAACAGGGTCTCAGCCTGCGACTCGACGGGGGCGAACATGCCTACCCAGAGCCCGTCCTTGAATTTGCCAAGCAAGTCGGGGTAGATGCGCGCTAGGCGCGGAAACAGAACCATCAACGTTGCAACGACGTTAGCAATGGTCTCTGACTTGCCAGACTGACGCGCGGCCAGTGCAGTGATCTCTTCACCATCATTGATGATGATTGATTCGATGATCCTGCGCGCCAGCGGCTTCTGGTAGGGGTGAAGGTCGTGGCCCACGAGGACGACCATGAACTGCATGGTCTTCTCTACCAACTGCTCCACGAACTCCTTGGAGAGTTGGTCGAGTTCCTCGTCAGGCTCGAATTCTTGATCGTTCCCCGGGTCCCCGTAGAGGTCGTCCGGAGTGATGTCGAGTTCTTCAAACTGCGGTTGAGTGCCCATGGTCTGACTAGCCTGTCAAGACCATGGGCACCCTGTCCGCATCAACTCCGCTTGATGGTGCGGTGGTCGGACTCTAACTGCGTGACTTGATTTCTCGGATGACCGCAAGAAGAGCCTCAGCGCTCGTCTCGGCCTCGTCAAGGTGCAAGGACTCACGGCTCTTCTGCCACTGGGACATCTCGCGTCCGAGTGCGAAGAGAGTCTGGTCTGCCCACAGCACGAGGTCCGGGGTCGAGATCTTGGCAACGCGGCGCTCTAGCCGGGTCTGCTCACGCTCTTCGCGCTGCCGCCTAAACAAGGTCGTCCTCAAAGCCAACGCCGTTGTCTTCGAGGATTCGCATACCAAGGGCGTGTTGGTAGACGGAACTCTCGTTCAGGCGGGTCTTCCAACGACCAACAACCAACGCTCGGTTGGTAAAGGGCACCCGGAAGATGCGGCAACCTCCGGTGCGAAACGGCGGTTCCACTTCGGTGGTCGTGGACTTGTTAACAAGGGGTATGAGGAGACCGTCGGGGTACCGGATGGTGTGCCAGAAGACGGTCCCCACAGTGTGGGGTTCAGTCATACCAGCAGCCTACCGGCTGGTGTCACCCCTTGCCTTGTTTGCGGGTGTTGCCGCCGAGGTTGCCAGAGCGGTACTTGTACTGGCCGACACCGCTTCCACGCTTCGAGCCCAACTTCTGCTTGCCGGTGACACCCTTACGCATGATCTGCCCTGTACGGCTGAGGCGGTAGAGGGTCTCACGGGCACCAGAAGGCAGGTGAGAGACGTCAGCGACGCCGCGCGGCTTCTGGTCAAGGTAGGTGTAGATGAAGCGGCCCTTGGACCGTGCGCGTTTGAAGTTCTGCCAAGTGCGGTTGTCCACCTCGTAGTAGTTGTAGAAGGTGCCGTCGCGGAACACTACGGTCAGCGTTCCGCCGCCACGGTGCTTGTCGTACCCAGCGGCAACGGTTCGGGGACGGTTGACGTTCGTGGTTGACGTGGGAACCTCTGTCAACTGTGCGGGCTCGCCAGTGGACGAGTTAGGGCCGAGGCCCGGCAACGGAACGGCAGCGTTGTTGTTGAAATAGAACCCGGTGTCAGCGTCGTCGTAGAAGAAGTCTGACTCGTTCTCGTGAATCTGGATAGCCTCGTAATACTCCGAGGCGCTTGCCGCTACGGGGACCGCTTGGAAAGGGCTTGTCAACGGGTGCTCGATCATCAGGTCGGCACCCAAGTAGTCGGTTGGGTCGATTCCGTAGTTCACCTGCATCGACGCTGGGTCGTGCAGGAAGTCCTTGATGGTGTTCTGAAAAGGCTGACTACGGTCCAGAGAGTCGAATAACTGCTTGGGGTCAGGCGGCGTCGGGGCCATCGTCATCCTCCAGTTCTGAGCAGAAGTGGCTTTCTAGGTCGCTCTCCGCCACTGCATCCATGCAGAGTCGGCAGCGGTACCACTTGACCTGCTTGAAACCGTTCTGAGCCGTCCCTTCTTCAGGGATGACGTCACCGCCACCGTCAGGCTGAGATTCGTAGTCCGTGACGATGACGGTTGGCCTGAACAGGTCAGGCGGAAACGGCCCTCGCGGCTTCGTGACAGAGGCCGGTACTGAATGCCCCTGCTTGGTAGCCACCCTCACGATTCTCACGACTTCTTGGCTCCCGAACGAGTACGACGCTTGGGAGCAGGAGCCTCCACAGCCGCCGCCTCTTCCCAGATCGGGCTAGTGCCGAGTTCCACAGGTGGGTACACCGGGCTCACCTGACTGCCGATGAAGGGGCGAAGGTGATCCGGAAGGCAGGTGGCACAGAACCCCTGACCCCCTGTGATGCCCGAAGCCGCGTAGAGCCACGCAGCAGGGGCACCACAGAGGTGGCAGAGGTTCACGCGCCTGTGGAGCCGTCAACCGAAGGGTCGGTAGCGGCAGGGTCGGAAGCGGAAGAGCCCACGCCATACTGGGTCGTCCATGGAGTCACGTAGGCAACGACCAACGGCAACAGGATGGCGATGACACCTTCAAGTGCTGGGCCAAGGTTGAGGGTCGTGTAGTTCGCCTGAAGCCAGTTCAAACCGGCGAGCGACAGAATCGCGCCAGCGCTGAATAGCAGGTGACGAACAGGGGTGGGAAGGCGATCAAGCCAACCAGTCATTGTTTTGCCTTTCGATTAGGGAGCGACAGTGAAGTGGTAGCGGCCACCGAGAGCGGTGAGCGAAACTTTGCCCGGCTTGCCGTCAGCATCGGCCCCGGTGTAGCCGAGGTTGCGCTGCCACGCGGCGTAGGCGGCAAGAGTGTTAGGGCCGAACTTTCCATCGACCGTGTCCTTGTAGTAGCCAAGAACTTTCAGTGCTTTCTGCACGATGCCGATTTCTGCGTTGCTCTTGCCCGGCTGCACGTTGGCGACGTGGACCGTGGTCGGCGTCGTCGGAGGAACCGGCTTGGGAGCAGGAACAGGAGCGGGCTTCGGCTTGATGATCTGCTTGATAAGCGTCGTTGTACCGTCTGACTTGATGCCAAGACGCTTAACAACGTTGTTAACGTCAGCAAGGGTGGTGTCGCGCTTAGCGCCGATTTCCCACGACTGATTCAATTCAGTGTGCATTTCGTCGCACTTACCCCATGCGTAACCATTACCGAGCACCCAATGTCCATCAGTAGTGACATAACGGCTGAGAATGCGCTTAAGAATTGTGCGCTCCTCGTCAGTCATATGACGCTGGTTATCGGCGAGCAGCACCCTGTATGCAAGGTCTACCGCAGTCCCGGACGCATGATTGCTGTAAGCGTTCGCGTTTCGAGCCTGTCGCACTTCATGGCCGTCTACTTCGTTAGCGTGGTTCGTCAACTTGAGACGAGCAGGCATCTCCTTGTTCCACGCCGCACAGAAGTGCAGAAAGAGTGGCAAACAAGCCTTGGCAAGGGTCACGCGCCGGTCGGTGCCCGGGATAACTCCAGTCGCGATACGCGAGTCGCCATCATCGAGAACCGGCCAACCGTTCAAACTTACGTCTCCCACTGAGACTCCTTTCCTCTACATCAAGGGTGCTGGTGCAGAGGCTCAGCGTCAGCGTGAAGTAGGTCAGAGAACGGTGAAGCCGTACTTGGCACCTAGTGCAACGAGGCTTTTGCGGCCCGGAGCACCGTCTGCGGCGCTTCCGGTGTAGCCCAACTTGCGTTGCCACGCGGCGTACGCAGCCTGCGTTTTGGGGCCGAATGCACCATCAGCGGGACCGGGGTTGAGACCAGCCGCGATGAGCGCGTTCTGGACGATCTTGACCTCAGAGTTCTTTGCTCCGGGGTGGACGTCAACCAACTGAACAACCGGCTTCTTGGGCACAACCGGAGGCGGAGTCGGCTTGGGAACCGGCGCAGGCGCGGGAGTCTTCGAGTACTGCGGCCAGAGACCCCACCAGTGAACAAAACCTGCCTCACTGTCGGCGCTGTACTGAACAACCCAACTGCTGGGGTAACCGGACCAATCAAATTGATACCCGGTTGAAGTTGCTCGAAGACCCCAATCAAGGAAATACGTGCCGTGCTTCGACAGGTGGTTGTAGGTGTAGTCAAAGTTGTAGTCAGGATTGAGCATCAACGACATGTCTTTGTCGGCACCGTAAATTGACCTAATAGTTGATAGGTGACGATTGTTAATTTGCCAGACACCTGTGTCGAAATAGCGAGGACCTTCGTGAGCCCAGTCACCAAACGGAGCGCCAGACGGGTACAAGTTGCTTGGGACGCCACCGCTTTCCCTCATGCCGAGGGACCAGAGGATGCGGAGGGCGGGCATCGGAACCTTCTTAGCAACGAGGAAATCGTGGAGCCATTGCGGTCCTGAACTCATTTCAATCTCCTTGCAGATCTCTTCTCAGCAGCCTGATCTCGCATGCGCTGGAGGCTGTTGACGATGGGAGCAACCTCGCCGTCGTTGAACCCCGGTGCATCGGGGTGGTCGATGAGGTGGTTTACGCGCTGCGCCACGCGAGTGGGGCTCATGCCGTAACGGTTCAGGCCTTCCGCTTCACGAGGACCGCTGTAACGAGATGGGTACTTCCTGCCCTGCATCTCGTAGGTCTCTCCTGACTGGTACTGCTTGTACCACCACTTGAGCAACTCAGCGTCATCCGAATTGAACGCAGGACGTTCGTTGGCCCTGTCCTCAGGGGGATTACCGGCCATCAGCAGTCCCAAGCACGCAGCGATTTGTTGATCCGCGAGTCAGGATCGTTCGCGGTCTTGGAGGAGGTGTTGTGCTCCTTCATGCCCTCCATGCGGGCGCAGAAGGACTTGCGTCGGGCGGCGGACTTCTTGCTCTTGGACGCCTGCTCCTTCTTCACCGGGGGCTTGAGGTCGCTGCCGGGGTGCTGGCGCTCGTAAGACTCTCGGCCCTTCTCGTTCAGACCGCCCTCGGGGTCCTTGCCCTCAGAACGTGACCACGCGGCGGTGCGGTGCTTGCCACGGTCCTCGGGAGGGTTACCCGCCACGACTACTTCTTCTTTGAAGCGCGAGCGGCCTTGCAGGTCGCACAAGTACACTTGCACCCCTTCTGCGGGGCACCCTTCTTGCACTTGCATCCACAGGAAGCACACATGTCATTTACTCCTCTTCTTCTTGGCGTTCATGTTGTCAACGAGGTTCGGGTAGGGACGACCGGCCTTCTTGGCGGCAGCCTTGGCCTTCGCCTTCTGCTCGGGGGTCAGGGGAGTGCTCTTCTTCTTAGGGTCGGGCGTATCCCACACCTTTTTAGCGGTCATTTCTTCTTGCCCTTCGAGTGGTAGTTCTTGGTTGCCTTGACGCCCTGCTCGACGGTTTTGGACCCCGCCTTGTCAGTCAGGTTGATCACGTCCCACTTCCCGCCTTTCTTGCCTACGTGATCGACGTAGACGTCCCCATCTTTCTTGAAAACGCGGTGTTTCTCTCCGTCAACTGTGAACTGTCGCGAGCGATCCATAGGTCAGTGCTCCTTTGAGTCGCTAATTGCGTTCCGGTTCTGAGAGGAACGATCACGGTTCTTCTTGGTACGACGGTCGTAGAAGATAGGCGCGTGCTGGTTAACCTTGGGACCAGTCCCTGTGCCCTTTACGAGATTGTCGTCAGGCTTTTTCTTGGCCATGACTGACTCAGGGGGTGGGGCTCGGCGGCGTTGGGGCCGAGGGCTTCTTCGCAGGAGTCTTCTTGGCAGGAGCAGCCTTGACAGGAGGCTGGAAGCGAAGGTTGACGCCATCGGCGGTGTGCTCAAAGGACTCAACGCCAGCCTCACGCAGTCCCGGAGCAATCTTTGCCGCCGTACGCATCTGGCTCTTGTTTAGGTTTGAGTTGATCTTCGCCTGCTCGGTGGTGTGCAAATGCGCCTGATCAGCAGATGCAGTGGCGTGAAGGTGCGCCTGATCCGTCGCCGCCGTGTCGTGTGCGTGCATCTGGTCGAGGCGATCACTTGCGTGCTGGTTCATCTGGTCGGCCCGCGCGGTCTCTCGAACGTGGCCTGCCTGAGCCGCTTGCTCGCCCAACTGATGCTCCAACATCATGTTGCCTCGGTACATCATGTTGTGCTGTCCGAGGTACTCAAGTTGCGCTCCGTACGCGCCCTTTTGGTACTCAAGGTAGCGACTCAGGGCGCGCTTGCTGGGGATGCGGCCAAAGCCGCCAGCGTTCCCGTTGTTGCCGTTGCCGCGATTACCTTCCAAACGGCCAATGAAATACGCGCCAAGAGCGTTGGCACCAGCCTGTTGTTTCTGCGTCATATCACAAGGGTGCAGCACTAGCCGCAGTTCGTCCGGGCTTACTTAGCCCGGTGCTCGTTCTCCTTGGCAACATTCTTTCCATGTTGCAAAGGCTGGAGATTTCGCATCGAGTCGTTGCTCTTGTTGTTGTCCTTGTGGTCCACATCAGTATCCCGCGACAACTTCCCGTGCTTGTCCTCGTAGTCCTTGCGCGCCTTGTTAACGGACGTGGTGGAACCATCGGCATGGCGGATCGCGTAGATAGGGCGACCACCGTTTTGCTTGCTGCCCTTGTACGGGCCGTACACCTTGTCAGCCATCGCTGGGTACCTCCGGTAAGGCCCCTTGCTCAAGAAGAGGCTGCTCGTACGCGGTGTAGTGGTGGCGACAGAAAATAAGTTCCAAGTCGTTTGACATCCACACTCGCCGCTTTGCCGCTGCCCCGCATCGGTCGCACCTGTCGTGCGCTGTCAAGGGAGTGATCTTTCGACTCGTCGCGGTAGGCATAACAACATGCTGCCTTGCAGCAAGTGCAACTTCAGTGTGAAGCACTCTCGTGGGAGTGAATCTCCACCATGTCGTCGTACACCAGAACGTAAGGGTGAGGAGTGCTGTAACCATCGGACTTCAGAAGTTTCCAGAAGACGATTCTGGGACCGGTCACTTGACGCTCGCCCGCAACTGCCAGACCCACTTCTCGTGCTGGTCGATTCGTTCGGCGATGAAGTTGGCGATGCCCTGCTCGTCCGCTGCGTTGGCAACCTTGAACACGTTCTTGAGTCGAGTCACGAGGAACTCGTTAGCCGCTAGCAAGTCGTTGGCAAGAGACCGAGCGTCGTTAGCAACGCGGTTGGGCTCTGGCAGCGTCCTCAACTCGACCAAACGCTCAAGCCGGTACGGCGCGTAGTCACCCAACTTCCGGATGTTCTCGGCCAGCGGGTCGATGCTTTCGTAGATGTCGGTGTAGATCGTCTCGAACAGCGCGTGGTACTGCGCGAAGTCCGGACCCTCAACGTTCCAGTGGTACCCGTGAGCCCTGAGGTAGGCCGAAACGACGTCCGCGAATAGTGACTTCAACTCGCTCGTCAGGTCGCTCACTTCTGCGCCTTCCTAGACGCCATCTCCTCCATCGCGGAGGGAACGTCGATCTCATCAATGTTCTTGGCGTCGAACACCGCCCGCTCTCCGCGCTTGTCAGCGGCCACAACAGCGTCATCTCGATTGCCGTAGACACTGGAGAAGTCGAGAACCGCCTGAGGCTGACCGGCGTTCTCGCCTTCCTTAGGCGTCTCGTTCCATCCCCCAGCAAATCCTCCGGGCCATGGCCGACCGGTCGTGGTACGTCCGGCACGGCGCTCGATATTGCGCCCCTCTGAACTGAGGATGTGGGCCAATGCGTGGTTGGTATTGAACTGGGCTTGGTTGTTATTCGGGTTGATTGGAATAACCGTCTCCGGAACTCGCTTCCCAGTGTGAGGGTCAGCAGCGCCTCCAACGCCGTACCAAGTCTCGTTTCCGACTTCCTCAGGATTGTTGCCCGGCTCAGGCCTCATCGTGATGCCGCCCTGACGGACACCCTCCTCAAAGGTCTTTGCGTGATTGACGTAACTGTCCATCACCGCTGGGTCGTACGACTTCTGCAACGGAGAGTCGATGTGAGTGTGCATCAGCGCATGGAGCAGTGTGCCTGCAAGAGGATGATGGTGTGTGGTATCGGCCATGCGTCTATCGTCGCGTCTTGACACCCACACAGTGTGCTAAAGTGCCAGCCATGGAGACCATTACCTTCGTAGCACACCCGCACCCCAAGACCGACAAGACCGTGTGGTTCGGCGTCTGCCGCACCTGCGGAACGATGGACCCCGTCGATGGGACGCTGCTTGGCGCTGGGGACGACAGCAACAACCCTCTGAAGAACCACTGGGCCGAGACCCACATCTGCAAGAAGACCCCGGACTACTTCGCGCTCAGCGAGTACGGCGACATCAACGAGTACTACGGGCTTGACCTAGAGTCCCTGTAGTACCTGACAACGACAAAGCCCCCGGCAATGCCGGGGGCTTCGTCTTTTGGACCGAGTATCAGACAGGGCGAACGAGGATGGTGGCCGAGAGGGCCGAGCCAGCCACGGTGCTACCGATCTGATCCACCTTGAGACCGATGGTCTGACCGGTGGTGAAGGTGCCGAGCACGTTGGCGTTGGGGAACGAGTTGGCAGCGTAGTAGTTGATACCCGAGGTCTGGTTCGACGGGGTCGAGGTGCTGGTGGCCGAGTTGGTGATCTTCAGAGTGCTCACGGTGCCAGCGGTGGCACCAGCGGTGAGGGTCAACTTGTTAGCAGTGGCGCTGATCTGCGAGGTACCTGCAACCTGCGTGTTGATGAGCAGGTCTGCACCAGTGTTGCCGGTACCGAGGGAGGCCGACACGGCCACGATCTCACCTGCGAAGGGCAGCGGAGTGCTGGTGAACGCAGACGAGGTAGTAAGAGCGCCCGAGATGGTCACGGGGATGGCGACGACATTGCCGTACATAAAACCTTCTTCCGGAAGTTTGACGGGATCTCCGTCAACCCAAGGATGGCTGTAAAGCAACCTTTTCGTCAGGGCGTAATGGGAGGAGAGATCTCTGTACCCAAGACGTCGGGATGAGTCTGGACGACCTTCGCCCACATGACTGCTTCGTAGGCGGTCTCGAATCCGAGGCCAACGTTGATGTCGATGTCTTGTGCAGTTATGAACTCAGGCACATCTGCGCCGGATCGAAGCACCGGTTTCACGTAATAGACGGTCATAAGAATTCCTTTCGTAAGGCTGACCCGGGTGGACTCGAACCACCAACCGGGCGATTAACAGTCGCCTGCGCTGCCATTGCGCCACGGGTCATAGTGCCACGTTTCCGCTCGCGCCGTGGCTTTTGGTAAGCGGCGTGCCCCGAGTGGGACTTGAACCCACACTCCCTAAGGAACCGAATTTTGAGTCCGGCGCGTCTGCCAATTCCGCCAAGGGGGCTGAGACGTCGAGTGTACTAGAGAGTGTCAGTCATTGCTAGGAAGGTGTCGATGATCGAGACCTCGACCCCGTGGGCCTTGGCAAGGCTCATCGCCAGCCGCAACTGGCCCAACTCGTCCATGTTCATGGCAAGAAAGCACTCGTACTGGAGCCATCCGTAGGACTCCGAGACCTCAAGTTCCATCAGCCACCCCACAGGACAATCATTCGGTCCTCTCAGGGTGTGTGGTTCTTCTGGGAACCCATACTCCGGGGCTGAGGATGACACCGTAGTCGGCTGGGTCTCCGTGGTGGTTCTCCGTGACGTGCAGAAAATCCACGCCCTTCTGTCGTAGTGCGATGTTCCCTAGAGCCGCGTCGTGCAGGTAGGTCGAGACGCGAGGGTTCGCTTCTCGAAACTGTCTCCCGAGACGCTCTAGATGCCTGTGCGTGACGCTCATCGGAAAAGTCGGGCCTACATGACCGCTCTGGACTGCTGGATCGTCGTGAGTGCCGTCGGTGATGTCGAGAGCGTGGTCAATGGCGCTCTCGTGATCGCCGAAGACGTAGAACCCCGGTCCCTGCGTCTGAGGGTTGTCTGTGAAGGTAGCCCGCGCTCCCTTGGATCTGATACTCCTATCCCCTCTGACTGTGGTCCCGTGATGCCACTCGCGGTCGTTGACCTCATCAAATAGGCGGCTGCTGTAGTGAGCATCCTCAAACTCTTCGTTGCGGCTCATCGGGGGGTCTCCATCGCTGGTATGTGCCGTAGCCCAAGTTGCAAGGCGGCGATAGCCCGGTGGTGGCCCTCGCGCACTGCGTTTCCCCGGACGAGAATTGGCGTCAGCACACCGTTCTGGGAGATGTCGCCCTTGAGAGCCTCGATGTAGTTGTCAGGACCGCCATGGGCATGGTCGTTGCTATGGACCTTGTCAGGATCTCCGCCGCTTGCTTCCCAGTTGGCGCGCATGGCGTCGAGAGCCTCATCCATGTGAACGCCGCCGTACTCATCCGAAACCATGTCCCGTAGGTGGCTAACAGGGAGATCAAACTGGACGCCGAGTGCTCGGTGGCTCATGTCTTACGCCCCGGCTGAAGAACATGCGCGACCCACCAAACGCACCCAGCAACGAGTGCGGCTCGGGTTACGTGGTTGCGGTCGAACAACAGCCGTGCGTGAGCAGACAACGTGGCCTTCTCGTCGCCCGAACGCAGGCTTGCCATCTCCAAAGCCAACGCGGCAGCCGATACAGCACACCAGCCTGCGGTGTAGTGGTTGGTGCTCACTGCCCCTCCCGGGCCTTCTTCGACTCGGCCAGCCGCTGCCGCAGGAACTGACTGCCAATCATCGGATCAACCTCGGTGACCGGATGGGGACCCGTGGTAGCACCGCGCATACGCGCATCCGTGTAACGCTCAGAGGTCGTGCGGATGTGATGGCGCTCCAAGGCGACGACCTCGCTGGGGAAGTCGCGGTCGGACTCACGGTCAAGGCTGTTGGAAGGCTTCGACTCCGGATTCTCTGGATTCGGGTCGATCACTCCGTGCTTGACAAGGCGCTGCACGATCCGCGAGGAGTCCTTGCTAAGGGATGCGTCGGGCATCGGCATGACCCCGTAGCGCCGCATCGACTCATGGCCCGCGAGGCCCAAAACTGATGGGACAAGGTGTGACTCTCCGACGGTTGACGCCAGTACACCAAGGGTTGGGGCCTTCGCTGGCTCCTCTGGGGCCACATCGAACAAGGTGGTCTGGTACGCCCGACGACCGCCAGTGTGGTTGTTCTCCCACTCGGATTGGGTGAGCATCTCTGGACGGCTCAAGGAAATGCCACTGCCTGCCTTCGTGCCTTTCACACCGGGGGCAAAGATCCTCTCGTCGGTGCCCTGATTGCGGGTGTTGACTACTGCCCTTTCTGGGAGGGCAGCACGACCGCCCTTGAGGGTTGCAACGGCACCTAGGGGTTGGGTGGAGTTGTGGTGGATGGCACTGAGGGTGAGTCCTTCGAGTTCCTCACCGTTGACATCCCTATGGTGACTCTCCCGCATTCTGTACTTGTAGGGGTTCTCAGTTGTTTCCATCAGCGGCCTTCTGAGGCTGCTTCTTCGCCGCGACGAGACGCTCACGCAAGAACTGACTTCCAACCATCGGGTCAAGTTCTTTCAGGGTCGAGGAGTGTTGACCGTTTTCTGTGTATGTGACGTTCTTCTTCTCCTGCGATACCGCGATATCTGACCACAACGATTCCCCTGTAATCCCTCTACCGACGCTGTTGTTAGGGAGGGACTCGGGATTGTTGGGGTTTGGCGAGAGCGCGCCGTGCTTGACAAGGCGTTGAACGATCTTGGCTGAGTCCCCGCTCAACGAATCATCGGGAATTGGTAGGTGCCCGTACCTGCTCAAGGACTCAAGACCGGCGTGACCCAAGACTGATGGGACTAGATGCGACGTTCCTTTGGTGGATGCGAGTATCTTTAGGACTGGTGCTTTGCTCTCTTGAGGAGGGGCGTAGTCGAAGAGCGTCCCTTGTGACATAGGAAGTCCATCATTGTGTCTACGTTCAAAATCGCCTTGTTTCTTGTTGGCCTTCTTGAAGTCTTCGTAGGAAGAGTCGTCACCCAAGACCTTCTTCTTGGTGTCTTCATCAATCCAGATCTGCTCCGGAGTGCCGAAACCGTCCCAGTGATTACGCTCGGCCCTACCGTTGTGGGCCTCTCTTCCACCCTCCAGATGCGCCACCACACCAGTAGGTTCGTCTGGATCGCGGTGGAGAGCGCTGACGGTCAAGGTCTCGTCACCACCTGTGCTTGTCCCGTAACTTCTCCCGTAACGAGCCTTCCAGCGGTAGTTGTTGTCAACTGTTTCCATCGGTGATCTCCTTTTGCCCCTCTACCGCGTCGAACTGGGTGCTGAGATTGCGTCTGCGTGCGTAGGACCGGGAGAACCGACCAAGATTCCCCTCCGACTTCTGGTTCTCCTCGCTCGTGGTATCCCAGAACGACTTCCCGGCAGGCTCGGATCGACGGTCGTCGCGGTGGTGGATGTCTGCGTAGTCCTCAGCAGAGGCCTCTTTGGACGCCAGAGTGTCGGCATCCCACTGGGAACTGGTGCCAACCTGCTCCGCAGCCTCCGAAGGACCGGTTCCGGAGTCCCAGAGGCTCTGCCTCTTGTCGAGGACGGGGAGGTTCTCTGCGTGGTGCCCTAGGGCATGGATCAGTGCCCGGGAGCGCTCATTGCGGCTGGTGCCACTGCGGACAGTCACATGCAGCCGTGAGACCGGCAATTGCTCCTCAGAACCGTCCTTGAGCCGGTAACTGGCTGACTCCGTGTACTTTGCTGAAGGGTGAGGCTGTTCAGCCTCCATTCCCGGCTTGAACCAGCCGCTGACACCGGATTCGTTCACAGCGTCACTGGTGTTCCCTGCACGCACGATGTCGAGGTTTCGCAGGTCAGAGGCAGGGACAGTGGACCTAGCCACGTCCTCTTTCATCTGAGCGACCTCTTCAGGGTCACCGGAGAGCCTCTTGGTGCCCTCGATGGCCTCGCTAACCTCCCGCATCCGCTCAGGGTTGTATCCCCTCGGATACCTCTCGGAGTCCTGCATCCAGAAAGCAGGACGTGCGAGCATCCCCTGATCCTCACCCGGGGCGAAGTAAGGCTCAGCAGCGTTCTTCTTCCGAGGCAAGACAGGGCTCCTAGATAACGGAAGCCCTCCGCCACTCCAGTATCCAAGGGGACTGACACCCTAGAAAGCGTCAAATGTACAAGTTTTCCTTTTCCCCCTTAGCAACGTTGTAAAAGGGGATGTGACAAGATTTAGGAACTTTAGTTTTGGGTTCCATAGCAACGGGAGGGCCCAGATGCTCCAAGCAACGCTTGCTAGGGCCTTAGCAATTATTTTAAAGATCGCTCGTCTCAACGAAGATTCTTGATCGAGAGCGAGTACAGCCCTCCCGCTCCCAAGTTCGGCACGCCATTTGGGCAACTGCCTGAGATTTCAAGGGCCACCTATGCCTGAGCACTGGCCCCGCGCTGGTGGCGCAAGCGCTTAAGGGTGGGCGGGTCGCTCTGGCTGGCAAGCCGTTAGCCACGCTAAGCAACGGAGCCCTGCCCGGAGGGCTTCGAGTCGCTCGAGCCCGCTCCGGGCCACTGCCTCGCGACGGGGTGGCGGCGTGGCGGTGCGGGCAGGCTTCGGGATGGTGGTCCGGTGCTGTGAGTAACCAGCAGCGCGCTGGTGGTGCTGGAGCGCTCACTGGCACCGGGCGAGGGGTCCGGCTTGCCAAGGTCTCAGAATGGCGCTGTGGGCTTGCTAGGGCCATCCCAGCGTTGAGCCGGTCCGGTCTCAGCCCTTTCACAGCAGCGTGTTCCAGCGTTGGAAACTTCTTTGGTAACGGTTTGGTAACGAGGGCTGTTTACGGGAATGAACGCCTTGGCAACCGCGTTGTTGATCAAGCAACACGATCGACACGGCACCGCGCAGCGCAGGCCCCCGGCTCTCGGGGCGAGCCCCTCGCGATGGCCACCACAGCGGGTGAGCGAGCGACCCTCGTACCTCCCAGCGCCACGACCACGGGCTGGGGAAGGGCGACGGTTAAGCAGCCGGACCCGTCCAAGGAGACAACTCTGTCGTGCTTCGGTGCGGCAGACGGTCAACAGGGGCACGCCCCGGTCTCCAGATGAATCCGTTGACGTGTCCGGACCATCTGCCGGTCTACCCGTGAGTGACCGCGCCAAGAACAACCACGGGCCTACTGCATTGCCCATGAAGTGACCTGTGAAGCCCTTGTGGCTTCGCCGGGATTCCCGCCGTGTGCGGGGAGTGCCTGACACCCCAACGGAATGGCGGGGTGACCATGGGAGGCCAACAACTGTGGTGGGAGCGGGGTGGCCACGCCGCCCCGTTCCCCCACCAAGAGCCGCTGATGAACTGGTCATCGACGGTCGGCAGGCCACCGACCTGACGGGGTTCGACTCCCCGGTGGCTCACGCTCCATACCCACAACCAACCACTAGGAGAGCCCATGTCCATTCCCACAACCAACCACGACGACCTGACCACGATGCTGGACGGGTCAGTGCAGGTCACCCTCACCCGCGCGGCAGTCGTTGACCTGCTGAGCGCGCTGGGACGTTCACTCACTGAGAACACCGGCGAGGTTCACATCGTCCTTGACGTGTGCGAACACCGCGCGTGGTTCGACGTGCGCGGTACGTCTGGCCGCATCGGCGGGGCAGTCACGCACTGCTACTGCGTCATCAACTAGGCGAAACAGGGCCATCGCGGCCCTGTCCACGGGGTTGGCATCCCCGTGCTGACGAGCCTGCCACCAACCTAGGAGAGTGAAGCCTTGACAACTGGACTGCCCACATTCGCCGCGCTGATTCGCAGCGCGCCGGGTCCTGACAACCGCTGGTGCGAGGTCCTCATCGTGAGGTCCTTCGACACCTTCTCACCGCTGCACGTTCCCGGCGTTGGACCAGCGCCGCTGTTCTACATCCGGAACACCGGGGGCGGTCGGGGACCGTCCAACGCATGGGTCGCCGTCACCGACGTTCCTGCTCAGGAGCGCGCTGCATGGTGCGGCAATGACCCTCTCGTCGTGCCGCTCACCACGCACGACGTGACCGCAGTTGCTAGCGCTCGCAACTTGCCGCCCAAGTCGCTGCTCACGCGGCTCCAGTCGCGCATCGACCGCGTGCCGCTCAATCAAGCCGTTGGGCTAACCATTGGCAACGTCGTTGACGCTCTGGTGCAGGCCACCGACGTGTTCGCCACGGTCGTGCCTGCTGCTCCCAAGGTCGCCCCGGCTCAGGTCGTGGTGGCCGCGCCGGTCATTCCTCAGGTGTCGGCCATCCCGGCTCCCGTGCTGACAGTGCCGGTTGCCAGCACGGCACCGGTTGCCAGCGCTGGTCCCGTGGTCGTGCTTGACGACGACCAGCCCGACTCCGACGACGGCTCCGTCACGGTCGTCGTGCAGGACGGCGCGTGCCGCAAGGCCATCGTCCTGCCGCCGTCGTTCGCTGACTCGTACATCCACCGTGCGGTGTTCGGAGTCGATGACTTCACGGTGCTGGATGAGGCACGGGCCAAGGGCGACAGCGTCGGGCTGTACGGCCCCACGGGCTCTGCCAAGACCACCGTTGCCAAGGCTTACGCGGCAGCGCGCGGTCTCCCGTATGTGCAGGTCTCAGGCACCGCGACGATGGAAGAGTCGCGGATGTTCGGTCGCTGGATCGACCTTGGCCAGTGGCAGGACGGCGTCGTCAGCGAGGTGGTCCGCTACGGCGGTCTACTCATCCTTGACGAGATCAACATGCTCCCGCCGAACATCAGCGCGAGCCTGTTCCCGCTGCTTCGCGAGCGGGTCCTCACCCTGCACGACAAGGACGGCGAGACCATCACCGCCCACCCGTCGCTGATCGTCATCGCGACGTGGAACCCGAACTACTCCGGTACGCGCGAACTGAACGCCGCGCTCGCCAACCGGTTCGGGGTGCAGGTTGAGTGGGGCTACGACGACCGTGTTGAGAAGGCGCTTGGCATCTGCAACAGCCTTCGCGCTGCTGCTGGTCGCCTTCGTGCCAGCGAGGTCAAGGGCGAGGTCAGCGCCCCCTGCCCGACCAACGCGCTGGTTGACTTCCAGCACTACGCCGGTCGGCTGGGGCTGGACTTCGCGGTTGGCAACTTCGTCGCCCGGTACCACGACGATGTTGAGCGCAAGGCCGTGCAGGCCGTGTTCGACACCTTCCGTTCCAGCATCGAAAACGAGTTGGGGCTGGCTCAGGCAACCGTCTGAGCCAGCACCAGCACCACCTAGCAAGCCCTACCAACCACTACCAACCTCTAGGAGAGCGATCACCTTGGCAATCACTTCACCCCTCACCGCCGACCGCTTGCTTGGCCCCGGCGCTGAACGTGGCGAGCGGCTCGCACGCCTCGCCGCCATCTTCACCAAGTCCAACAGCATCCTGTCCGGTCAGTCGGTCAAGGTGCGTATTGAGACCAACGACTGGGCTTGCCCACCGGCCCCGGCATGGTCCGATGGCCAGAACATCTGGTTCAAGGGCAGCGACATTCGTGACGCTGACTTCGACTCCATCGTCAACCTGTACGGTCTCAACTACCACGAACTGGGCCACATCCTGTGGACACCCCGTCAGTCGCACCCGCTGGCGACTTGGGCTTGGCGCAACCGTCACTGGTCCACGATGAACCTCTTGGAAGACCAGCGCATCGAAACGGCGATGACCCGCCGCTGGCCTTCGACGGCACCGTGGCTCACCGCGTGCGTCCTGCGCTGGGTGCTGGCCGACCCCAAGACCCTCAGCACGTCCTACCTGCTGCTGCGTGGTCGTCGCTTCCTCCCGGCTGACGTGCGCGGACTGTCACGTCAGGCCTTCGAGCGTCAGGACCTGCTCCCTGAGGTTGACCGCATCGTTGACGCCTACCGGGAACTGCGCTTCCCAGAGAAGCCCAACCTGCGCCGCGTATCGGAGCGCAACCTGTACGACCGTGCTCAGGCGCTGATCACCGACTACAGCGCGCTGATTGCCAGCCTTAACAACCAGCCCACGTCGTCGCCTAACCACGGCAACGACGAGACATCACCGGTAACCAACGGCTACCCAGCGCCTCACGATCCCAATGAGGCCAACACCGACGACCAGTACGACGACGAGCCCCAGCCCGGTCAGGGTAGCGACGGGGACCAGAACGACCAGCACGACGACACCAACGACAGCGGCGCGGGCACCCCGTGCTGCTCCTGCGACGGAGGCAGCCACTGATGAACGACGACACCATGCCCAACACAAGCGCCTGCTCCTGCGGTTGCCACGGTCCTGCCGCTGGCAACGAGCCTGCCAACGACCAGCCGGGTGGCTCTGGCAACGAGCCGGGTCAGCCCCAGCCCGGCAACGAGCCGGGTCGGCCCGGCAACGGCGACCAGCCCGGCGACCAGCCCGGCGAGGGCGAGGGTCAGGGCGAGGGCGACCAGCCCGGTGAGTCCGACGGCGGCGGCGCGAACGGCGGCGCTGGCTCCGACGGCGAGACCGGGCTGGACGGCGGCGAGGCCAACGGTGCTGGCACCGGGGTTACCAACGCCCCCGACATTGCCAAGGCCTTGCAAGACGCTGCTAGCAAGGCTCTCGACAACATCACCAACGACGTCGATATCGCTGGCGAGGCCAGCAGCGCTGTCAACGCTGTTGTCAAGGGCGGCGGTCACGTCCAGATCCTGCGCGACTCCCGCTTCGACACCTTCGCCCCCAGCGACGAGGCTCGCCTCGCTGAGCGCCGCGCGGTGCGGGAGTTCAACACCCTCCGCGCAGACGCTGAGGAGGGCTGGGACCGCGCCCGTCCGCAGGGTCGGCTGAACGTCGGTCGCTACATCTCTAGCAACGGGGACCTTGACGTGGCCTTCGACCAGTGGCGTGACCGCAAGGGTGACGCCTCCGACCTTGAGGTTGTGCTACTGCTGGACGACTCAATGTCCATGGCTTCCTACCGCGTGGTCAGCGCGGAGGCCATGTGGGTACTCAAGCGTGGCCTTGACGCCATCGGTGCCAACACCACGGTGGTCATGTTCCACTCCGAGTCCCGCGTCCTGTACAAGCCGACCGACAAGGCTGAGGCGGGTCGCCTCCGCTGCTCAACTGAGAGCGGCGGCACTGACCCCAGCGAGGGCATCGCTCAGGCGGCGCGCATCTTCGCCGGGAGCCGCAAGGGTCAGAAGGTGCTGATCACCATCACCGATGGCGACTACTGGGGTGAGTCTGTCCCTGCCAACTGCGACTACAACATTGACGACATTGTCAAGGCCATGACCAACAGCGGCGTCGTCACTGCTCAGGTCCTGTTCAACCACGCGAGCGAGCAGACTCACGGGCACGCGATCAGCACTCAGGTCTCGCAGGTTGAGGAGATCGCGTCCTTTGCCAAGGAACTTGTCAAGGCTGCTATCAAGTCTCGCCAGCGCTAGCAACGGGCTAACCCAGCAGGCCCCAAAGGGGCCTGCTGGGTTGCTTCCCAACACAAGCAATTACCAACCCCAGCGCGACTAGCAGCCACCCCGGTGCAAGGCCGGGGCGCGCACTGGTGCGACGAGCGCACCTAGCAACGAGAGGAATGCCAATGCCCGAGATCAACGCCACCTACACCGTCGATGTTGACGGCACCCTTCACATCACACACCGCGAGTGCGGCGTCGTTCAAGAAGTCAAGCCGGTGCGCGAGTTCGCTGACGGCACCTGCTCGTTCGGTTCCGATGCCGACGTGTGCCTCGCCTGCGAGAACGAGGGTCGCCCGGCGACCCTCAACTACTAGGGGGCTGGCTCATGCTGCACAGCGCACGATCCCGAGCCCACCACGGCCATCGCGGTTGCTACTGCTGCGACTGGCCCGTAAGCAACCGCACACTTCGCCAGCGCGAGAGGCGCGCTTGGCAACGACAGATTGAGAGGGAGTACGCATGACCCACATCCCGGCGCAGGACGCCAACAACGCAACCGTCATCCGGTTGCTTGAGGAGATCGCCTCGCTTCAAGCAACCATCGACTCGCTCATCCCACGCGAGGACCCCGAGGTTCGGGCCGAGCGTTACCGCACCACGGCGAGCGACCGCTTCCAGTACAGCGACGGCGCTGACGCTGTCGGCTTCCATCTTGAGCGCATGTCCGCGCCCGACTACGACCCCTACTACGACGAGAGGTACTGACCATGACCACGATCACCATCACCATCCCGACCGACCTCGCAGACGCCATCGCAGATGCGCTGACCAAGTGCGTGCTGCGGGCCAGCGCTGACGCTGAACGGACTGTCGCAGGGCCAGCGTACGAGCGAGCAGAAGAGGCAACCCGGTACTTCGGGGACGCGCTCGTCGCCTTCAACTACGCCCGCGACATTGACCCTCTAGCGCGAGAGTGCGGGGCATGCGGTGCGGAGTCAGGCGAGGACTGCCGGTGGCACTGCACCGCGCGGCCCGACGATGACAACGTGCCCAACACAAGCAATCTCATCGACGCTTAGGGCTTGGCTTACCCACTGCGGTTGTCCAAGAATGTTGTCGGAGGCAGGAATACCAAGATCAACTAAGGGTGTTGCCACACTCAGCGCGACTAGCAGCCACCCCGGTGCAAGGCCGGGGCGCGCACGCTCACGACGAACCGTTCGTCGTATGTAGCCAAAGGAGGGCCAACATGGCCGAGTACATCTTCATTGAGGAAGAACCGCAGGTTAGTTCAGGACCACGCCTCAACCACCAGCAGGTCACGCTCGCGCGTCGTGTGCGTGACGCAGGCGGCTGGGTTGCCGTCATTCGCTTCGACAAGAAGTCGGCGGCGAACGTCGCGGCCTCCCGCATCCGTCGCGGCAACGCGGCGTCGTGGGCGTACGTCGGCACCTTCGACACCAAGGTCGGCCAGCGCCCCGGCGAGTCCGAGTGGACCGTCTACGCGCTCTACACCGGAGAGGCAAGCAACTGATGACTACCACCAACCAACCCACCGTTGACGAGCAGCGCGCACAGGTCTTGGCTGACAACCCCGGCCTTGACAAGGCGTTGACAACCAACCACCACATCGTTGAGGACATCTCCGCCCGCTTCGCTGCGACCGGTCGCCTTTCCGAGAAGCAGATCGCGCTCGTCTTCAAACTCGCCAAGCAAGACGCTGCCGCTAAGCAGCGTGAGGCTGAGCGCGAGGTAGCAGACATGCTGGTCCGCGAGTCTGGCATCACCATCACCCCCGGCAAGCAGGTCATCTTCGGAAGCGTCGTGTCTCTCAACCTGAAGGACAGCGGCTTCGGCCCGACGTGGAAGATGATCGTTGAGCACCCCAGCGGTCTGAAGTACTGGGGCACCGTCCCTAGCAACCTCGTCGGTGCTCTTGCCAAGGGTGATCAAGTTGAGTTCACCGCAACCGTGTCGGTCTCCGACAACGATCCAAAACCCATCTTCGGGTTCTACAAGCGCCCGACCAACGCCGCACTTATCAAGTCGGCCTGACAAGGAGGAACACAGAATGATTGACAAGAAGCAGGTAGTGATTCCAATTACCGTTGATGCCGCCGAGTTCTGGTCGGCCATCTTCGGAGCCGAGCCGTTCATCTGGCCATGGTGGGTCAAGGTGGACTACGCCGAGGGCTGCGACTGGGAGACCCCCGGCGAGGTCACCATCACCGTCGCTGACCCCGACGACGCTGAGGACAGCACGACCAAGACCCTCACGCTTGAGGATCTTGTCGCCGCGTACCTCATCGCGCTGGAGCAGTATCCGCGTTCTGTTGGCGTCGGCTGGGAGACCCCCGACTTCGACTCTGAGAGCAGCGACCTCATCCTCCAGATCGCAGTGCAGGGTGAGGTGGTGTTCGGATGAGCATCTGCCAATGGTTCGCCTTGTGCGACCGAGAGGCCACGCAGTCTGTCCCTCACCCCGTGCTGGGTGATGTCCCGACGTGCGACCGCTGCGCGTCGTTCGCCAATGGGGGTGCCTGACATGGAGCAGGTCATCAACATCGACTTCACAGACCTTGACGACGCTTACCACAAGATCGTCAAGTTGCTAGTAGACAACGGAATGGTTGACCGGGAGGCGCGCGTTTCGGCGCGCTTCCTGCTCGCCGGAGTGGAGGACAAGTGAGACTCACAACCCGAGGCTGGGTCTGCCTGTGGACGTTGGTATGCGTGCTTGCTATCGCTGTCAACGCTGCTTTCGCAGACAAGCAGGTCGAGTGCCGCGTCGAGAACCTCTCGACATGCCACATAACAACAACCGCTAACAACATCGGAGGCAACTAACAATGACTGTCAAGCACATCTTTGAAGTCGGCGACCCGACGTCCAACACAAGCGCATCAATCTTCGCTCTCAACCAAGAGACCATCCAAACAGCAGAGCGAGTGGCCGCAGCCGATGGCTGGGTGGCTGTGCTGGAGTACCCCGAGCCTGAGCGCAGTACGGCAGCAACCACAGCGCACCGGATCAAGCACGGCAAGAGCGCCGCGTGGAACAGCGTGGGCACCTTTGACGCCACAGTGCGGAAGACCAACTGGGGAACCGTGAAGGTCTACGCACGCTGCATCACTCGCTGGAGTGATCGTGATGACCCTTCAATCGCACCATGGGATAGGTGATGTACCGATGCAGACATTCCTGCCGTACGCAGACTTCGTTGACAGCGCCAAGGTGCTAGACAGACAACGCCTTGGCAAGCAACGAGTTGAGGCCTACCAGATTCTTCGCACGCTTCGGGGTGAGTCCAACGGCTGGTCTCATCACCCGGCAACCCGCATGTGGAAGGAACACACTCAAGCGCTCGCCGCGTATGGGTTCGTAGTGTGCAGCGAGTGGATAGCCCGTGGTTATAAAGACAACCTGCGTCTCTACTTCGCGCAGCGTCTGGCGCAGCCCAAGGCTCTTGTCATGCCTGAGTGGTTAGGTGATGAGGCTTTCCACCTGTCACACCAGAGCAACCTCGTTCGTAAAGACCCGCAGCACTACGGCGCGTTCTTCCCTGACGTACCGTCTGACCTTCCCTATGTCTGGCCCATCTGGGCCTGACGCGCACCACCAGCCGTGAAGTAGGGGCAACAAGGCCCTGACGCCACACCGCTCGCAGGAGAGGGCACGGCAACGATCCCTTAGGAGGGGACAGCATGGAGACAACCATCTACAACGGCCCTGCCCGATTCATTGGATACCGTGGTCGCGAGTGCAAGACCGACCGCATCCGCGAGGTCGTGATCCAACTGTCTGACGGCACGCTCCACACCGAGTACTTCTGTGAGCAGTGCGACTATCGCGCGGCTAAGTCCGCGTCGGTGCGCGGTCACTTGTCGCTGCACCCACTGCCGGGTAAGCCCCGCAGTGGCCGTCCTGTCGGGTCGCGCAAGCGCTCGCGCCACAGCGACGAGGTCAACGAGGCGATTGAGCGCGAGATCGCTCGTCGTGTTGAGCGAGAGTTGCAGCGCGGTGCAAGCAAGCGCTCGCTGGAGCGAGAGGTTGCTAGGCAGAGGTTGGCGGAGGTTCGCCGCGAGAACCGCGAACTTCGCAAGCGCCTCAAGAACATCCGGGCAGCCATCGTTGGCAACGTTTAGCAATTCCTAACAACAGGCGTGGCCCCGGCCTGACACCTACGGGGCACTTCCGAATGTCAGACCCATCTGCAACACTTCGTTCACACCTAACACCTTGGAGGGGAATCCGGTGGATCACACCATCAACGTCGGAAAGACCAGCAAGTGGGAGACAACGCACGCCTACCGCATGCGTTGCTCATGCGGAGCAGCGTCCTACGTCCACACGCGCAAAGACGCTAACAAAAGCGCGCGCGAACATCTCGCTCATGTTGAGAAGCGCGCTGCTGCCGAGGTGAAGCCATGAAGGTTTGCCCAGAGTGCAGCGGGCGCGGCTATCACTACATGCCGGGCCCAACTCCTGACGACATTGACGCCGAGGGTTGCCAAGACTGTCGTGGCACCGGCATCCAGTTTCTAACCACTAACCGTATTGCACCGCCCGTTGATTACGACCCCGATGAAAAGGAGGACTAGCACCATGCACGATGAAGACACCGAGTTTGAACCGACTGCTTACGAGATTGTGCATTGCATGCACGAGGACAACGAGCCAGTTGTTCACCTGACGCTGTCTTACGCCGAGGTCAGTCTCATTGCCATGGCGTTGACAGAGTTCGTTCCCGGCGAGATTGAGCGCGCCCGCCTTCAATTCCTCAAGAGCGACGACCCATCGCTCAAGGCTTCGCTCTGCCGCATCGCGGGGTACGGAGAAGCCGCCCTCATTCAATGGCAGGAGATGGAGGAGGTCATGGCTGAGCCGATGGCCGAGTACATCGACTGGCATGAGTGGACGCATGAGATGGAGGCCGAGGCGTGAACGCCCCGTCCTTCGACGGCTCCCAGCCGTGCGCGCAGTCGGGTGGGGACTCATGGTTCCCCGATGACAACTCGTCTTTCACGACAGAGAACAGGATCGCCGCTGCTCTCTGCCAGACATGTCAGTTCAGAGTTCCTTGCTTGGAGTACGCCGTTGCTAACAACGTCGATGGCATCTGGGGAGGCACCACCCGCAATGACCGAAACGCTATTAAGCGGCAAAGGCGAGGTTCCGCATGACCGCCGCCCGCGCAAGGTTGCAGGACTACCTGAAGCCCGGTCGTTCCGCGTGGAGCGATGACTACCACAACTCGCCTCACGCGAACACAGATGAAGGGTGTGTGGTGTGTGGCAAGCGCACGACTCCTGAGAAGCGGATTGTGGTCTGCCTGACAGGTGGTGGCGACGTGCTGGTGCGTCCAGAGGATGAGGAGCGTGAGGAGCGTGAGGACGCCGATGGTGGCTTCATGGGCCGCTGGTCGGTTGGGCCTGAATGTGGCCGAGCCATCCCGCAGGAATACAGGGTGTCAGCATGACCGATCCCTATCCGCCACCGCCTCGCAAGAGAGGTGACCCGGTCACCCGTCTTGGTTGGTGCGTTGATAACCACCACGACGAATGCCCGGTGAAGGCGGGTAGGGATCAAGAGTGGGTGTGCGAGTGTCCTTGCCATCCCGTTGCCAAGAAGAAGAAGACCCGGAAGACCGGCTAGACTTCGTAGCCACACTGTGAAAGAGCGACTGGGGCACGCCAGTATCACGACAACAGAGCAGTACCTCCACCGGATGCGGATGGAGGATGACAACATCAGCAGTGTCATCGGGACCTGCTGTCAGACAAGGAGTAACGAATGGCCACCAAGCCCGTCTGCCCACGCTGTGGGCACTTCATTCCCAACGACGAACAGCCGGGGGCCTACCCCGGCGCTCTGAGCCGAGCGGACAACGAGACTGAGGTCTGCTCCGACTGCGGCACCCATGAGGCGCTGGAGCAGTTCTTCAACGCCAACGGGGATCACCGCCCCACTCCTGTCAGCCAGTGGCCTGTCACGGAGTACCGTCCCCTGTTTACTGCTCTTCACTAGACCAGAACGACCGTAAGCCGTGAGTGCGTGGGAAACCGACTCTCAACCCTAACCACGGCAGCGTGAGGCGAGGCACCCCCTTTCTACCTCGTTGATCACGCAGAGAAGCCCCCGGCCTGAACACTAGGCCGGGGGCTTCCCTCATCGACTGTACTGCTGGAGCCTCAGTGCTACATCGTCCACCGTCATGTAGGGCGTCAATTCAACGGCACCTCACAAGCATCGGTCGTGCAGTAGGCCTCTCCAACTGCGTCTAGGGCGTTGCCCTTGTAGACGCTGTTTAGATTGATCTTCTTCAACTTCCGCTTCCAAGCGTCGTACTCGTCTTTGCTGATCTGGGTGTAGGGCTGCTGCGGATAGACCTTGTTACCCATTGGCAAGAACGAGACGGTCTTAAGCCGACCCTCGTACATGTGGAGCACAGTGCCGACATGCTTTGCCTCTGTCTCAGAGTCGAACGACAGGGTGACGCTGACGCTGTTGTCAGACCAGTATTGCTGGGCCAACGCGGCGAGGTTCGCTTTCTCAAACAGCGACACGTCCTTCTCCGCGCGCACGGGAACGCTCTTCACTGGGAAGTAGACCACCGACGTGTTGGAGTCAGTCACAGCGTCTTCCACCGCGTAACCGGCGTCGATGAACTTGGCGACCATGGGGTCGCTTTTGGCAAACCGGATGGCCCGCAGAACATGCTCGCCACCGGGGGGCCAGTGGACGCCCGGTGTCTCACCCGCGAGGATGCTCACCGTTCCCGAGGGTTTGACTGTCGTGGTCTTGATCGACTCACGGACGCAGAGCCACTCCGAGTAGATGGAGTCCCAGCGCTGGACCTCGCCGTAGCCGGTGTCGAGCCACTCCCTAAGCAACGGGAGTGAGCGGGAGTCCGCGAAGCCTGCGAGTCCCGAGACGCTCGTGCCGATGCGGCGGTTGCGCTGCATGATCGCGTTGGTAGTGGGCCAGTGCGTTGGAATGAGAGTCACGGTCTTGGCGTAGAGGTAAGCAAACTTGAGAGTCCTCAAGAAATCCTTGAGGTCGTCATGCCTATTGATATACGTCTCTACCAACGTGCAGCACTCGTATGACTCCAACGACTGCTCAGCGCAAGGGTTGTAACCGGCTACGCGATAGTCCTTGTTGTTAACGGGATCGTTCAAGCGACCGTACTTGCGAGATACATCCAGCCAGATGAAACCCGGCTCACCATTCAAAGCAATGTTCTCAACGAACGGCGAGTAGTCCATACCAACGGTTGCTTCCAATGAGTTGTTAGACATCCAACCCCATCCCGGATTGTCTGGGGAGTAGGAGTTTCGTTCGGGGAAGGTTTCCGGATTCTTTAAATTCACGAAGTCGTTGTCAACGGGCTTGCCAAGAGCGAGTTCGGCAGAGCGACGCACGTTGCCGGAGACCACGCAGACGCCGATCAGGTTGGCGATGTCAACGATGGTCTTGCTATCAAGAGTCTTGCCAACCATCGGATCGAGAACCGCGCGCAACTTGGTGTGCAGTCGGATCAACGGCTCGGGACCTGCCGCCGTACCTCCGAAGGTCTTGATCGGTTCACCCGCAGGACGAATCAATCCGTAGTCGAAGACGTACGTTGGCTGGTTGTTCTTGAGGTATGAGTCCAGCAGCATGCCGACGCTCTCCACCCAGCCCTCACGGGTGTCGGGGATGACGAAGTCCACCTTGTTGTCAGTGGGGTGGCTGACCTCAATGGCACGGCTCACACCATTTGTGTCGAAGCCGACCCCGATCCCCAGCATGCTCGCCTCCATGAGGAACAGGAACGGGGCGCTTGGGTTGTTCTTGGTCATGTCAGCGGTAGAGACGAAAGCGCAGTTCTGGAGCGCGGCGCTGTTGCGTCCCTCCATCACCAACGGAGTGCCCATCATCCACAGACCACGACCGGGAGGCGTCCACTTCAGATTGAAGAGGCGGTCGAATGCTTCCTGAGCACTGGCCTGCGCTTGGTGCCCGTTCCATGGGAGACGGTTCTCCTTGCAGTGGTCTTTCTGGATGCTGTACATGCCGTTGATAACACGTTCGCACACATCGACCCACGTCTCCTTGGAGCCGTCCTCCTTCAGGCGCGAGTACGTTCGCATGAAGGTGATCTCACCAACGCTGTTGCCAGCCACGTCGGTGTACCCCCACGGCACAGGCTGGGTTCGGTAGTACGAGACGAAGTCATCCGTCAGTCGAAACGAAAACAAAGGTAGTCCTCCTCATTGACATCAGTGGGTAGGTCGAAGGTACCAGTTGGTAAGCCGCGCGGACAACCGCCTGACTCAAGTTCAAGTACCGTTTTAATCGAGATCACCAAGTACGCAGGGCCCAAATCGAAGGAGATCCTGTTCCACGCCCTTGGCAAGCCTTGTTAGCAACTAACTGCCGATAGATCCATCGATGATTCGGTTGGTCTGCTCGGCGTCCAAACCACCGTTGGGAAGATCCCGAAGCGAGGCGGCTCGGTCTCCAAACAACGCACTCAACACCCCACCTGCGGTCTGCCTCTCGACCGTCATACGAACGAACTCGTTGTTGCTTTCGAGGTCTTTGAGGATCTTTACCAACTTGAAAAGCCGGTCTATTTCTAGACCGGTGTTCGGATCTGGGTATCCGCCGTTCAATTCCTCGCTGAACCGGGCGAAAGCAACCCTTTGCCCTTGCATTTCAACGATTGCATTGAGGAGAGACCGCAACTGCTCCTTGGTCTTGACCTCCACCGGGAGACCGAACGCGCACATCGATTCAGGCTTGTAGGCAGGGCAGTTGCTAGCCACGAAACAGGTGTCGCACTGGCGCAGCGACTGCGAGTTCGACTGCATGACCGGCACATCGCGGAGGACTTGATTGCCGTTCTCATCGGTGTCAACAATCGTCTTGTACTGAACCCCCAGCACCGGCAAAGTAGCGGTCTCCTCGGGAGTTCGGGGCTCCGGAAGTTTCCGCATCGAAGCATCCCTGTTGGCAACTACGGGAGGGGGGTTTTCCTGACTTTGGCTTGGTACCCCATTTCCGCTCTTAGCAACTAAGAAGTCATTGCTAGAGGCGTTGCTAACGAGGTCCGGGTCTGACTTATAAAACAATTGCTCATCAGATTCGGGGACAGACTCCGATCCGAAGTTCTTCTTTCGCGGGTCTTCCATCTGCATCTCCATCTGTTGGTATGACCAGATCGCCAGTTTGGTGACCTCGTTGGGGTCGTCGTTCACGACCTTTCCGAAGTCAATCCCGGCCTTCTCGCAGACCGACCGATACCTCATTCGCGCTTGGTCCTTCATCCGCTGTGGGTAGCGAACGAGGCGAGTGCCGTCCCAGACGATGGTCTCGCCACGACGCATCGGAGAGAGCCATGACAGCGTGCTGACGGTCTCCCACCGGATGGCTCTCAAGTTGTCTGGCTTGGCGATGGAAAGCCCGTGAAAAGACGTCTTGTGCTGTATCGCGAGGGCGTTGGTCCTGCTTGCAAGCGTGCTGTCAGACTCCACAGTCTCGTACGGGATGGCGATGTGTGAATACCGATCCGCGAGCGCGAAGAGAGCCGGGTAGCCCAGCGAGGATTCCCAAATGGGCCAGAACAATTCCTCACCCAACTCGGCCCAGAACAACTCGCGCTGCTCCTTGAGCCACGCAACTCCAAGCGGCGGGCAGACCAGTTCGGTCGCTCCGGAGATGCGATCCCCGTTCTGAACTACGAAGTCCTGATACTCGGCGGCGTAGTCTTCCAACTCAGCAACAGACAAGCCAGCCTTGGCAACCTGCTGCGAACCGGCATCGAGGTAGACGCGCACGTCGTCGGGGAACCGTCCGGCAAACAAGTAAGGCTTGTTCTTGGGCAGTCCGCGCTTCCACAGTCGAAAGAACGACACTCCGACATCTTTTACGCCCATGTCGGTTAGCAAGATGCGATTGCTCGGGACCTCGGCACCGTCAAAGACCAGCATCTACGTCCTCCTGCGTGGTTACTTCCAAAGCAACTTTCTGCCTGCGGTCAATCTCGGCTTGGATGTCGTCCCAAGAACGGCGACCCTTGTTGCTATCGCGTCTCGATACTGGCGCGGCGAACTGCGGGTGCGCGAACAGCAGCGAGCAGATCCCCTCGGAGACAGCCCAAGCAACGTTGCTTGGATCGCCATCAACAAAGAAATCGATGCGACCTCGGGATCGTTCAAGCGCGACTTGCCGACGGCGAAGTTCGTTCGAGGTCTCGTCCTCGGCAACTTCCTTGCCAAGGAGATTGTCATAGATGATGTTGTTGGTACGGAGCCAGTGCTCCGCCTCGGCGATGCTCTTGTTGGCAAGAAGCACGACCGGCCCGATCCGCTTGAGTCCCTCCAAGAGGGTCTTGCCCTCTCGGATTGGATTTCCGGTCGCTGCCCGAAGTACTCCGTCTATTGCTACGAGTGTGGTCACGTTTACTGCCTGTAGATCGCTGCCCTGCGGGTGAGGACATCTGCGGATGGGAGGTCTACGCCGTAGGTCTCTGCCTCGTGTGACTCACGAGCGGACTCGGCGTACTGCTTGATTTGCTTGAGAGCGCCAACTGCGCCGGACTGCTTTCCTGCTTGCCAACGGTAGTTGTTGAAGTCGGAGTAGCCGCTACCAGTCATGGAAAACGCGATCTTCCTACCGTGATGAATCTCGTCGTAGAGAGACTCTGCCGCTGAGATGGCGTGCTGGAGTCGAGACTCCGCGTTCACCCGGTACGCAGGGTTGCTAGTTGCTCGTACATCCGTGAGCGCCTGCGAGTACCGCTTTACCAACTCCGTGGTCGTGTCGTAGTCACGCTGTGACTTCTGCTCCCATGCACGGCTGAACGGGGCGTGGGCAGATTGGTCGGGCTCTACGGTCCACTCATCGGCGGTCAGGTTGTACGCGGCGTACGGGTTGATGGCCCGAATGTCGGTAGCGCCGGGGTTTACGTAGAAGGTGACCTCGTACCCGTTCCAGTCAGCGGTGTTGGGCATCAAGTTCTCGTTGAAGTCCTCGTTCATCAACTGAGAGATGTCAGTGTCCGAGAACCCCATGAACTCCATGTTGCACTGACGGAAGATCGGGTAGTCGATGCCAACAAGCACGTCGAGATCCCCGGGAACCCTCGTTGCTGACCATTGGTAAGAGACCCCGGAGCCTGCGATCCAAGCAACGGTCCACCTCTCCGGGGCAACGTAACTGTGGGCAAGGCTGTTGATAAGCATGTGCAGAAGAGTGTTGCGGACCCATGGGCGAAGATGGCTACCCACGAAAAGCCGGGGGTCCAGTTCGCCAGAGGGGTCCGAGAAATACGAGGTTGACGACGGACTAACACTGACCGGCCTACTGGCCTTGGAAAGTTCATCCGCGTAACTCATACCCCCATTCTTTCTGCTGAATGGGTGTACGTCTTGCCCTACTACTCGTCCTCGTCAACCATTCGGGACTTCTTGATAACCCGACGACGAGGAGAACTCACGCTGGTTGTCTTGGTTGTCTCGTTCTCGGTGATTGGAGCCGGGGGCGATACGAATCCGCATGCCGAGTGAGCGTTTGAGAACCGGTGGACCAGCATCCAGACGCCTGAGTTGTTGTCATCGGAGTCCATCATCATCTGGCTCTCGCACATCCCGCAGTGAAGATCTACGTACATCTGCTACTCCTCGTCCTTCTTGGTCGAGCGGCGCTTGGCAACAGCCTTGGCAACCTTTTCAGCAGGCTTCTCCTCCTGCTGATCTCGCAAATAAGCGCTGGCGTACTGAGCCGATGCCTGTGCGGCTAGGTCTGCCGATAGGTCAAGCAACGAGCGGCGAACATCGCGCAGAGTGGGCTGCCGCTCGATATCGAGGACGTCGTTGGGGATATCCATGATCAAAGACGGCGATCCCTCGCTGTCCACAACGACTACGAAAGCGGTCATGGGTCGGTCGCTCACTTGTACAGTCCCTTCTCCTCGCGAGTCTTGCGCTCGTTGAACACCCGAACAGGGCAGAAGTCGCACAAGTAGACTCGGGTGGCGTTCGACTGGGTCGGGCTATCCAGCCCCGCGTCCTTACGCTCAACCGCAGTCTGGGGCAGTAGGCGCTTCTTCTCTGCACGGAAGTCTGGGCATTGGCCTTTGGGCCGGTTGTACGCAGCCCAGCAGGCCATCGCGTCCTCAGCGAACTGCATTTTGGTCTCGTAGAAAGCAGTACCAAACACATCAAGTCCAGAAGACCCCTGATGGATCTGTTCGATGATTGCTTCGCGCATTGTTTTCGATTGCCAGTGGATAGCGCCCACGTTGATAAGGAGCCCAACGTGCTCTGAGCCGTGGCGCTCAATTGTCATCTGGAGTAGGACATCTCCCTCGGGTGGACCCGAATAGGGAGGCAACTCATCAATGGTCTTGCAAGTACGGCAAACCATGAGCCGCACGTACGGCTCTTGCTCCGTGGACTCAGCGAAATTGCCAAGATCAATGGTCATCGTCAGTGCTCCTAGTGGTGTCAGTACGACGCTAACAAGGAGCCGCTGGCCTGTCTCGGTGTACTAACCGCCGGGACGGTAAGAGTTGAACATCCCGGTTTGGTTAGGCGATCCGCTACCCATGGCGAAGTTTGAAGATCGGCTTTCGTTGCCTCCGGGCTGCTGCGGAGTCTTCTTCATCATGTCCTTGCCAGCGTTGCCAAGGCCTTGCTCTCCTGCGCCAGACTCTCCGGCGGAGGCAGCCCTCGAAGCCGCGCTCGTGGCAGCGTTCTTAGCAGCGAACGACTCGGCCAAACCACCCGCTCCAGCCTCTACTGCCCCAGCAGCACCAGCGGCTTCGGCTGCGCCAGCCGCACCAGCCACTGCACCCGCGCCTTCAACAGCAGCGCCCGCAGCAAGAACCTCGGGGATTAATGCAAGTGGAGCCATCACTGTTCTCCGGGATCGTTAGCGGCACTGGGGCGTCGGGTATAGCCGGGAAGATGAGCAAATTGATTCTTGCCAAAGTTGTCAGCGCCAGCACTCTCCCAGCGCCCAGACTTCTCCAAAGCGCCCGCTAGGAAATCGTGAGCGGCATGCGTCCGCAACGTCTTTCCGTTGATGTCGGCATCTCGGCCTGCCATGGATGCCACGGAGAGCATGTGCCCTTCTCCACGGAACTCAGGCTTCACGAAAACCGTGTGCATGTACCCCGTGGGGTCAACTCGGACAGAACCAAAGTCGTTGAAGTACATGGCACCGCCGTCGAACTGACGGCTGTGCGTGCGGTGGATGCGCTCGGCCATGACTACCGACCGGGGTTGACCCGCTGAGTTGCCGGGTACTCGCTGTTGACGTAACCCCAGTTGTAGTCAGGGTGCAACGAGGCGCGGTTGGCGTAGACCTCGGAGTCGCCGCTGGCAGGCTGGACCTCAGTGTCCGGCCTGCGCTTGCGGTACTTACCGTCCGTGGAACCCTCATTGAGGGACTCGTTCTGGCTGCGGCTGATGTTAACGGTCACTGCTTCTTCCTCTCCTGCTGCTTGACGTATTCGCGGGTACGGATCTGGTCCATGTCGCTCGACATCAAAGGGGTGTACTTGGTGCCCGGAAGACGACCCTCCTCATGCGGCATGGTGAACTCCATGCGATGCGGTAGGTACCCGTCACCGGCTGAAGAAAGCCCCGCAGCCAACTCATGGGCTGGGTCATGCTCCCCGTGCCAGTTTCCAGCCATGGAACCCGCGAATACGACCTTCTGGTGGCCTGTATCGGGATGCCGATAGGTCACGGCGGCTCCGGTGTAGGCGTCCCCGGGCATGATGGAGCCTCGGTTAGCGGATCGATCCTCAGGCGGGTTACCAGCCATTATGAGTTGTCCTCTTTCGGTTTAGTCGGTTCTACAAAACGAACAGTGACCGCGCCACCATCTGGCGGCGTAGCCTTCAAGCGCGGCTGACGACGACCGCCCTTCTTGACGTTGGGGCCACGGTTCGCGGTGCGCTTCTGCATCCCCTTGGCGTTAGTACCAGAGATGTCGCCCTTGTTTCCGTCCTTCTGAGCGGCTTCCTTGCCGCCGGGATGAGCGCCGCCACGGCCACCCTTGTTCCCGTTAGGTGTTAGGTCCATGGCCTACCTTCCGCTCATACGCGACTTGATGTGCTTGTGGTGCTTCTTCTTCCGACAGTTATGGCAATGCCGGTCGTTCGAGTAGATGGCTGCAACAGGGCTAAGCAACGTCCCGCACCCACCCGCGCAAGGCTCTGACCCGTTGTAAACCGTTGTTATGCTGTCTTGGGGCTGATTGGCACTATCACCAGCAGTGCCGGTGTCACTACCTGCGTCACTACCTTCCATCACCAAGTCCCCGTTCCTTGCGAATTTCGTGAGGTACCGGAGTAGCCGCCGGGTCCACCCGAGTAGTTCTGAGACGGGAAAGACACTGCGTCTATATCTGTAATGATGTCTGTAATGCTTAATTCTCGGGTCCTATACCCGAACCGAGGAGGGAACGGATTGACCTGCGGGAGAGGCGGTCGAACCATCTCTTGCAACTCAGCACCCGGAACTAGGGCGGCCTCTAAAGCCAGCGTTGTTAGGCGCTCTTCGTTGCTAGCAAACGGGCGGTTCTGAGACCACGGCGGCAACTGATTCCACGGCTTGGTGTGGTCGTACCTACCATCGGGCTGGCTCATTTGCCTTTACCGCCCTTGGCTTTCTTTGGAGTGAAAAGCGCCAATTGACCCGTAACCTCAGAAGGCTTCTCCTCTGGTGGCTGCGTCGGTCGCACATAGGCGTCATGCTCGTTAGTCTCACCCGCGTGCAAACGCTGTTGGCCCCACTGAGCGGCCTGAGTCCAGTGAACGTTCTTGAGTCCGTGCTCCTGCATAACGTTCCGACCAACATGGTCAAAGAAGGAGTGAACACCCGAAATGCTCATCATCTTGTCCTTGTCTTCCTTGGACAGATGAGGAGCAAATCCCATGGCCGTATGAGTGTCTACAACCATGTGACCGTTGCTTGCGTTGGGGTCTAGCCACGCATGCAGATATGGACCAGTCTTGGGGCCGAACGGGTCCTTGCCCTTACGAGTGCGGACTTCGCTTAGGTCTGATCCGTTCATCAACTGGCGTGAGACATGGACTGTCTCCTTCATCTTTTCAACGCTTCTAGCGCTGGGATGAAAAGATCCCAAGTCGTCTTCAGTGATGGCATCAATGTCTCGGTCGCTCTTTGCGTAGTTCAACGCCCACTGAGCGGCTTCGTCGTTGTGATGCACCGTTCGGTTCTTGTTTCGCTCTTCAAAAGGCAACTGAGGACTGAGCATTGCGTGCGCTGCGGCGGCAACATGGAAGCCAACCCCAAACCGGCTCGCAGTGTCCATCACCTGCTGTCGCGGCTTCGGGCTGCCGTCCCTGTGGTACCCAGTATCAAAGTAGAAGGGGGCGGCGTAAGGCTGGTTGGTTCCAGTCTTCTCCGACATGTCCTTGCCCTTGGCAACAGCCTGAACCACCTGTGAAGAGAACGATTTGTGCGCCGAGTCGGAAGACACTCCGTACTTCTTCAATGCGCCTAGAACCCGCTGCTGTTGCTGCGGCGAGAAGTCTTCCCACTTCGCTCCGGGGCTACCAAGAGACTCGGCTGCTCCTCTGGTTTCGGCGATACGTCGGCGCGACTCGTGCTCGATAGAAGAGCCAAACGCATCCTTACCCTCAGGAGTTGCTAGGAACGACATCTGATCACCATCGTGCTCAGACCGCATCGTCTTACCCGACAGGTAATCCTCGAAGTGAGTGGCAGCCTGATTCTCGGCAGCCCTAGCAACGCTCATATCAACGTCTGGGGTTTCAAAGCGACCAGTGTCGGCACCCTTGCCAGTTTCAAAGGCGTTTCTACGTCGAGTACCTGCTGAAGCCTGTTGAGGTGAGACGCCGGACTTGCGCTTTGTCGTATCGGAAGCCTGACGCTTGGTGTATCTGGGCATGGGCTGTTAACTCCAAGCGGGACGAAGGTGAGAGAATTGGGCAGACCGCTTGGGGTCGATTGCTATGGGGCTGTTGCTACGAAGATCGGCTTTGCCGTCGTTGACCAGATGAGGTGCCGGTGCAAGTTCCATCAGAGGTGCGGTCTTAACACCCTTGGATTGGTTGATAAGCCCGCGCTGCGGGCTGAACATCGGACTCCAGAAATAATCCGACTTGTCGATGCGCTCGCCTTTGTGGACTCCCCGGTCATAACCGCGCTGGTTCTGGCGGTTCTTGAGAGAATCAAGGACGGTGTCGGAAACCGCGTAGGGCTTGCCCTTGTCGTCTCTGCGGCTACGTATGGGGCCTAGATAGCCATCGGGGTACTCAGCCTCAGGGGTACGGCCCATGGCCATACGAGAGGCATCCAGCACAGAACGAGGCACTGGGGCCATACCGGCGGAACCGCCACCACCAACAGCGGTATCAGTGCCGTACATGCCTCCAGCGCCCAGAGACATCATGTTCTGGGTGTTGGCCACTTACCAATTGTCGGGGCCTCTAGGCACCCTGTACTGCTGTAGTGGTGCTAGTCGATGTCCGTGATGCAGGTATGCCAACCGTTGATCTCGCGGGTATGGCGCGGATAATCCGGATTGCGCTGCCACTCGTCCTTGTTGTCCCAGAACCCGATTCGCACCGGTACTCCACAGCCCTTGGGGCAGTACTCCGTCTCTGCCGACCACATCTCCTCAAGAGGGTCTGACTCGGAGTCGGGACAGGGCCACGGCTTCTGGCACTTGAGGCACCACCACATGTTGTTGGGCAGTTCCAAGACCGCGCTCGGTCGGTGTCCGTTGTTCACGTCGTCTCTTTACGCCAGTACGTCTTCTCAAGCCACTGAACGTAGTCGTCCTCGTCACCCAAGGTGACGGACATAGCAGCAACCAAGCGCGGGTTGCTAAGAGTCGCCTCTCGACGTCGCTCAAGGAACTCGCTCAAAATCAGGAACACGAGCAGAGCAACCGTCGTGCCGACGCACAGTGCCCCGACGATTGCCAAAGCCCAAAAGAGGATGTTCATCCTGAAAGCACCACCGATACGACGAAGAGGAAGAAGATGACCACGAAGACCCAGAGAAACCGTTCGATGGTGGTCAAAGTTGTACTCCCGTGAACTCATGGCCGTCGAAGACAGTCCAGCCGTCCATGATGTGAACCGGGATGATGTGGAACCTGCCATCGGGGTGGTACCAGACCACGCCCATGCCCTGCTGCCAGTTCTCCCAATGGATCGCTGGACGGCCATCAAGGTGCGTGGCGCTGTGGAAAGACGGCACGGCTCCGTCCACACGGCTAAGGCAGCCGGGGCTGAAGCCGACAGAGCGGACGGGTCCGCTGCGGTCGTGGATGGTTCGGTACTGCATCTCAATCCTGTGAATATGGCCGAAGATCGTGGAGATGTTCGGGCTGTCTTTGACGGTGAGATTCGCCGTAGAGCCGCCGCTGGTGATCTTGTGACCGTGGATCGCTCTGAGGCGGTCGTTAATCCAATACTCACCGGCTGGCCAAGCGTCGATGTACTCAATGTCTAGTTCGTCAAGCCTTAACAGGTAAGGAACCGAGAGCACGGGCCAAGATTCCGGAGTGTCTGCTCGCTTGAGACCGAAAGAGGCCATGGCGTTTCGCTTGCTGTAGTCGCCCATCCTCTTGTCGTGGTTGCCCTCGACCAGAACATGCTTGGCATCAGGTGCCAGCGCCCGGGTCTCGGCTAGCAACTGATAGCCATATTCCAAGGACATCTGCGTGGTCCTTGCAAAGGAAGGTTCCTGAGCCCATCGAGACTGCTCCGGCAGATCGAGGTAGTCGCCGAGCCAGATGACCTGATCGATTCCGTGCTTGCGCTGGAGGTAGTTAACAACGGCCAAAGCACAAGCAATGGCCTCGTTGTCATGGAACGGGTCAGTAGTTCCATCGTCGTAGTGATAGAAGCCAATCTGGGTGTCGGGAAGAATTACCGCCAGTTCCCACCCGTCCAACTTCTTGGGCTTCGAGGGGTTCGACTTGATTGTGACAGGAGCAGGCTGCTGGATCACGGGCCACTCAGGGCCGGATTCCCACCTCGGGGAGATGACGATGCGAGCGGCCTCCAAGTCAATGACCTGAGGGTCTCCGTTGTCGTCTTTCATCATGCCTTGGTACTGGGACAGCGTGATCCTGCTGACGCTGCCAAGGTCTCCGTGCTCTAGCCCGTTCTGCTCCATGACCTCAGCCACCTTCTTGATGATGGCTTGGCTGGGCTGAGACTTGGCTTCTTCGATTCGTTTTTTTAAGGACATGAACAGCCTCCTCCGCGATGACGAGTGATCTGCGTAGGACTCAGCAGAACGTCGTACTCGTCCTTCACGGCAACGCGGATGGAAGGAGCCGAGAGATCTAGATCAGCGAGAATGTCCGCGAACTCCTTGCGCTCCTCAGGAGAGAGGAGGTCTCTAATGAACAGTCCGACCGAGCACTTCTTGCGGTCGTTGACGTCATGCGCCTTGCTTACAACGTTTGCCATCTTCCCCACGGGCAGCACTCCGGAAGATTCACTTGATCAGGGACTTTCCCCACAATCAGGCTACCGGGTGTAAGCACGCCGTGTCTACTCTTGACACACCTAGAGATGCCAGTTCGTTTCTACTCAAAATTGAGATACGAGCCAGCAGTGTTCTTGGAATAGGGGGCAGGGGCCTTGCCGCCGGGGACACGCCACGCGGTGGTACGACCGTACGTCGTAGAGTTCTTGGACTGAAAGCCGACTACGCCGGGAGTATCGAAGTCCGCGTGCTCGTGCGGCTTCATCGCATGGGCTTCCGGAACGTTGCCAACGCCGTAGGTGCTTGGTTGACCGTTGTTAGGCCCGCCAAACTGAACCGACGACAGGCTCTGCACCGCTGCCATGTCGATCAGCCCATCGAAGACTGCGAGCCATCCCAGAAATTGGGGGACGACTTGCCTGCAACCGAACGGATGATTCGTCCGTTGGCCTGAGTGGCACCGGCCTCGGGGGAGGTCTGGGCGATGTAGTTCACGACTACACCGTAGTGAGCGCCGTTTCGGTCATAGGAAGCATACTGGTGCGTTCCCGGCTGGCCCGGCATCAAATTCGGGTTATTGTCCTTTGACTGATGCTTAGGCATGAACGTCGTGTTCTTCGACGGCGCGCTCGAAGCGTCGTTGAACGTGTAGCCGTCGTTGCCCATGGGCTGTCGCGGGTTTCCGACCTTGGCCATACCGGCCAGAGCCTCAGCGGGGTCAGGAATGTTGCTCTTAGCCACGACACCTCCAAGGTGCGAGGACGGAGAACCCGTGCGACGACGCTGGCTTGCTCCCTGCATGCGCCAATCAGACACGAGAACCTCTCAAAAGGGTTGAAATTGCGGGACCACTGAGTACAACGGTACGGTCTTGTTAAAGAACCGTCACCGTAAAAACAATGGCGCTGATGCTTCCATCACGGCTCTCAATGGTGGCAAACCCGGGTTTGAAGATCAGGTCCAATCCGCGAGGAGCGGTGTACCCGCGAGCGATGGCCATGGCCTTGACGGCCTGATTGACTGCGCCAGCCCCAACGGCCCGAAGGGTTACCTTTCGGGTGTCGTAGATGGCGTGGGCGATTGCGCTGGCAACCGATTGAGGGTTGCTACTGGCGCTGACCCGGAGGAAGTTTTCCTCCTCGTGAGGCTTATCCACTTGGTGATCCTTGGCAAGATGTGATGCTCCGTTTGCCCTCGCCAAGGTCAACGGTAGATGTGACACCCCCGGGTGTACTGCTAAATCGACTCGTAGTAGTTCTGCATTAGGGCTGGCCACGGTACTTCAAGATTTGCTTTCGGCTCATTGCGCTAATCGTCGCCGAGACCGTGTCCACCGCCATGCTCACAGAGACACCGATGTCTTCAGGATGTCCCGGGTTCTTATCCCAATGAGAAGTCCATGGAAGTGACATGACTACTTCTGTAACTAGGTCCATGAACTGACCCGTGGTCAAGTACCACTCAGGGACCCGAGGAGGCGTGTAGTTCGCGCGAAGTTGATCAATTATTTCTTGGGTCAACGGTGAACCCGTTTCCTCCGTCTCGGTACTTGTCGTCTTGAAGTTTTCTGATGACTTCTTGCTCATACGCTGTGTCTCCTAATCCGGCGGCAATACGGGCTAGCCCGTAACTGTCTGCCGCGTTGTCGTCTGTGAATTCGACCCCCCACTTCTTGTAGGTGTGGAGGAGGATCATGTTCTTCTGAATTCCGGTGCCCTTGCCCGTCACGTATTTCTTGAGCGAGGCCGGGGCGACTTGCAGTGGGTACTGTCCTGCGCTGTCTAGCAACTCGCACAAGCAAGCAAGCCGAACGACGCCCCACAACTCCCCGGAGATCAGCGCGCTGTGGCTCATACGCACTGGGGACTCTGCGGCTACGTCGAACACGACGTTGCCTTCACGTTGTAGGTCGCTGAACTCGTTCATGGTCCATACCCAGATGTTGCACAGACGGTCGATACCGCTACCCGGCGCGCGATACACGCGGGTACGGTGCTGGAGACCGTCGATGCTGAGCACGGTCATGGCGAATCCAGTGTATGACTGGTCGATTCCGATGGCTACGATTCCCGGGCTGTCGAGAGCCCCCCACTCTCGTACCTCAGACCGCACAGCCATCGCAGAGATACTCACTGCCTCGCCACAGGACCCCTGCCTTCAGGGTCTTGCAAGAAGAGCACAGTCGGTACTCCTCTTCCTCTGTCTCACCGTTGTCGTAAACATCGAACTTGTCTGTCATCTCAGTTCTCCTTCCGAGTGCGCTTGGCACGTTCTGCCTTGATCATCGGGATGGTCAACCAATAACCAATCCCGTCTAGCGGATTGTCTTCGGTAGGTCGGTTGAGTTCGCGGGCGATCTTCACGCAGACCATGGCCATGGCAACCTGCTCTGGGGTCACCGGAACTCCAAAGATGACGCTCCACATCGTGGCCTGCTTGGTGAAGTCGTCCAGTGGGTGACCGTAGTCGGTGTTTCTGTCGCCTGCGACTAGGTCAGCGGCCTTGTTAGCCACGATGTGCGCGATTTCTTTGGTGTCATCGGGGTAGATAATCCCACCGGTAGGAGTCACATCGAACAAAGTTCCCTGCACCCACTTCGGTTTCTCTTCGGCACGCTTCTTCTCGTATGCGTGCGGAGGGTCGTTGTAGTTGGTCCCTGTGAACGAGTAATTCTGCTGGGGGTTCAGGGGCTCCATCGGCTGCTCCTCCTAGTGATGGGTGTCGATCCGGACGTGCGTCGAGTGAGTTCTCGGGAGATCAGCGCGGCGTCGCGCTCAACGTTCGTAGCAATGGCCTCTACCAAAGTCCGGTAGGCGTGCTTCTCATCAAGTTCTTCCCGCGCTTTCTCAACTACGGGATCGGAAGCAACCTTCGCCTTGGTGATAGCAACCCGGTCGTCTCGCCCTCCCGACCAGTTGACCGCGACGGCCTTGGCCTCTGCCATGTCGAGAGTGCGCTGGGCCGACCTCTCGTCCACCCGCGCGAAAGCAACCTGCACAGCGGTGTAGTCGTTCCACGACGTGTACGCGACGAAGAGGTTCATCAAGTCGTCATCACCCACGTCGGTGATATCCGGGGGGAGAGTCGGGATGTCCTCATTCGGCTTGTTCGGGAGAGCGATGCCCTGAGTCGTCGTTCTGGCGACAGCGTCTCGGCTGGTCTGCCCCATGAAGTAGTTCACAGCGGATCACTTCCAATGTGGGCACGATCCCCGTCGATAGATACGACTCCACGTCCTGCCACCACGATGTGTGGCTGAGCGCTTCTTTCACGGGTATACGTGGGTACATCAATGGACAGACTTCGCACGTAGTGGCATTTGCCTTCGTAGTGAAGCGTCAGAACCGGGTGCCCGATGCGCTTGCTCTCAGGCTTGTTGTAATGAAACCAAAACGACTTCACGACTCCTCCTCAAACGCGAGGCACTTCTTGCAACCACCCTTGTCGGGGCTGACGTTGCACTCCGGAGCGTCTGTCATCGCGAGGATGCGAGCGCACGTCTGGAGGATGTCTTCCAAGTAGTCCGGCGAATACTTGACACTGAACTCCTTCGCGTCTTGGTTTGCCTTCCACTCGTAGAGGAAGACGCACTCGTTAGGAGCCGGTCGGGAAAGCAGACCGTCAGCATCCATAACGTGCAGGAGGTGGAGGTACATCTGACCTTGAAGGAAGTGGGTCCTGAACGGATTGCGGATCTGGTCCCACGCTTTGTCAGCGTCGTTGTTCGTCTTGGCAAGGAGATGCGGAGCCTCGTGGCGCAACGTCCCCGAACCGACGCTCTTGATCTCGATGATGAAATCGTCACCAATTCCGACAACCCATCCATCGCAATGGCCACGAATGCGGAGGCTGTTGTCCCGCAGCGGTACCTCTAGATACTTGCCCCCGAGGGATAACCCCCAGTAGTCGGTCTTCTCTTCGCCCTTCCACAGCCCATACAAGACGCCCATCTCCTCAAGACGGGACTGCCACTTGGCGTGGATGTAGTGGCCCTCATCGAAGATGTTGTTGGTGCGGAGGTTGTGGCGCTCAGGGAGAGGCTTCTCCCCCGCCACGACCGCGAGCCACGATGCGCGGTGGCACCAGTCGTCGCGCACCATCTCGCTGGGGTGGAAGACGTCCGTGCGTCTGGACGTGTCCGGTGGCCGCGTCAACATGTGCTTCTCGATTGGACCTAGGAGACGGGTCTCCCGCTTGCTCGCCTCAAGGTAGGCCTTGAGTGCAGATTTTGCCATGTGCCCTCCACATGCTCTCAGGGTGCCAGTCTAGCCGTCATAGTCCGGATGATCAACAGGACACGGGACTGTGACGGGAGACCCGCACGAATAACACTCTCCATTCAACGCCCACCACGAGACGTCGTATTCCTCAAATGCGACCGCTATGAGGAAGACGTTGTAGCCGCAGTTGAGGCACTCATGGGTGGGGATGCCAGTGGCGTCGATCCCGAGTCCTGCTTCTAGAGGTTCCACACGTACTCCTCAAGATCAGAGTCATCATCGAGGCGTTGCCAACGGCGAACCAAGGCATTCCGCTCACGATGAGACATTCCGCCTCGGATACCGTGCAACTCGTCGGTCTCAATGGCGTCTAGCAAGCACTCGCGCCTAACAACGCACTCGTCCTCACCATCCCGACCCCAGCAGACCGCTTTCGCTGAATCAGCAATCGGTTTGTACAAAGACTTGTCACGAGGTGGAAAGAAGATCTCGGTGTCCATGCCACGACACTTCGCCTCGTAACGCCATGAATAATCAGGTTTCTGGCTCACTGTTCTCCTGCACCAATCGGCGGCGCAGGTCTAAGAAGTCCTCCTCGTCAAGCACAACATAGTTATGCCCGTTGAGATGGATACCGAGAACAGGAATACGACCATCGAGGAGAGCCTCGGTCATAATCTTCTCCAGTACCTGAGCCGAAAGGGAAAATGACTTCTTGCCCGTCCACTTATGCTCAATGAGCAAGTCCGTGGTACGGACATCTCCCTTACGGCTCCAGAAGGCACCGGAGGCGGCGGTTCTTGAACCACCTAGGACCTTCGCGAGTCTCTTTTCATGTCGCCCAGACTCACGCTGGCCTTCACTCTTCATTGCTGTCGGGTGAAACCAGAGCGACCTTGTGCTTCAGAGTGCCAAGGACGCCGGACTCCAGATCTTCGCGAAGATCGAGTTCTTCTCGAATAGAGTTTAGCAGATTCTCTGCACCTTGCCACTTACGGTCCCCGTAAAAGAACCAGCCACCACGACGTTCAACAATTCCGTTAAGAATGCTGATAGCAACAATCTCTTTGCCGAAATCGTAATCTCCGGGAGGAACCGCTCCGCCGTTCTCGAAGTAGAAATCGAAGTAGGCGGTCTGCTGTGGAGGAGCGGTCTTGTTCTTGATGGTGCGTACCCGGATCGTCTGCCCGATTCGTTGCTTGTTGCCAGACGAGCCGATCTCAATCCACTCGTCTCGCTTGACCTCACAGCGAACTGCCATTGCGTAGTCCTTGCCAAGACCACCGGGGGTGGTGCGAGGGTCTCCGTGCATAACGCCAATCTTCATGCGGAACTGGTTGATGACAATTCCGGTGACGCCGCGCTCTTCTTCAGTAAGAGAACGCTTGGTCGCCTTGCCGACTTTCCTGAAGAACTTGTTAGTGAGAAGGGCTCCACGACCAACTGTCGATTCCTCCATCAATTTTTGGTCCTCTGTGCTTGGGACAAGGGCCGGTAGGGAATCAAGGATGACGAGGTCCACGGCCTTGCTCTCACAGAACTGGATGACGGCTTCGTAGGCGTCCTCCATAATGTTGGTCTCCACGACCAACACGCGAGACGTGTCTACCCCACACAGTTCGGCGTACTGAGGGCTCCATGGCTCGGCAGCAACCCAGACAGTAATGAACTCTGGATTGGCCTGCTGGTTGGCCGCAATGGTCTTCAGCGCAATAGCGGTCTTTCCATGCGAAGCCTCACCAACGACCTCGGTCCACTGGCCGACAGGCCAACCTCCTCCAAGGACGACGTCCAACGACAGCGACCCGGTGGTAATGCGCTTCGGTAGCAACACATCACTACCAAGCACCACAGTCCCGTCACCCATCTTCTTGTTAAGAAGAGCGGCAACCTTCATCACGTCCGTGTTCATTCGATTCTCCCGACGATGTTGCTTGGGTTGTAGCCTGCTCCCTGAATCTGCTTAGCGGGAGTGACTGCACCACCTGAGTTGCTAGATGGCATGGTTGGACCGGAACCGGACTGCATGACTGGATACCCGCAGTCATAGCATCGCTGGTATGAGGACCCGGGGGCTGAGAAGTAGTTGCCGCTCATGCACTCGGGGCACTGCGACGTCTGGCGTACGCTCTGTGCCTTCGTTGTAGTGAGAGTGTCCTGCTCAGCGTCGTACTCAACAGGCATGCCGTGCGCCTGCTGGGGCGTTACCTGTAACGGCTGACGAGGAGGACTGGACACCGGAGGTGTCGAGGGGCGAGGGCCGGGGTTGCCCAACTTATTGGCCCACCAGTTGCTGTTGCTCATTAGTCACCTGCCATGTGGATGATGTCTAGATCAAGAAGGTTGCTAAGGACCGCGAGAGCAGCGCTGAAGGCGACCGCTGAATACGCATCTTGCATTGCACTCATCACGCTTTCGGGGTATTCGGTTTCGGAGTAGGCATTCTGGAACTCGACCGATGCCCTAGCAATAACCTGACTCTGAACCGAAACGATGGGCACGAAGATGGAGACTCGGTCCAAGCGAGCGATGCTTGCCTCCCGCTCCATCTGGGCGACTTCGTCGCTGATAGGCGGGAATTCCAGCAACTCCGCGACTTCCTCGGGGTCTCCGATCATGGAGTCGTAGAGGGTCTTCCTCGCCAAGGTCCCGATGGGAACCTCAAAGACAACGAGGCTCGGGTCCTCGTCCTGTCTCTTCTTCCACGGCCATTTCATTTGGCCTCTCCCCACTTGTTCACGACCTTCACGTCGGCAAGCAGGGGGACGTCTAGCAGATTGATCCCCTCCATAGCCTCTCGGATGATCTCGGCGGTTTCTTGCGCGATGCTGGTTGGAGTAACCGTCACCAACTCGTCGTGGACGGTGAGGATCAGGCTGCTGTCGTCTGAGATCATCCTGTGGGCGCGAACCATTGCGACCTTGATGATGTCTGCGGCAGAACCTTGGATCTTCGTGTTAAACGCCTGCCTCTCAGCCTGCGCTCGGAAACCGACCTCCTCGCTCCGCAGATTCGGAAGGTACCTGCGACGACCGAACATGGTCGTGACATACGGAACCGGACTTCGACGGCGGGACTCGTTGACAACCTCCGCCTTGTACTTCGCCACTGATCGAAACTTCGCGCTGAAGTCTCCAAGCAACTTCTTGGCCTCAGCGGCAGAGCAACCAATCTGGCTAGCGATCTTCTCCGGACCAACCCCGTAGGCCATGGACAGGACGAGCACCTTTCCGGCTTTGCGGTCCACACCCATGACGTCGCCCACCGTCGTGTAGATGTCGTCGCCGTCAAGGTAGTTGCGGACCATCGTCTTGTCGCCCGACAGGCTGGCAATCACTCGCGGCTCGATCTGGCTGTAGTCGGCCACGACGAGTTGGTAGCCCTCTGGTGCTGCGAACAGATTTCGGATGGCGCGACCACGGTCGGTGCTGGGTGACGGAACGTTCTGCATGTTGGGTCGCCGAGATGAGAACCTTCCGGTCTCTGCACCGCACTGGTCAAAATCGGTGTGGATCTTGCCGTCGGTGAGCAAGGCCTCCTTGGCAACGACCTTCGACTTGCCGTTGACCGTCCTAGTAACGTTCCCGCCTTGGTAAGGAATCACGTAGGTCGAGAGCAACTTGTTGAGATCCGCATACTCCAAGAGACCATCGACCACGGCGTGCCTGCCGCGCAGTGCCTCCAGCGCGTCAGCAGCCACAGAAGGCTGGCCTCCCGGCGTCGTCTTACGCGCCTTCAGACCCAGCCCACCATCTTTCTTGGAGGAGAACAGCAGGGCCTGCTTCTCACCGTTGGAGTTGATGTTGAAAGCGCGCCCTGCGGCCTTGTAGATCTTGGCCTTGGTGCTCTCCAAATCAACCTCAAGAACGTCTTTGAGCGCCTGAAGCGCGTCCGTGTCGATGACCGCACCCGTCAACTCCATGGCGCAGAGGACCTCCATGACGTCCATCTCAAGCCGGAAGACCCGCGTGAGTTGAGCGGCGTGGATGTTGACTTCCAACCTCTTCCACAACTTGTAGGTCCAGTGAACGTCCAGCCATGCGTACGATGCCACGGTGTTGAAGTCATAGGCCTCTACTTCCTTGCCAACGCCCTTCTCCATCTCGTAGCCGAACTCGCGCTTCAAGCAAGCAGCGAGGCCAAGAGCGTGACGGTTCCTGTTGTCAGTTAGAAAGGACGCGACGTACGTGCATGCGTACGACGGGTGCGGAGTCTCGCCGTAGTACTTGGACACGCTCTCCAAGTCGAACTTCAGGTTGTGCCCGATCTTCGTCTTGTCCGAAAAGAACAACGGCCTGAGCGTGCTGAACACCTCTGCGGGGGTCAACTGCTCAGGCGGATCGGTGAACACTGACGTCCACGTCTTCTTGTCTCGGCTGTAGTCGGCCTCGCGGAGGGTTAGCCCCTTCTCCTTGCGCTTCTCTCCGCTGCCGGTCAAGGGCTTGATGTGCTCCACGAAATCACCGTTGGGGTGACCCATCGGTATGACGTCAGTGCGCCCATCAGTTGCTAGGGCGATCCATACGACGTCGTTCCTCCATGGGTCTCCGCGATGCGCTCCCCATGTTTCAACGTCGAAAGCAAACTGTGGCTTCTTCATGTAGGCGTGGAGAAGTTCATCCAACGCCGCTTGAGTCGTGATGATGTTCATGGTCCTCCAAAGAAAGAGCGGGGGGGCCGGAGCCAAGGAGGGGGGTCAGGGCTCGACAGCCCCCCCGCGTCAGTGGGCGATCAGCAGTAGTTCGCTGCTTCTCGCAGTTCCTCGGAGGTGGAGTACCGAAGGATGTCCATTCCCGGGTCCTTGATGGACTTCAACTCGCTGACGACTGACTCAGGATCGAGATCCCAGTCCTCAGCAATATCGCGCTCCTTCACCGGGCGGACGACGGTGCGGGACTGCTTGCCCTCACCGGTCTTGCTCAACTCCCAGTAACCGGAGTCGATGGGGCCGCTACGACCCTCGTGCTGCTCCTTGATGGCCGCAGCAGCGGTGGGCGTAGCGATGTAGACCTGAGCCATCAGGTCGTCAGGGTCGGTCAGGTCAACGATCCGGAATCCGTACTTGGAACTCGGCACGTTGCCACGAGCGCAGAGCGGGCAGCCCTTCTCCTCGCCAATGCAGATGAACGACCGGCGACCCTTCGCCGCGTCCACCCAGTGCTGGTCGAATACCAGCGGGTTTGAAGACAGGAACTTGACGAGGTGGGCAGACTGCATGAACCGAAACTCGCTGTGCTTCTTGGTGGACTGCTGGTTCTGGCTGGACTTCATCGCCTTTGATGCAGCGGCCCAACCCTCCTGCACGAACGACGATGCGTCCGCGAACTCGTTCTCGTTCTCGTTCTCGTACTGGTCACGCTCGGGTCGCGGTGCGCGACTGGCGGGCTTCTCGTCGTCCGAGAGGTACTCGTCAACGGTTGGGGCAGATGAACTTCTCTTGATGGCCATGGTGTTTTGTCCTAAGTGGCTAGATGGTTTGATTGGCAATGGCTTGCTGGATTTGGTTCCAAGACTCGGATAGTTCAACTCCGATGTCCGTGTGCCGGGACCACTCAACGCGCGGGGCGTCAAGAAGGCCACGACGAGCGAATGAATCGACGGCTGCCTCGATCATTTCCTTTGTGTACAGCCGACGACCCCTGCGCTCTACGCCGTCCCGCCCAGTGACCGACTTCATTCGGTACGGAGCGTTCGGGATGTAGCCGCGAGTAGTCCAGAGACGAACGGACTTCTCGCTTTTGTTCAACGCTCTTGCGAGCGCCCCGATGGTGTACATCGGTCGGTCCTGACCGTGGATGTGCTTGATCACGGACAGGTCCTCCCAAGACCCAACGGGAGTCTGATTGGTAGTGACAGCGATGATGGCCTCGCGGCGCTTGCGCTTGCTCCCCGGGTAGAACTGCTCAAGCCCGGAGAACATGTCGTCAATGGCATCGGTCATGCTGGTCACTTCTTGCTAGGCACGAATGCCCATGTCACCTTGCTAGGGAACATCACGTCGATGTCCTCGTCAGTTAGCCGACCCTCGTAGAGCATCGCCATGATGGCGTCCTCGTCTAGGACCTGAATGGTCTTGTAGCAGAGGTCGGTCAACTGCCTCTCGGCGAGGATCTTCTCTGCGACCTGCTCGTCCAGTGACTTGCTGATGCGCTTCTGACGCTGGAGCGAGTAGTACCCGCCGATCTCCTCGCTCAGTTCAAGCCAGACGTGGCCGCGATCATCTACCTGACCCAACGCCTCAACGGCTTGATTCAGTTCGGCCTTGATCTGGTTGGCCCGAGCGGTGGTGTCATCCGCGAGAGTCTTGATGTTCAGGTACTCCCGGAACATCTTGTCAATCTGCTGGTCTGTCATCTTCCCTCCTTAGTACTCGCGAGCGTACTGGAGGTGTCAGACAAACCGCAAGTCAACTCGCCGAGATGTATTTCTTCAAAGCCTCGATCACTACGTCTGTGAGCGTGCGACCCTCTACAGCCGCCTTCTCCTTGGCAGCGCCCCAGATCTCGTCGCTGACGCGCACCGTACGGGTGGGGGTTTTGGGAGCGTTGGGCACGGGAGTCCGATCTCGTGTAGTGCCCTCGCCTTAATAGAAGTCTAGACAACGTTGCCTGCCAAGAATGTCCGAAGCGATCCGACGTTCATCTCGATCCCGCCCCGGTCGTTGATGCCGGAACCATCGATAACCGCGTTGGCCACGCTGTTCTTCTGTTGGAGCATCTCGAATTGACGTTCCTCAATCGAGCCTCTGATCAACAGGTCCTGAATCACGACGTGGTCCCACTCGCTACTTGCTCTCTGGATGCGGCCATTTCGCTGAACAGCGGTTCCTGAAGACCAAGGCAAATCGTAATTAATTAGCAAGTTTGCTTGGGGGAGATCCACCCCGTAGCCGCCAGCATCGCTACTCACGAGTAACTTGTTGCTAGGCGTTGTTTGGAACTGGACCTTGCTGGCCTCCTTTTGCTTCGCGGTCATCTGCCCCGAGTATTTGATCGGCCCGTATTTGGCCAACCGTTCCGAGATGTAGCCGAGGTTCGGGACGAATACCGAGAAGATCACGGCCTTGGCGTTGGGATCGGAATCGAGGAAGTCTCCAACGTAGGACACCAAAGCGTCCAGTTTCGGAGTCTTGACTACGCCGTCCAGAAACCCATCCTCCCTGAGGCCGAAGATGTACTGGCTACCGTTGCCTGACAGCGTGGCGAACTCGCTCGCGCTCTTGTGCAGCAGCCCGGGGTGGTCGCACAGCATCCTCAGCGCGGTCAATTTGGACATAAGCCTGCCGCGAAGTTCATCGGCTGGGCCTCCCTGATCCGATTGAAACCCGTAGTGACTGAGCAGGCTGAAGCCGCCACCGAACATGGATTGAACCTCGTCCAAGTCCTGAAGTAGTTCAGAGGTGATGTGTTCATAGAGACGAGCGCCAGCGCCGTCCATACGGACTCTGAGAGGGGCGAGGTGCCGTGTCTCTGGGAGGTGCGGCCTGACGTCGGGATCGTTCTGGCTTTTACGCACGCTGGCGGTCTGCATCACTTTGTGCAGCACATCAAGGTTCCGGTAGCGCTCTGGAGACCCCCAGTCGTTCCTGACAATGAAGGTCTTGTCGAATAGATCGAACCTGCCGAGCACCGTGTCGTCAACGAATTGCATGATTGAGAAGAGTTCCTCGGGCTTGCCGTTCTCAATCGGTGTACCCGTGAGTGCGAACTTGACCGGAGAGTCCAATTTCTTCACGAACTTGGATCGCTTGGAGGAGAAACTCTTTATCGCGGTTGCCTCATCGAGGACGAGGAAGCCCCTTGGCAACTTGCTAACGAACTTCCAGTCGTTAACAACTTGCTCATAGTTGAGGATCACGTAGTCAATCCCCTCGTTGTCCCAGTCGTACGCGCGTAGGTACTGCGCCTCGCGCTGGGCCTTAGTGCCATCGATGACCAAGGGGGTGGAATCGCTGAACCGCTCGATGCTCTCGGCCCACTGATACTTCAGCGACGACAGAGCGATGACCATGCCGGGCTCCTTGATCGCACCTTCGTCCATCAATCGCTCAATGGCGGCAATGGTGAGCACCGTCTTACCGAGCCCAAGGTCGTAGGCCACCAGCATCGATCCTCGTTCGCACATGGCGTCAACTGCCTCTGGTTGGTACGGCAGCAACGTTCCAGTAAAAGTCACGGGCTGTCCCCGTGGATCTCGCGTACGATCACGTCGTGCCAGCAGGGCTCAACCCCGAGGTACTTGGTGTGGGCACAGTCTTTGTACACCGCACGTACTACACGTTCCCGCTCGTCGGCGCGGACCTTGGCGATGAGGGTGCTGCACTGGCAGAGGCAGATACCAAAGTCGATGAAGCAGGAGCAGTGTTCGCTATGGTCGCAATCCTGCGCTGGGCACAGCGGGTCGTGAGTCATTTTTTTTCCTCTTGATTAGGGTTGGCTCCCCAGCCGCCTCCCGCCGCAAGCAGCGCAGGCCATGACAGTCGCAGTACGTTCAACTGAGCCTCAACGTGGTTCGAGCCTACCATTAGCCACAGAAACGGTTCAGAGTTACAGATCGCACGCGGAATAGCGTTGAGTGGTTTCTCCCTCTCATCAGCGCGAACATGGGCGATCATGGTGCATTCGGCGCAGTCCTGTATGGCGAGCCATTCGTCTTCGCGGTAATAGCACAGGGGGTCGTGGGCTGGATCGTGGGTTGCAAAACTACTCACCCACACCACCTCCTCTGGTGGGAATAATGACGCATGGGTTCTATGCGGGATAATGCCGACATATGAATACCGGCATGTTGGTGCCGGTTAAGGCGCTTTGCCTGCATTCTGATACAGGAAACTGCACAAACCGGCACGGTTGTGCCGGGCGGAACCGTACCGTTTTTGGTACGGTTCTGCCACAGATAACGGGCCTGATTCACGGCTGGCTCCTCCTGAAGGTGATGAGCGTCTGTCGCACCCAGATGTCCAAGGTCTTGCGCCTTCTGTCTCCCCAAAGCAGGAACCCGAACTGGCCACCCCCGCGATAGCCGCGCACGATAACGTGCAGCGGTCCGAAGACGTAGTCCTCGCGCTTCATCTTCTCCTTCTTCATGCCAGCGCCATCTTTCCGAGTACGCAGTGGCGGGCCTCGCGCACGCCACGGCTGATGTGCATGTCGTCCATGTCCCCGACGTCCTTGGCTTTGATCCCGCTGTAGTTGAGAAAGCGGCACTCAAACCCAATCTTTCGAGACTGGGCCAAGAGGAACTCGCTCGCTTTTCTCCCAGCGAGGTCGTTATCAAATGCGATAACAAGATCGTCCGCTGACAGCATCAGGGCGATCTGCTCGCGACTGATCGATGCGCCGAACGTCGCCACTCCCCCGGCTACACCGGCTGTGGTCAGACGCACAACGTCCAGCGGTGATTCGACAACGATCATCGTTCCTCCCGTCCACACATCAAGACCAAACATCGTGCGGCTCTTCGCAATTCCAGCGGGACGGTTGCGGAAGTGCCGGGTGCGGTGGCCCTTCTCCTGCCAGCCCATCAGAGCCCCTGATACCGCATCGCGTATCGGCGTGATCCACGCCTCCTTGGAACGGTCCCAGAGGACCCCGTGATGAGCGCAGGCCTCCTCGTCAAGGTTGCGGTCGTCAAGGGCTGTCAAGGGTGGTGGGTCGAACAGTGACAGTCGGGCCTCCGACATCTCCACCGGCTTGAACGGCATCGCGTGCTTGGTAGCGGAGTTGAGTCGATCCACCATCGCCGCGAGGTCAACCTCGTGAGAGGAAGACAGCCAACCCTTGGCCGCTGACCAGTCAGGTGCTCCTGAGTCTGTGAAGAGGTCACGCTGAAAAGCGACAAGGTAGAGCAGCCCACCTTTGAATCCGCAAGAGAAGCAGTGATGCATGCCGCTCTCCGCGTTGAACGACCACGACGGGTTGCCGTCTTCTCTTCCGGTTCGGTCAAGGTGCCCGGGGCACCTCGCGGACAGTTCGTCGCCGCGAGCGCTCTCAACCTCAACCCCCAGTTGGCGCAGCAGCGCCTCGCCCTCCTCCGGGGTCATGTGAACCACAGCCTCATAGCAATTAGGCACGGGTCCCACCCAGTGTCTACTTCGTTCTCTTCGTCCGGTGTCATCGGCAGGCCGTTGTGCATCGCGCACACGGGAGTTGACACCCATTTGCGCTCTAGCCCCTCGTTCAGCCAAGCAATGAACGCCTCGTACTCACTACCCATCACGGCTCCTCCTCAAAGACGCCTGCTTCCCAATCCCAGATGAGATCGGTCTCCGCGTAGCCGCAATTACGGCTCGCAACAACTTTTAGAATCCTTCGGGGGTCGTCTTCAAGGTCAGTGCTTTGAAGACCAAAGATCACGTCAGAATCCTGTAGGAACGAACTTGAATAGCCAATAGAATCGGCGCTGACAGCACCCTTCTTCATTTTCCAGAGAAGTACTTGAGTGCTAATGACAATCGGAATGTTTGCTCTCTGCGCGAGACGTTTGAGAGACCGAGTGATATTGGTTAATGCAATTGGTGTGTTTTGTTCACCGGTTTGGCTATCAATCATCAAATAAACACCATCAAGGAAGAGCACCGCTGGGTTCACCGAGTTGACCTTGGCAGCGATGGCATCCACTGTCAGCCCGGTCACTGAGTCGGTGAGCAGGAAGCCGTTCTCCATCTTCCCTGTGCGCTTGAGCATCTTCTTGTAACGCTCGGTCTCATCAACGGCGAGTTGACCTCGCGTGAGCCGAGTGTGGGAGACATTCGCACGCATTGCGTCGTGCCGCTGCTGCTGCTCGTGGTTCGACATCTCGAACGACTGCATCATTAGCGGGTGCCCTTGCTCATGGATCGCGATGGCGATCTGCATCAAAAGCGTGCTCTTGCCCATTTTTGGAGGAGCCACCACTGTCACCAACTGCCCGGGCTGTAGGCCAGCAGTTGCCTTGTCAATCGTTGGAAAGCCCGTTGGCAAGCCAAGCAACCCAGCCGGACGGTTCTTGATGTCGAGATAGTCCTCAAATCGAGACATCGGGTCTTCGATGAGATCAACGTCGGACCCGGATGCGATGCCCTCTTCCGCGAGAGTTCCGACACCAACGCCGAGGATGCGGATGGCAACCTCAGCGTCTCCACCAGTGGCTATGACCTCACTGGCGTCTTGAATGACGCGGATCGTCTCCTGACGACGGCGGTAAGCAACCAGTTGGTCGATCAGGTAGTCGATGTTGTCCTCGACGTTGAGCAGCCGGTAGTTGGGGTAGTTGTCCTTGACCGTGACAGCAGTCGCGACCTCGTTGTACTTGTCCCAGTGGGACTTCAGGAACTTCCAAACCGATCTGTTCTCGTCGCTCGCGAACCAATCCTCTTGGACCCCACGCTCAAGCATTGGCTTGATGTCCCGGTCTCGAATCGCGCGAGACAGCAGCCTCGTCTCGTTATCCGCCGCCATCAAACCCTCCCAAGGTCGTAGTACTTGCTGCCGTAGCGGAAAGCCCGCTCTGGCAGATCGATGACTCCCAACAACTCCGGGCGGTACGGCATTTCATCCACCAATTGCTGCACTGAGTCGTAGGCGCTCGCCCATCTGAACGGGTTGAGGCCGATGCGCTCAAGGTCCTCCATCACGCTGTCCATGTCGTCCTGCGAACAGTCGGTGTCGAACAGTTCAAGGTTCACGCCGTTTCGAGACGTGAAGAGCCAAAAATGATTGAGAACGAGCCGGTCGTAATACGCCCGCTGACGAGTGACCGGAATCATCCCAAGGATCTTCGTCACCTCCGGGCGTCGTTGAACCACGACGTCCAGATGGACGAGAACCCGGGGTGGTGTGCCGTTGTCGATATCGCCCCCCTGCATGTCTATATAACCTCGACTCTGGCGTACTTCACGACGAGATCGCGGAACTTGCGAGGGTTCTTCTGTGCGCGCTGAATCTCTCGGTCGCTTGCCCGTGTGGACACCCGCACCGGGTAGTTCCCGCCGTTGTCCTGAGCCTTCTTCTGGACGAAGCGGCAGTGCGAGCACATCTCCTTGCCACAGGAGCAGCGGTACTTGCCAGCGGAGTCTGTCTCCACCTCGAAAACGCCGTTCTGTGTCAGAAAGAACTGAACCGTCCGCCACTCGTTCACTACTCACCTCTGCTTCGTCCGACGCCGGTCACCCTCTACAGACATGATCCCTAAAGGTACGAAGGCTTCGTGAGCGAAACTGCCCATGGCTTCGCCGTAGACGTCGTCCCAGTCACGAAGAGGGACGTTGGTAGTGACGATTGTTGGCCATCCTTCATCAAATCGGGCTCGAAGAAGGTGGTCGAACATCGTTTCAGCCCACCGATTGGCGTGCCGGTACTCCTTGCCAAGGTCGTCAACAACAAGCAATCGAACGGCGTTCTCGGCGGTGTGACCGAAAAGTGACCTGAGAGTCCTGTCCGCTCCCTCGTCGTTATCCATCCGGTCTTTCATCAACTGGAGGATCTCGGGGTACGAGAGGTAGTAGGCCGGGCGGGTCAGGCGGCGATCCTTGGCACCCCACTGCTCTGGGGTGAGGGTCCGGATCACATCCTGCAAGATCGCGCAGGAGAGAGTCGTCTTACCGGTACCGGGCTTGCCGACCAGCAGAAGCCCCTTGCCGCAGGTAGCAAGACCCTCAGCGCGGAGAATCTTGCCCTCGCGGAGAGAAATCAGCCACTGCTCAATGGCGGGCAGTGTCGCTGGGGCCGCATAGCCAGCGGGGTCCAAGTCGGCCATTTCGAGGCCCCAGAACCGCCGTGGGACGTTTGAAGCGACAATCTGGGACCTGAGGCTGGGTTGGAGGTCTTCTCGTCTGTACGTCATCCTGAGAGCCTCCTGAGGGCCTCCTGCGCCATGGTCTCGGCGTCATCGACAGTGATTGCGGACATATCGGGCGTTACACCCGACCTGATGCGTGAGGTCTCCTTCACGGTCGGAATGAACGCGAGGAACCTCTTCCAGAGAGGAGCGCCGAACCCGACCCGGTGAAGGTTGCGGGGATCTTTGAAGAACAGGTCGATGAGGATCGGGCCTTCGGCTGGGGTGATCTCATTCGCGCGCATCTTGCTCCCGAGGATCTTCCGCAGGTGTACGGCCCCCAGTTGCCCACTGTGGGCATTGGGGTCCGGTACGGCTTCGCGCACCCGGTCTCCGAACTCGCTCGCCATATCGCCAGCAGTCCACTTGTCGGGTTGCTTAGCAGCCCTCTTGAGCCGTATCGCCTCAAGTTTCGAGAGGCCGCTGACGTCCGGGCCATCTGGGATCTCTGCGCTCCCGAAGAGGTCCTTGAAACTCTCCACCTCACTCCCCTTTTCCACTTCGTGCGCGCTCGGCGCGCACAAGAGGAGATCTACTCCGTTAGGAGTAGATCTACTCTTCAACAGTCCTTGGTCACTATTGGCTATATGACTATTGACGCCTGAAAACCCGCTTCTAGGTGCTGGAAACCCGCTTCTAGGTGCTGGAAACCCGTCGGCTGGAAACCCGCCGGAAAGCGCTGAAAACCCGCGCGCCTCGCTGGAAACCCGAATTGTCCGCCAGCGTTCGTCCGTGTTCGGAACGCGGTCACGCCGTGACAGGATGTAGCCAGCATCGATCAACTCTCGGAGCGCGGCACGCATGGCGTCACGTCCCTCTTTGCCGATTGAGGACAACTCCTCGGCGTTCATCACCCGACCCTCGGAGACCACCCGAAGGAGGACTCCGAGGGCACGGTGAGACAGCGACTGGTCACGTAGTGCCAGCCCGATGAGTTCATCGTTCACTGCTGAACGGTCTCCCCGATCACACCCGCGATGAGGGACTCCCCGAACTCCGTCATGTGCTGACGGACGATCCCGGCGATCTCGGCGCTTGCTGCTTCGATCACGCGGTTGATGGCCTTCTGAAGCCGCTCGGTCTCGTAGAAGACGTTCTCCACCGGATCGGCTTCGACGTAGACGGTGGGGAACTCGTCGCCTGAAGGCATCTCGTCCTCGTCGTCTTCCTCGTCGCTCATCAACTCCGACATGTCCAGCAGGTCGTACACCTTCGCGTTGCGTATAAGCGCACGCTCTGCGAGCACCTCGCTGGAGTTGTCCTCGTCGTCCCACGCGATTAGGAGGACCGATGAGGAGTCAAGGGAGTTGATGGTCGCCATGTAAGCGTCGTCAACGACCTCTTCCCGAACTGCCGACTGAACGACGGAGTCCTGACGCTCGTCCAACTCCTCAGTGTCGAGGAACACGTTGAACGGGTGGTTGTGGGCCTGCGCCCACTCGGCCACCCAGAGGGCGACCTTGGACTGCTTCTCTGAAATCGGGATGACGAAACGGAACCCACCCTCGATGTCTCCAGTGAATTTCTCGATGTTGCTGATCGCAGCGGAACGGGCCATTCGCCCGTGCCCAAGAATCGCGATGTTCTGCATTGTCCACCTCCAATAGGTCTGGGGGTGTCATTCTTACAGGCGCGTCCCGCCTCGGCGCAACTCTGTCGGCGTGTCGCGGTTGGTCAGGCTCATCGCGAACGCTCCCAAGAAGGCTGCGGCCAGAGTCTCGGGGATGGCGATGACGTTCCACCCGGTGACGATCAGGACGCTTATCAACGCAGTGACGCTGCCAGCGACTGCTCTGACCAACGGGTTTTGAACCCAGTAGTCCAACACCGACAGGACGAATGCTGCTGCCAGCCCGGCGATGAGCACGCTCTCCATGGCAACGAACCTAGTAGACGGTGGACACGTAGGTCTGGGTGAATGTCGGGTCAATTGACGAAACCGGGGTCGAGTTGTCGATCAGGCCGTTGAACGTGATCCGGTATGGGATTCCGATAGCAACGTTGTTAGGGATCTCGGACCTCAGGTAGTTGATCGCTGTGTTGATATGGGCGCTCGTGTTGTCCGATACCGCCGACGTCGGAAGGGTTCGCCCGGTCATCGTGGTGGAAAGGTTCGTCGTCCCGGTCCATCCGGCGAAGTAGGGCGCGATGTTGAAATTGGAACCCGAGTAGGAGTTTCCATCGAAGTACGACATGAGAACGTCACCGCTCTCCACCAACCAAGAGTCGGTGTAGTACGCCGACCCATAGACAGGCTGCGTACCCATCGTCCGAGCGGTGATCCTAGGAACGAGGTCAGTAGCAAGAGGCATGTTGAAGGTAACCGAAGTTCGCTGCCAAATCGAGTCCGAGCCGATAGATGCGGATTCAAATGCGGTCACCTCGGGTGCGGACGCGAGCGTAAACGTCGGGCACGTCACGTACACGGTCTTACCGCACATGTCCTCGGTCATGTTGTTGGCATAGATGGTCAGGACCGCAGCAGCGACCGCACGGGTCACCGAGACCGTTGGGTTGGTAGAGCGCAGCGCTGCCGAACTCGTTGACGTTCCGGCGGTGTAGGTGAACGTGGTCGGAGAGGTAACGCTGACCACCGCGTAGGAACCGTCGTAGTTGGAGTCGCCGACTGCCACTGTCACAGTCTCTCCAACGAGCAGACCGTGGTTTCCAGATGTAGTGATGGTTCGGGTCGTGGTGCTGGATGTGCCTGCCGTGATGGTCGTTGTCTTGGAGTTGGTCCTACCGCTAGCCGCAGCCGTGGTTGAGACCCATGAGTAGTCACGGCTATTGGTACTGGGAAACACGATTGTTAGGGCATCATCCAAAGTTTCCTCAAGGAAATCACCTGCTGAGTCGTACCACCTGACCGAAGCGCCAACTGCTGCCGCTACAGATGGGAGGCGAACCCAAGCACCAGCCCGATAAGTAGACCCGGCGGATACGGAGACCCGACCAAGGTTTCCACTGTCGGCAGTTCTTGGAAAATAGACGCCTGAGCGGTAGCCGCGAACGTTGTTAAGGATGTCGGCGTTGTTTGCAAGCGTCACCGCAACAGCGGGCTGCTGGTCGTACCATTCGGTTTTAGAAGTTAGCCATGATGCAGAGGTCGTAGTGCCGGTGTTGCTAGGGCCATCGCAGTACGCAACCGGACTGGCGGGAGGATTGGAAACGGAGGCGTTCGTGGTGCTGGGCGTGAACTCGTAGTTCGAGTAGCCGTTGGCATAACCGTCCAGAAGCAGTCTTACTGAGGTGTTGTAGGCGCTGGAATTGCTAGCGAGAAAGTAGGCGCTGGCAGTGTAGGTGCCTGTACTTGGAACCTGTACAAACGCCGTACCGATCTTGTTGTTCAAAGCAACGCCCACAGTTCCAGCAGCGCTCGCCTGCGTCGCCCCACTCGAATTCGTTACCGTGAATGTGGTGCTTGATGGAACTGTCGCAACGGTGAAGGTCCCGTTGTTACCGCTGGTTGTTGCGCTAGCAATCACCACCGTCTGACCAGCAATGAGCCCGTGGGCAGCGCTGGTCGTCACAGTGACGGTTGGCGTCGAGAAGGCAATAGACGAGATGTTGAACGAGGTGCTGCCGACCGTCAGGGCGTAAGCCTTGGTGCCAAGGCGGAAGGACGAGGAACTGACCGCCGCCGTGTTCGGGGATGTCGCTGTGAGAGACCTGCCAGTGACAGTGCTGGTAGTCAGGGTTGCGTTGCTAGACGACGACGTTCCGGCAGTGTAGGTGAGCGTCGTGCTGGTTGGAACGCTGACCACTGCGAACGTTCCGTCGTAGTTGGCATCTCCGAAAGCAACCGTGACGTTCTGCCCGGAAAGGAACCCGTGTGCGCTGGAGGTCGTGATCGTGCGAGTCGTTCCAGAAGACGTGCCGGATGACGCGGTGGCTACGCGCTCAGCCTCGAACGAGGGAGTGGTCATCAGGTTAATTCGCGGGGGTCCCCACGTAGCGGACGATGGTGGCGAGAAGAGGTCGATGCTGACGAGGTTTGGAGACTGGTAGTTGTACGCGGTCTCTCCAGCGGTGACCATGAACCGGCGGAAGTAATGCGTCAGGGTGGTGTCGCTTGCAACTGGTAGTGACCGCACAGACAGGTACTTGGTTCGCGCTGGAGTGGTGAACGTTGCGTAGTTCTTGGTCCAAGTGAGGGCCGTGTACGTCGTAGTAGCCGCAGAGTTGTAAATCGTTGTGGCGTCTTCATAAGCCACTGCGGCAGCCTCATACTGCGCCGCAGTGGAGTTACCCAGCGTGTACTTGCTGATGTAGGTACCGCTGGCGTCGAAGAACGCGATCTCGGTGGTCGGAGAGACCTGACCACTAGATGGGGTGGCGGACATCGTGCCCTCGTACGAAAACGTGTACTTACTGTACTCAGACACGGGCACGCCGTTACCAACGGCGAATGGGTTCCTTCGCCCGGGGATCGCCGCAAGGAGGTTGTAGGGCGAGCCAGTTCCGAAGAACGTGCTGTAGGCGCTAGGCGTGATGTCTGACTCAAGAGTCACAGTCACGGCGGTTGGTCCGGGGATGGCAGTGACGACCATCGAGGGGTTAGTGCTCGTATTGTCGTACGGGAAGCCCGAAGTCATCGTCACGATGTCACCGCGCTCCAGCCCATGAGGCACTGCCGTTGTCAGCGTGTATACCCTGTTGCTGACGTAGGCGCTTGGACTTACTCTCGAAACGGCGACGCCGTAGCCAAGATGCACGCAGGGGTTGCTAGCGGACCCCGGGGTCATCGAGAGTGCCTTCGCACCTGACGTTGCTAGGTCTCCGTTGGCTGGTGTTTCGGGTGCGACGTACGCGACGGCGCTGACGCTGTCTCCACCGGTAAACGATCCGGAGGGAGTGATGCTCGTCAAAGACCTGCTTGTGGCGGTGGAGTTATCAACGGAAGCAGGGCTCGCGACCCAGTGACCGATACCGCCGTAGAACTCGGCGTCGTCAACCGTGGGCATCCGGTTGTATCCAATGGTGACACCAGTGTTGAACCCAGTGACGCACTCAGAAAAAGTGATGAGACCTCGCGGTGCTCCTCTGAACTCGTTGATCTGGTCAGCGTTAGCAAGCGCCATCCGCAGCGAGCGCTTGCTAAGCGAGGAGTTGCTAGCGATACCAACTGTGTCGAGAGCCGCTGTTAGCGCAGCATCCGGAATGAGTCGGGGCTCCCAGAGCCGAGAGACTCCTTCAAGATCTGAGCGGATGTCGTCCCAGACCCAACCCATGCCCGCGAGGACCTTAGTTAGCGAGGGGTCGCCTACCGTGAGGTCCAAGTCGGTATCTACGAGGGTATCCACTGTCGGGATACCGCCAAGATCGAATCGCTTGTTGGTCAGGTACGGGGGAAGAATCGACACCAGCCGCTGGAACGACGAGAAGTCCTTGGGCACGCGAATCGTGGCGCTACCGGCGTAGTGCCACTCAGAGATGCTGGGAGTGGGGTCTTCGATGAACAACGAGTAGTGGTACTCGTTTCCGGGAACCACGCTTAAATCGGTGAAAGACTTCTCTCCCGGCGCGAGAGAGGGAAGCGTGCTTCTTCCAACGCTGATTGTGACTGTTCCTCCGGTCGATGTTGAGGAGGACTTGGTCGTGTGGCTGAAGGCGAACTGAGCAGGGTTGAGGACCGTGGAAATCTTCCACGTTCCGTCTGCGTTTCCGTTGCTAGTGCCCGAGATAACTACCGTGTCTCCAACATTAAGCAAGTGCGGGACATCGGTGTTGATGACGGTATAGCCATCGCTGTACCTGACTGTCGTGGCAGCGATGTTGAAGGTCTGTCGGGTGGCAGCGATGACGGAGCAGAACGGGTCGTTGTGAACTACTGCCGGGCCGTGAGTGCTGCGAAGAATCTTGATGTCGCTGCTGAATTCTGCGTAGGTGTCCCAGAACAGCGTCGCCCGCCCGTAGACGGCGTTGCCATCCCCGTCCAGATGGCTGCCGGTTGCATCGGTTGGAAGGATCGTCAGGTACCTGAGCCGAAGATCGGGAATGTCACCGGTTCCGTACTGCGAGTACTTGAGGGACGAGTTCCCGTAGAAACTGTACGGCAGCAGGACTGTGGAGTACTTGGCCATGTCCTACACCTTCTTGTTAAGACTCGCTCCAAGCGTGACCATGACCTCGTGATGATTCCTGTCAATGATCCGAAGGAGTGCGTCGAACTGGGTCTCTCCGTTGACGAGGCCTCTTAGAACCTCGTTCTCCTGCTCCAACTTGTCCACCTTGGCAATCAACACTTCGCGCTCGTCTTCAAGAGCGCCTACGCGCTTGTCGAGTGCCTCTGATAGATCCTGCAACTGGCGGATGGTTGTTTTGGTGTAGGTGCTGCGGAAGTAGGCAACGATGAATGCAGCCGCTCCAACAAGCGCCAACAAAATGCCAATGAAGTCCACAACACCGGGTAGATCCAGCATCGCTACGTCTTGATGAGGAATCGCAGGGACACATAGGGGGGAAGAACGTTGGTGATCGGACTTCCGGCTAGGCCGTCCGCGCTACCGTTTCCTGACGACCCGGCGCTCTGTCCCACGATGTTCACGACGTGAGAGTGCGCGCTGGTTCCGTAGATGATGTCGGGGTGATCCGCCTTGCTTCCCTCGGTGGCATAGCCACCCGTGGTCTGCGGTCGGAGCGCGTCCCAGTTGCCTGCACCGCCACCCGCAAAGTCGCTCCGGTAGAACCCGGTGTGGGTGTGACCGGCGCTTCCTGACGGAATGGTGTCTCCCGTGGTGTAGCCATTGACGTTGTAATCTCGGCTCACCTGAACGGTGTGATCGTGAGAAATGGTGTGGGCGTGCGTCGGGAGATTGGCCTTGGTAAGCGTGACGCTTGACGACCCACCTGTGGTGAACCCGCTGCTGTAGGGCGTTGTTGATGTGGTGCCACGAGCAAATGCGTTGTTCAGGTTTGGAACGGTGAAGTTGCCGCTAGAAACGCCAAGAGCCGTCCCGAGTGCCGTGTACGACGAGTAGGCGTAGGTCGATCCGTCGCACTCCAACCAACCGGTCGGGACCGTGCCATTGCCCGCGTACATAACAACCGTTCCGGGAGGGACAAGGCCCGAAGCAGTAGGAGCGCTGGCGAAGGTGACCGAACCGGAGAAGTTGATATTGCCAGCAACAGTTCCTGTGATCGTGGGACTGGTAAGAGTCTTGTTGCTAAGCGTCTCGGTACCAGTAAGCGTCGCGGCGTCGAGCCCACTCTTGCGAAGAGTGGCCACGTCGATAGAGCCGCTGGTGATCGAGACTGACGTGAGCGTCGCGCTGGAAATGGTGCTTCCGTCGATGCCACCAGTAGTTAGTACCGTCTTGCCGTTGACAGTGAGGTTGGTCGTTGCAGCGATGGTGGTTGCGGTGACCGTGGTAGCCGCGATGGTGCCGGTGCCGGTGATCGACGGGCTTGTCAGTGTCTTGTTGGTAAGGGTCTGGGTGGACGAGACATCCACGACAGCGATGTTGAGGACGCTGATCGAGTCAGCGTTGATGGTTCCACCGTTGATGACCGGTGTCGTCAGGGTCTTTGACGTCAGGGTCTGGACCTTGTTAGTGCCAACGACGTCTCCGTTACCAACGCCGTGAACGTTCGAGGTGGACCCGTTGTGGCCAGTGGTGCTGGAGCCGATGGCGCTGTACATGCCCGACAACTTGCTGGCAAGATCCGAGTACGCAGAACCACCTGCGGGGTTCGCCAGAAGGCTCGTGTTGCTGCCCAGCGCCTGCTCGATCTCGATGACCTCAGCCTGAACGAGGTTCATATGAGCGGCTTCGATGGTCTGGCTGGTAGCACGAGCCGGAAGGTTTGCGATAAGGCTTGTGACGTTGCCGTAGGACGCCGTGTTCGTCGCTGACGGATACGTCCCGCCATTCGGGTACGTCATGCTTGTCCTTCCTCTAGGCCCTCCTTAGATGGTCTTACACCGCTGTCTGTACGTCAGGGTCAAGCGGTACCGAGGTCAGCGATTCCGGTTGAACCACCGATCTTGATGACCATGTTTCCTTCGGTGTATGTGTCCTTGGCGTACCCAGAACCTTGTGAGGCAGTGAACGCCGAGGTGCCGCTTCGGAGGCCAGACAACAGCCTTAGAACTCCTCCAGTTCCGCTGGAGATCATGTCCGTGTCGTTTCCTCCGGACAGGCTCAACAGATCAACGGTTGCGTATCCGATTTCGGCCAGTTTGGACAGTTCTCCAGCGATGGACTGCTTTCGGACCACCGCTCCCATCTCGATGTTCTCGTAATCGAAGATGGACAGGATGGTGTCCTTAGCAGCCTTGATCGCGGCGGACTGAGCAACAGTCGATTCGACGTAGATCGTTGCGGTGATCATTACGTCTTCGTACAAGGGGCCAGAGACGGTGACGTTGGTTCCAGCCGAGGAACGTTCCTCAAGGAACGCCTCCACCTTCCCGCGAAGCGCTTCGAAGTCGGTGTCTTCTCCGCTGATAACAACGCCAGCGCTAGCAACTGCGTTGGTACCTGAGTTTCCATCAGCCGCGCTTGCCACTGTGCTGCTGGTGCTAGCAGTCAGCGAACTGCTGGTGTAGGAGAAGGTGAAGGAGTTGGTGGAGATGCTGGTGACGGTCGCCGCCACCGATCCACCAATGGTCACCTTCTCACCGACCTGAGGAAAGTTGAGCGGAGTTGTGGCTACCACGGGGCTCGTTCCCGTTTGGAACGTGGCGGTACCGGTAGCAGGAGTTGCAGTGCTTCCGGTACCGAGCGTCCCGCTCGTAGTGATGCCGGTAGTTGTAGTGCTGATTCCAGCGGAGTAACGAACTGTCGGCCTTCCAACCCCGGTGCTGGGGTCTGGGTTGGCGCTGTCCGAGGTTATTAGTGTGAAGGGGGTGTTCGACTTGTCGTACCCGTCTCCCAATCCCGATACCGACATTGTGCCCTGAGTGAGGTACTTGGTCGTGAGCGTTGCCGCCGAAGAAGTACTGGTGCTCGCTGAGTAGGTGAATGTCGTCGTGCTGGGAACGGACGCGATGGTGAATGAGCCGTCGTAGTTGGAGTCCCCAAAGTAGACAGTTACGGTCTGACCGGCGGTAAACCCGTGGGCAGCAGTCGTGGTGACCGTGCGCGTAGTGGTAGACGAAGTTCCGGAAGCCGCTGTTGCCGTGATGATTCCGGCTGGGATAGAGGAAAGCACCAACGTGTTAATGGTGCTGGTGCGGTATCGAGCGAGAACCGAAGCGACGTAGTAGCCGGGCGCTGCGTAGCCGGAGGACGACTGCGGAGAAACGTAGAGCGTCACCGAGGTTGCGTTGTTAGCCCTTGCTTGGGCTTTGGCAACGCCGGGGTAGGTGAGTGCAATATCCGAGAAGTCCCGCTTCGTTACCGCGCGGTTGCGGCTTCGGAATGTGGCCGGGGCGTTCTTTCGGATGCTCGCGTTGCTTTCGGGCTCGGTACCACCAAATGCATCCGAGTTAGAGATGCCGTAGAGGTTCGCCGGTCCAGTTAGCCGAGTACCCGCAGGGACGTTTCCGAATCGCCCACCACCGGTTCGGTACGTGGCGTAGATGGTGTGGTCCTTCGGAGGAATGCGACCGTTCACGCCGTCACCGAAACGCAGGCGAACAGAGTCCGCGTCCACGATGAGGCTGTAGGCGTTCTGGGAGGGAAGGAGAGCGGCAAGCCCGGTCGTGCGGGCGTAGATGATGGGGCCGTTGTCCCACGCGGTGTTACCATAGCGGGCGTAGCCGTACAGAGGATCAGCGTTTGCGTTGGCACCGTCGTAGCCGCCGATGGTTCCGCTGGCTACGTACAGCGAGCCCTCGATCAGGCTTCCGGTCGGGATCACAAATTCCTGATCCGACGACCCATCACTGACGCCCAAAGTCTGCTGGAACGCTGTTGAGCCCTGAACAGCCCTGACGGTAATGCTTCCATTGGAAGGGACATCGACACTCTTGATGCTGCTCCACGAAATAGCCGCACTGTCCAACTGAACCTCAAAGACAACCTGTTTCTGAACTCCACCATCTACGACGTTGCCGGTGAACTGCGTCCCCGTGTAGACAGTGGTGGGGGTGCTGCCCGGGTTGTAGATTGTCAACGAGCCGATGATTGCGGGCATGGACGTTGCCGGGGTGTATCCGAGCATGCGCGCGATATCGATGACGGACTGACGCTGCGTTGCGGTTGAGAGGTAGGCCTCGTTAACAACGCGGTCGGTGTAGTAGGAGGTTACGTCCCCCAAATACGCGAACGCTTCCACAAGGGCCAGCCCGACGTCCGAGGGATCACCGGAGTTCCAGTCAGGAATCCGCTCTTTGATAACGGAGATAAGTTCCTCGCGCAGAGACGCATAGTCGCGAGAGGTGTAGTCGATTGCTGGCATGCTTAGGCTCCGAGTCCGTAGGTGCTAGGGCTAGCCGACATAGTGGTCGTGTCCACAACCCCATTAGGAAGTTGGTACCAAACGTCCACTACGAGAGCGCCGTCGTCACCCTCATTGACGTCAATCTTGTGCAAGATGACGTCCGGCAAGTGATTCGAGAATGCACTACCAACGATACCGGCGATGTGGCGCTTAGCATCGGTGTAATTGTCAAACAAGGAAGCCTGTGCAGCGGTCCCGAATGAGGGGCGCATGACTCTCACACCCTTGGGTGTACACAGGACTGAAAGAACTCGTTGACGCCACAAGTCTTCATAGGTCTTAGTAGTGCCAAATGCTGAACGGTTGTTCAGGTACATCGGAATTGCTAGATCGCCGTTCATGTCACACCTCCACCAGAGTCGTGTTTTGCCAGACCGCCCCTGTAAAGGCGCGTCCGATGAATCCCTCGTAGTCTCGGGGGATTGTGTTCAACGTGCTGTCGTCAGTGAGAGACCGGAGAGTTTGGTACTGCCCGACGTCTCTAGCAACGATGTTGTCTCTGACGGCTTCGGACAGGCCTGACGCTGGCTGCGGCTCAGCACCCCGTAGAAGGTCTGACCCAACTTGAAAGTCCATGAGGTAGCGCGACGTGTCGGTGATCCGATGAACCACCGATAGGACGGTCCAGTAGCCTTCGTAGGGGTTGGGAAGTCCCTTGAGATAGACCATTTTATCGGGCGAAGTCACCGGGCTTCCAACGGAGGAGACGCGAGCACGATAGGTAAAGCGGCTCGCCTCCACAGTCGCGTCAAGACTGGCCTGTGCATCCTGAATTGAGTTGGTAACCGTGTCCACTGGCTTGGTGAAGATCCCGGATACGTCGTTGAGTCCTAGGCCACGCTCAAGGCTGACAGTCTGCCCGGTGGCGGGGTCAACGGCCCGCACACTCTTCCGAGTGTTGGACACGCCAATCTCCGGTAGGTAGTCGCCGATGATCGGGTCGAAGTCGAACATCGTTGACAACGTGGACGTGCTGTTAGAAACCCCGGATGTCATGGTGAGGATCTGAGCCATGGGCTTGTTCTGCGCCTCGAATGTCGCTCGTGAGAGAAACTCGATTCGAGTCTGGTTTGCCCGGAGCACATACCCGGTTTCCTTGGCAAGGCGGCATAGCAACGCCCAGTCGCTGATGGTCGGTTGTAAAACCGTCTCGTAGATTCGCGGATGAGGTTCGGTCACTGCGCGGAGTCCGTGTTCCATAGCAATCTTACGAACTACGAGATCCGCCGTGACGTTGGTAAAGGAACGTTGCTTAACGGAGATGAGTGGGAATGACGCTCCCACGCACACCACGTCACTGGTGTAGTTGTCCGACCCGAAGTGCGCCCGGACGTGGTGGACGTACCCAACGAACTGGTTACTTCCCCACCGGTTGCTCCACCGAATCTTCACGGGCGCTCCGGTGGTGAAACTCTTGTGCATGTTGTCTAACTTGCCGCCGTAGGAGACCACCGCAACGTCGTGGCTCCCCTGCGACTGCCGAATCTCGACCATAGGCATGAGCACGCCGGTAGACCCGCTGAGGGGAAACTCGACGGAGTACTGAGTTAGAGACTTGCGATCCGCGTTAGCCATTCCTAGGCACCTTCAGGATCGTTCCCGGCTCAATGTTGAATGCGTCCAGAATGGTCGGGTTGGCGTCCATGATCCACCACCAGAGTCCCGGGTCTCCCAGAAGATCGGCAGCGACCATGTCCATTCGGTCGCCCTCAGTCCACTGGTACTCGATCCATCGAAACTCTCCCATTTGTAGTGGAGGTCTCCGCACTACCGTCCTTCGGACTTGGCCGTATAGATCTGCAACGGGCGTGACAACAGAGTTTGCGTATCGACTGTTTAGAAAGATCACGGCGTCGTCCCTGTTCCAGTGCCTGTGCCTGTGCCTGTTCCAGTACCTGTTCCGGTGTTTGATCCGGCGGGTGTACCGGGAACAAGAATTCCCGACTTAAGGTCTCCGTTCCCTGTTCCGGCATCGCTGAAGAACTTGTTCGAGTCCTCCACACCGCTTCCCCATGTAAGGGGGCGCTGGATGGAAAGGTTGACCTGCGAGTACTTCGGCACCATGTTTTCAGTGAAGAGCAAGTGCTGAATCTCAACGCTGGTGATTCGACCAACGAACGTGATGTTGGGGCCCAACCAAACACGTACTGGGATGGCGTTCAAGAAACCGTAGTCAGCAGTGCGAGTGCTCTTATCGCGACCGTCCATTGCCAGAGGATCTTCCGAAGCACCTCCGAGGTACTTGCGGTGGTATGAGGGCTGACCATCTCCGTTGACTGATTTGTATAGGTACTCGATGTCTGCCAGCGTTCCGTAGGCCTGAAGAGCGTCTACTTTCTGCGCGATGGTTGCGTTCTCGGCGGAAGGTACGAACTTTGGAGGCTGTTTTCCTCGACCTCCAAAGACCGAACCACTCACGTACGTAGGGTCTGAATCCGGAACGCCCTTCTCACCGGCTAGCGTCTTGTCTGATTGCCAATTGGTGACTTCGATCAACTGGTCTCGTGTCATGGTCAGTTCGATGATCCGGTTTACGAACACCGTTAGACCGACACCAGCCCACCCGCCCATCAGCGGCAAATTCAGCGGCCTTGACCCCATGACGTTCTGTGGGTCGATGGACTCGGTCATCTGAGTGTTCATGGTCCACGACGACGGGTTGTAGTGGAACCTGAACCCGTACATGTGCGAGAAGGTCGGGTACGCCGGGTTGCCCTCGAACGTGTGAAGCATGCCATTGCGCCAAGTCGCACCGATGGTCTGCTGGATAGTACGGAGTTCACGACCGTCGTACTGTGTGACTGTTCGAGTTCGTGGGCTTCCAAAAGCAATCTTGTTAAGACGAAGATTGGTCTCGATACCTGCCTTGGTATCGATGAAAGTTTTGGTGACGCTGGTGGTGCTTCCTGCCCCCGGAGGATTCTGGAGGTTGCCCCCACCACCGGTAGCCGTGGCATCTTCCACGTAGTACTCGTCGTCCTCGTACTTCTCCATAACGTTTACGATGCTCTCTTGCGTCAGATCGCCCTTGCTAAGAATGGTGTAGACCGCCTTGTTGGTTCGGTAGTGCTGGTACACGGTGCCAACTAGACCACCGGGTGGCATCCTCGCTGGGTCACCGTTCTTGGCGGCAGGAACCGGAGTGCTACCTGCTCGACCTCCGCTGTTACCTATGGGAGGCGCAGAGCCCGTGATCGAGTCCAGTTTGGACGCCATGTCGATAACTTGATCAAGGGTGAACGTCTTCTTTACCGTGTAAGCGCCAGACCACTGCACCTGAGTGGCGTCCAGCCCGATGTACTTCTTGGATGTCGTATCGGAAGATTTGTAGTCGGGGTTCTTGATGACCAACTGCAAGTAGCAGTTGCCATCAAGAGCGCTTGATTTGGGGAAGGTGTAGGTGACCTCGTACTGAACCTCGGAGAGGTTCTTGATCGTGACCTTGACATCTTTCTTAGTCAACGTGGGGGCAGTGATCGGGGGTAGAGAATTGTTAGCCATAAGCCACCGTCAACTCCTTAGATTCAAGTTCCGTCTTGAGCACCTGCGCGAACCTCACTGCCTGCTTGCTGCTTGCTTCGCCGATTGCGACGTGGACTGTCATGTCCGTTTGGTGGTGGCCCCATTCATGGCGAACTTCCTCAGCCACCTCCGCCGGTAGCACCATCTCATTCTCGTGGATCTTGGCGATCTGGTCGTCCTCAATCCGCCACGCACCCTTGGAATACTGGTTGTACTTCGAGAACCACTCAGCGTCGTTGTTAACTGTGGTGTTGTAATTCTTGGTTCCGGACTGCCAACTGTCGCCCCAACCAGAGAAGTCGTGCGTAAATCCTGTCGGGGTAATTCCGCTGATACCCCAGTCAGTCCACTTGGTGAAGTTGTTAGACAACTTCTTCATAAACTGCCAGTTCTTCTCTGGGTCTTTCATCGTGTACATGTCCGCAGACGCGCCAAACATTGCACGAATACCATCAAGGTGAACATTGTTTACTTGGTAAAGCCCAACGTCATAATGGGGTGCTCCGGAATCTTTCGGGTCAAGCACACGACCACTGGGGTTGTAAACTTCGCTCGGATCTCCCCCGGTCTCTCTCATGCCGATTGTCCAGAGGATTTTGGCAACGTCCTCAGAGACGTTGTGGGCCTTGATGAAGTCTTTGAGCCATTTGGGACCCTTGCCCGATGGACCGGAGTACGTTCCACTCCCATCTCCGGTGGCGGTGGTTCCCGAAGACGTTGAGTTGACTCCTGCGGGCGAGGGCGCGGGGGGCTTGTCGTCGTTCCTTACGTGGCCAAGGCTGGCCCATGGCGCGCTGTTCGTAATAACCTGAAGTATCGATTGCGCCTTAGCGGAAATGCCACTGAGGCCAACGCTTACGCTGACCCCAAGGAACGCTGGAGAAGATGTGCCGAGGGTTGAGGTGCCGGTGCTGCCAGCGTTGTTGTTGGCTGGTTTTGTTCCCGGAGTTTGGCTAGTCGTCCCCGTACTTCCCGTGGTTCCTCCTGTGGTTGCCGCTCCAGTGCTGTCTCCGGGAACAGGAGTGTTAGGCACGCCCTGAGACCCACCATCCCAGTACCGGATGCTCTTCGTGTAGTGAGGCCCGTACCAGCCTGTGAACGCGGTGTTCTGCTCAACGGTGTCCTCGCGCGAGTTTGCCGCGTGGATAATGGTGTTGCCCCCAGCAAAGATGGCAATGTGGTGGGCACCGTTTCGGTACAGGATGAAGTCTCCCGGCTGCTCCTGTCCGTGCGGGATCTGCTTCGGCTTGGTGTCCGCTTCGTAGTCTCCCGTGTAGTCCGGTGCGTTAATGCCAAATTGCTTGAGCACCCACCAAGTGAAGGTCGCGCAATCCCAGCCGTTTTGGGGACTGGCGGACTGCTGTCCACCGGGAAGTGTGGATGAATCAATGTAGGGAACCTTGCCGACGTACTTCCTCGCAAGGCTGACGATCTCTCCACCAGTGACGTACTTCTGCGCCCCGATAGCATCGAAGACATCGACAGCGTCGATGTAGCCACCGTTGGCCTTGAGCAAAGCGCCTACAGATCCTACGACCGCGCTTCCCGGTCCCGTGGACGTGAACCCTTCGTACGCGCTGAGCACGGTTGCGAGACCCTGAAGGGCGTCGCTGAGTATTCCCGCATTCTCGGCCAGCGATGTGAATGCGTCGTTCATCCCAGCCCCGAGATTCAACCCGGCGGAGTAACCATTCACCAATGAGTTCCGGAAAGCGTTTCCTTTGCGGCTCTCGCTGCTGGAGTAGCGCAGACCTGCCGCACGAACGTTCAGGTTGCCGTTGTCGAACCCGAGCGACTTCATGGTCTTGGCGTCGTTCGCTGCGTAGCGTCCCTTGTTAGCGGTTCGCTTGAAGATTGCGTCCTTGATAAGCATCTGCATTCCGGGGTCTGGGATGTACGACTGGAGCATCAGGTCCATCGCCCCGCCCGGACGAAGTCCCATCTGGATCTGATCAGCCGACGGGTTCGCCCCATACACGGTCTTAACAAGGTGGTCTGCGATAGACGCGACGTCCTTCGGGTTGCCCTTCGAGTCAAAGGACTCGAAGCCAAGCATCCGGAGTCGGTTAGTCATCACTGGGTTAGTGCTCTGCGAGCCGAGGATTCCGGAAACCTGCTCATTGTCAAGACCCGTTGTTAGGGACATCGCCCCAACTTGACCAAGCATGTTCTGGCCCGCTGCCCCGTATGGGTTGAAGCCCATGTTCGACAGGATGGCTGCGGATCGCTGTGCCGAGCCGACACTGGACTGGTAGTCGCCGAGGATGTTCTGCGACATTCGGGACAGCCGGTCAAAGTCGCCTGCACCCATGTGACGCCCGGTTGCCAGCGATGCTTGGAACAGAGCCTGCTGCATATCAACGGCATCAGCCGCCGCTGGCATCATGCCGAGGATTCCACCAGCAGCCGCAGTGCCGATACGGGCAGCCACAGAGCCCGCCGTCATTCCTGATCCGCCGCTAGCGAGGATTGGCGGAGGGAACATCGGCATCGGAGCGGGTAGGCCGCCTCCGTCGCTCTTACTCACCTTGCTTTGAAGGTTGGACTTGATCTGCGTCAGATCATTGATGATCTCCGCAAAAGCACCGTTGAACACGGTGTCCTTGGGGTGCTGCTCCGTCATCAGAGATGCCCGCCTCCGATGCGGTCGAGCATGCTGTCCTCATCAAGCATCTGCTTGACCTTGCGGGCCACTCGCCGAGCATCGTCGTCCGTAGCCTTAGCAACAGACAGGTTGATAACAACGTTGTTCCCGATCTTGCTAGGCGACGAAGTCTGGCCGGCTCGAGACTCGCGCATCACGGTTCGCACTGCCTCGGCGGCAGGTGCCGGAAGGATCATCTCGTTCTGGTGGATGTTCGCGATCTGATCCTTGTCGATGCGCCACGCACCCTTTGAGAAACCTTGGTGCCAGTCGGGGTGCGCGTCGTAGTCTGCCAGTCCTTTTGAGTACTCGGAAGAGGTGCCTGAGTAGGCGTTCCAATCATTCCAACCGTTGTATTTGGGGTCACTTTTGGTCAAGAAGCCGATGTGCGCGTTGTACGCGGGATCAAAGATCTTGGCCGGGGTGTAGTCAACGGTTTCACCGCCTGCGGTCTTGTTGGTCACATCATTCATTTGGAACAGGCCAAAATCCGTAGAACCGGCCCATTCTCCGCTGGTGTTCTTGTGGGTGATGTTTGGATTTCCTCCCGACTCTCCAAGCACCACTCCGTAGGCGGTTCTCAGGTCTCCTCCTGAGAACCCGGTGTCGTGAAGAAGTTTCACCAAGTTGGCTCCGGACAATGTCCCAGAACCGTAGTTTCCTGATGCAACTCCGGGAGTGGCAGTCGAGTTGGCAGCACCAACACTTTGCGACGACGTTCCTTGATTTACTCCAAGCGATGCATAGCCCGGGTCTACTCCGATGGCGCTGAGGATGCTTTGGGCTTTGCCGCTTGTTCCACTCAACCCGCTTCCGACGTTCACGCCAGTGAACTGCGGTGCAATCCCAGTGATGATGGGAGTTGACGAGGTGTTGGCGCTAGCAACAGTGGTGTTGGATGTCGATGCGCTGGACGCACTGCCCGTGTCGTTGGGTCCATTGATTCCGGGGGCGATGAAGACGTGCATCTCGTCCACGGCCTTGCCGTAGTCGCCGCCCCAACCCAACTTGCCGCTGAACCCAGCCAAGATCTTGTGAGCCTCTGCCTGTTGCTCAGAAGACATGTAGTGCTTGCCAATGCCAGTGCTCTCGTCAGGGGCCTGCAAGACGTCGTAACGGATATCGACAGCGTAACCAGCGTGGTCTGAAATCTTGTCCTTGGTCATGCGACCCGGACGGTACTCCCACGAGTCGAGAGGTCCCTTGGTCAAGGTGAGCGGACCAGCGCCGTTGTTACCAAGGAGTGGGTCTTCCTGCCATTGCTTAAGGAAGTCTTGGAAGATCGGACCAGCCCAGTCGGCAACCGTGATGCTGCGACCACCGGCAACGCTGAACGTTTTGAGGTGCGGATCGCCGTCTTGCAAGGCGGGGTGACCAGAGATCGTTAGACCTCCGTCAGCGAACCGCTTTGCGTTCAGGCTCTTGAAGAGATCCACGCCGTACTTCTGCACAGCGTCCGCCTGCACGACGAACTCTCCGTCGCTGAGTAGCGCGGGAATCTTGTCGCCCTTAGGACCACCGGGACCCCGAATCGTGCCGCCGCCAGCGTGACCAACCATCTTGAGCAGGCTGGTGATCGCGCTCCCGCCGGGAACCATGCTGAGCATCCCGGCAATAGCCTGACCGGGACCAGTGCCCAAGAAGCCAGAGCCGAACCCGCTGACCGTTGCCAAGCCCTGAAGCAAATCGCTGATGATGCCGACGTTCGTAGCAAGTTCTGTGAACGCATCGTTCAGGCTCGATGCCGCGTCAAGACCGGCGCTGAATCCATTGACAGAAGAGTTACGGAAGGCATTGCTCTTACGACTCTCACTGCTGGCGTAATTCATACCAGCGCCTCGCGGGTTGAGGCGGTCGTTGGTAAGCCCGAGTTTCCCGGCAGTCGTAGCATCGTTAGCCGTGTACTGGCCGTTGTTCAAGGCTTGCTTGAACATGTTGTCCTTGACCAACTGCTGCATCCCGGGATCGGGGATGTAGGACTGGAGCATCAGGTCAAGAGCGCCGCCGGGCCGAAGACCCATTTGGATCTGCTCTGGTTTGGGACTGTTTCCGTATACGACCTTGACAATGTGCTTAGCAATGGACGCAACGTCCTTTGGGTTGCCAGCAGAGTCAAACGTCTCGAAACCGATCATCCGCATGCGGTTGGTCATCACGGAGTTCGTGCTCTGGGTCGCGAGCGTTCCGGAGACCTGCTCGTTGGACATGCCGGTCGTCAGCGAGATCGCGCCGACCTGACCGAGCATCTTCTGACCGGCAGCGCCGTAGGGATTGAACCCGAACTGCGAGACGATAGCGGCGGAACGCTGAGCGGAACCAATAGACGTCTGCATGTTGCCGAAGTTCGACTGGGTCATCCTCGACAACCTGTCGAAGTCACCGGCACCCATGTGGCGACCAGTGGCCATAGACGCTTGGAAGAGCGCCTGCTGCATGTCAACGCCGTTGGCGGTGTCCGGCATCATGCCGAGAATGCCACCGCCGACAGCCGTGATACCACGAAGCGCGGCGGATGCGGGGGTGATGCTGCCGAGGCCGAGGCCTCCACCACCACCACCCTGCACGGGAGACGGGGGCAAGCCCATGGGCGGAGGAAGACCGCCGACAGGAGACCCGTTCGGAGGAGGCGGACCACCGCCCGTACCACCCGGGTTGTTGAAGGGGCTTGGTGCGATGGGCGTGCTGATTGCCCCAGTGCCCACAGGCTGACCGTTAGCCTGACCGGTACCGCCAGATCCGGTGGCGTTCTTGATGTTGGAAGACCACGTCTTAGCAGCGGTTCCGCTGTTGTTGAGCAGGTCGTTGATGTCGTGAAGCAGTTGTTTGATCTGCTTCAGATCATCAATGTGAGTGCTCATGCGGACCTTCCTCTACGACTACGTCTAGCAACGGCTCTTTGCAGCCACTCGTACCTCTCCCTAGGGGAGAGGGCCCTGATATCGCTCAGGGTCCATCCGGGGTATGCGACAGAGATTGCTTCGTAGGAATCGAGTAGGTTCGCGTATTCGGTTAAATCAGAGGCGAAACAAGGCTGCCATCGCGAACGGCAGGCTCATCTCCTCTTCGCAGTGCTGACACTTCTTGGTGATCTCGCCGAGGCGGGGTCCAGTAACCCGCTTGGCAATCTCTTCTACGATTTTCTCTCGGTCTCGGATGCTCAACTTCCGAACCTGTCCTGCGCCCATAACGGGAAGCCCATTGATCTCCGTCACGCACGACTCAAGCAACGCCGTGTTGAGTTCCGAGTTGGTCTTATCAACGGCATCGAGGATCTTCCGCTGGGTAGCGCCGGTAGGAAGAGTGACCTCGACCGGGCCGATCTTGCAGTTGACCTCGAAGTTCCTATCGCCCGGGTTCTCCATCACACGAACCGGAACGTCCTCAACGAGGTCGATGGTCAGGTCCTGAGACTCGTTGCAGGAAGGGCAGGTGACCGAGACGTCCACCGTGGGGCCGAAGGTTGCGCGACGGATTCCGAGCAAGAGGTCGTCTCGGTCTCCAGACAGGAGCATGTCCAGCATCTGACCGTTCGGCTTGTTATCTCCGAGGCGGACTACTCCGCGCTGAAGAATTGCCGACAGGAACTTTCCGGTTCCCTGAGTCTTGGAGATGTACTCCTCGTCCTCACCGTTGAGTTCCCGGACCTCGCACTCCCTAACAACCTCGCCCTTGTCGTTGACGAAACCGCCGGACAGTGTGACGAAGGTGTCGGGGAGTTCAGTAGCGACGATGCTGGGGATTTCGGTGTCGTCCTCAGCAAGGGCCTTAGCAACCATCTCGTTGATAAGGTCCGGGCTGTCCACTGCGTTCACGGTGTTATTCACTGTTGTTAGTCCTTTTGAAGATCTTGACGGGTGTTATGAAATTAAGAGGGGAAAGTAGTGGAGGCGTTACCGGTTGCGTAGTTATCAGCCCACGTCATCTCGAATCCCTCGTGGACAACAGACATCTGCTCCACCATGAGGGCGTTGTCGCCAGCGTTCAGGTCTGAGTAGGCCACCGAGGTGATCCATGCGTTGTAAACCTTGAACCGCAGCGCCACGTTGTTGGTGTCGTTGTGACCCGGGTGCTTCAACACCGAGATGTCGATGGTGGTCCGGAACTGACCCTTGGACGTGTTGGTACCGGCGGAGATGTCGAACAGACGCTTCATCCATAGCCAGTTCTGGTTAGTACCAAGAACGACACCGCGAGTGAAAGTCAAAGGTGAGAAACTTGTCTGACCCGGAATCTGATGTACATTAGTGTTATAGCCTCCCTCGCGGTAAGGGATAGACTCCGTTGTAACAGTCAAACCACTGATCTGAGTGAAACCAATGCTGGTATCCAACTTGACCGCTGCGGCGTTGCTGCCCGGGTCAGAGATGTTGGTGAACTTGGCGAGGAACCGGAAATTCCGTACGGGGTCAGTCTCCAGACTTGACCGAAGATTGACGTAATTAGGCGTGGCCACGGTTGCTATCTCCTTGCTTGATTACTGGACGTTGATAGAGGTAGCACCGTCGAACTGACCGATGCGGATGATGACAAACTCTGCGGGAGTCTGAAGAGCAACGCCGACCTCGATATTCAACTCACCGTCAGCGAGCGACGTGACGGTGTTGTTGGCTGCGTCGCACTTGACGAAGTAGGCCTCGTCCTGCGTCGCTCCCTTCAAACCACCCTGCTGCCACAACTCACGGAGATAGGTGCCGCAGATATTGCGGACCTGCTCCCACAGACGGTCATCGTTGGGCTCGAAGACTGCGAAGGCCGTGAGATCAGCCAGACGCTTCTTTGCCTGAAGCATCGTGCGCCGGGTCGAGACGTACTTCATGCGACGGTCGGCACCGACGTTGCGGGCACCCATGACGCAGAAGCCAGCGCCGGGAACCTGACGGATCACGTTCACCGGAGTGAGCGCGGTGTTCAGCGCGTCGAGATCCGACGAGGAGAACTGGCGCTCCATGGAGATCACGTTGTTAAGGCTCGCGCCGAGACCGGCGGGGGCCTTGAACACTCCACGAGATGCATCCGTCTGGAGGATCAGGCCAACAACCGATCCGCCCGGCGGAACCTTGCGCGTGGCGGGGGTACCGGATGAGACCGGGTCAGCGATGTTGACCCACGGGTAGTAGATCGCCGCGTTGTTCGACTTCGGCGTGATATCAGCCGCGAATGACTGAGCCGAGGTGGAGTCAAGCAACGCCGGGGTGTCAACCACGACGAACGAGTCGCCACGGCTGTCAGCGACTGCGATGACGGCGGCGTAGACCGCGCGGCAGTCCGCAGACGAAAGAGCGGCAGCGTCAGGGAAGTTGTAGATCAGGTTGTTGCCGATGGTGTCAAAGTCATCGGCAGCGTTGATCAGGTCGGTCTTGGTGATGCCACTTCCCTCAAGGGTTCCCGAGGTGTTCACCGTGGTGCGGACACCAGTGACAGAACCGCTCAGCCCGTTCTGCAAAGCGAGGGTGTAGGTGGCGGTAGCAGCCGAGAGTGCAGCGAAGGAACTCGGGCTCGTCAGCGTCGTGCCGAACTGCATGGCAGGTGCGAGGGTGACGGTGGCCACCGAACCGACCGTGGCATCGATGATCGCGCTGGCGTTAAGCGTGACCGCGTACGACGAGACGGTACCGGCAGCGCTAGCCTGAGCAACACCGCTGGTGTTGCTGATCGTGAAAGTCGTGCTGGTCGGAACCGTGAGAACCGTGAACGAACCGCTGTTGGCGGCGTTCGTGGTGCTCGCGACAACGACCTGAGCACCGACGAACAGGTTGTGCGCGGCAGCGGTGGTGTAGGTAACTGTCGGAGTGGAGAAGGCGATGGACGAAACGTTCACCGTCGTGGTGGTCGCAGTAGAGACGAACGAGTTCGAGTTCAGGGCCGAGGTACCAGCCGAGCGAACAGCGGTCACAGGCTGGCCAACCCAGAACTTGCCGATGTCGCCGCTAGCAACCGTGATCGCGTTGCTAGCGCCACCAACCGAACTACCGGTAACCGCAACCGAAGTAGCCGACTGAGTCACAGCGGTCAGGGTGCGGGCGGTGGTGTCGAAGTTGGCGTCGCTGGTGCCAGCAATCGTGATCTGGTCGCTGACTCGGAAAGCGTGGTTGCTGCTCGTTCCGACCACACCACCAGTGGTCAGCGAGATTTTGCAGTTGAGCGAAGACTGGATCACCTTGCTGAACGAGAACGAGGTGCTACCCGAAACACCGGTTACGGTGTAGGTGCCGTTCAGCGAGGCGCTACCGGGGAGACCGGTGTTTGGAGACGTGATATTGACGCCGGTAACAGTGACCACATCGTTGGCCTGAAGAGCGTGCCCGGAAGCAGTCAGCGTGGCCACACCAGCGCCAGAGACGATGGCGGAGGTCACGGACACCGAGGACAGGTTCGTCACCGAGTAGGGCTTGGAAAGGCCCAGCGGGATCGAGGAGGTGGCGGGAGAGCGGTAGACGCTCTTGCTGCCGGTGGTCGGGGCGACGAAGCCGGATGGGCGGCTGAGCACTACGTACTTGGAAGCAGGGTTCACTACCGAGATTGCGTAGCGGTCGGATGCCGGGTTCAACGAGATGTCGTTGAACTTCTCCACGAGGTAGCCGTTGGTAACGCCGTTGAAGAAGACCGACAGTGAGAAGACCTCGCTGGAAGCCGCGACGTAGGCACCGGTCGGAGTCGTGTCGCCAACGTTGCTAGCGGCAGTCGCGAAGGTGAAAGTGGTCGAGGTGACTCCGGTGACCGCAACCTCTCCGTACAGACCGGTGGTGCTGATGCCGCCGACGTTGACAACGTCGCCAGCGCTGAGTCCGTGAGGGATCGTCGTGGTCATGGTGGCAACGCCGTTGTCCACGCGGTAGGTGGAGATGTTGGTGCGGGGCGTGGTGTCCTGAACCTGAACGGCGATACCGGAGCCGTTAGGAGAGGCGATGGCCCAGTCGCCGGGGCTCGACGCGGTCACCATCAGGATGTCCTGCGGAGTCGCGGTGCCATCGTTGAGGGTGATCATCGCGGACGTGGAGTCCGAGGCGGCGACGCGGTCTACGTAGCAACCGCGACCACCGTTGCCAAAGAACTGGTAAACGGCGTAAGCAAGCCAGTAGGGGTTGCCGGACGAGTCCTTGAAACCTCCGAAGAGGCGCGAGAACTCGGTCCACGAGGACACGAAGGTCGGGGTGCTGACCGGGCCGCGCTCCGCGCGCCCGGCGAATGCGCCCACGGAAACGTCAAGGCCGAGAGCCTGAATCTGCTGCGGGAGCAGGACCTCCTCGACAAAGGTGCCGGGGCGGCGGTAGTTGCTAGCCATCTGGATGGTCTCCTAAATCAGTCTGGTATTTGGGGGGTGCCGTGGAGGTGTCAGTTGGTTGCGACTTAGGTGTCGATATCGTGAGCGGTGAGGTTGACGGTCTTGACGTTCAAAGCGTGGGCAGCGTCACTCAAAAGCATCTCAGAGTGGACGCGAACCGTCAGCACATTGCTAAACACTCTGCGCTGTTGATCAGTGAAATCTCTCTTGGTGAAATTCAGGATGAAAAGGGATCGAACGCTGTCATCCTCTGGGACGTACAACGACTGGTATTTCGGGGTTAGTACTGAGCGGTAGAGGGCATCGAGGATTGCGCGGTCGTGACGGGGGTGGCGGGCCCACGTAGTGACTTGGTAATCAAGGTTGTAAGGGACCGGATAATCCCAGAAGACGGTCTCTCCCTGAGTAGGAGGCGTAACTCCCTCGGGAAGGTGGGGCCACCATTTGGTGCTCACGGTGCCGCGCATCGCACGGTCGGTGGCTTCGGAGACGTCGATCAGATCGACGGTGATGTAGGGGTAGGCCTGAGCCTGAATCTCAATATCGGGCTGGCCAAACCACACGCCTACGGGCCGAGACGGGTTCTTGTCGTCGGACACCGTGATACCCGAGAGCAGCGTCTTGAGGGCCTTGTCCTCGTTCAGGATGAAGGTCATCGCACACTCTCCCCAGAGTGCAAGCCGATGCGATTGCGGAATTGCTGCATTACTGCATTCGGAGGCGCGCTCTGGGTGCCGTACTCCAGATCCTCGACCTTCCTAGCAACGGACTCCGGGTAGTGGATATCGAAGTCGCCGTCGTTGTGCCGCACCGTTAGGTGCCTAGCAATAGACGTGGGCCAGCCACTCCGGTACGCGGAGCGGCGGAGGCGGGAGGTCAGCCTGCGGGCGGTCTGCTCGCTGGCCTGCACCAGTGCCTGCTCGTA